ACAAGAGATGCTACAGATGAATTTGGTGTAATTACTAGAGTGTTTACAGATATATTACAAGATGCATACAAAGATTCAGGATTTAAAATTAAATATGAAGCTGTAGTAACTAAGTTTATAGGAAGTGATGCAGAGATATACTATAATGAAATAAGACAGGTTAGAAGTAAAAACCTAACTGTTGTAAACACTATGGAGATATCTATTGCAGAGAAGATTGTAGAACAACTTAGAATCAATAGCACTACAGCACCTATTGTAAATCTTACAAATAGCTCTAGATATCAAATTATCGATCAAATGCAAGTGGAAGGATATGATGTAGATGGACATTTGTTTAAATCTATGCTTGATAAAGTGATAATTGACCATAAGGAGAAAGTGGTTATGCCATACGATCTTAAATGCACATGGAGTGTAGAAAACTTCTATGAAGAGTATTACTTGTATAGAAGAGCATACATCCAAGCATATTTATATTATTATGCAATGTTGCATATAGTAAGTGATCCAGAAAGTGAATGCTATGGATATAGAGTGGAATACTTGAAGTTTATTGTATGTGATAGCACAAACTATTACAGACCATTAATTTACACTCTTGACATGGATGATATGATGGATGCATACAAAGGATTTGTACACAAAGGAAGAACTTATCCAGGAGTGGGAGAGTTGATAGCAGCATTGAAATGGTGTAGAGAAACAAACACATGGGATATAAGCCACAAAAATTATTTGTCTAATGGAGTAGTAAATATTAAAGGATAGAATATGGAGATTAAAAAGAATATAACTAGCATATTTATGGTGCCCACTCTCAAGGTGCCTAAAGATGCTCTTAGAGGAAATGGTTTTATTAATGCATATATAAAAGATGCAAGAAAAGAAGACCAGTATAAAGGATGTGTTTATTTATTATTTAAACCTGAAAACTTAGATAAGTTCAGAGAGTTCTTAGATAGTGAATATGAAAGAACAAAAGCAGTAATTGAAGATTATGATTATGAAGATGGATATGTAGTGGTTGTTTATCAACTTGATGATAAATATAAAAATGATTTCACTTTAGTTCAAGGTGGTAAATATTCCAAGACATCTGCAAACTTTCAGAAATTATTTCCAAAGGTGGTTAAAATTACTAGAAATGGATTAAGTAAAGATGAAATATCATTACAATATAGAATCTTTAATAAAGCTGAAGACTTAATCAGTTTCTGGGAAACTAAACTAGGTATTGAATTTGAAGATGATTATGAAGTGTGGGATGGTTGGGATGAATCAAAAGAAATTTTAGAACTTGATAAAATAAAAGAATTATGTGTAACAGAGAAATCTTAGAAATTATTGTAGAAGAAGTGGGTTTAGAAAAAGCTACTGAATTCTGTAACTTAGTAAGTCTAATGTATGACATTAGATATAATGCCTGTAAAGACCTTGAACCACTCAATGAACTTGATTTTGAAAGAGATTGGTGGAAGATGGCAGAAATAGAATTAAAAGAAAATTTAAAAAAATAATATGGAAACACTAAAATTATTAGAAAAATACCCTCTATCTACAGAAGTGGTTAGAGAATGGTTCATTAACAAAATGGTAGAGTCTGTAAAAGGAGATGATACAGTTCCTGAAGACTTCAAAAATTACATGTTAGAACAAGGAATTCCAAATGACAAACTTTGTATATTTATAGATTCAAGTCCTCGTAGTTTATTTGATGCGTTTGATGAGAATAATGTTATTATAATAATCAAATATCATGACAACTTTGGATTTACTTGGGCTGTAGAAGAAGCAGATGACCAATCTTTTTATAAAACAAGAAAAGAATCAGAAATATTTGCTATAGAAGCAGCATTTGAAATATTAGAACAACAATTAACCCATAAAGAAAACACTGATGAGAACGAGTAATGAATTTAATAATAAGTACAAAGAATACATAGAAGAAGATCATTATGGAATGGCTATCAATGATCCTTCTGTAATTGCTTATGTAGATCAAATATTCAATGATCTTACACAGATTCCTGGATTCAAATATCAACAAATTAAAACTAAATTTGGTTTGGCCAGAGTGTACACAAACCTTGATGACCTTATGCCATTTGTTGGTAGAATAATTAATCAAGAGCTTGAAGAGAAAATTAACTTCATTCTTAAAGTAGAGTTTGAAGTGGAGAATAGATTAAAAAGTTTAAATTTAGATAAAGATGGAAAAACTATTCAACCAGTTTAAAAACATGTTAGTTGTATATCCAAAATATAAAGGGTATGTTTGTGGATATAATGATGCACATTTTATTATTGCTGTTGAAACAAAAGATGATAAGAACTTCTTTAGAAAAATGGAAAATCCATACATCATGGATGAGTATAAAGATGTTAAATACAGATACACCTTTGCAGATGAATCACAGCTAATAAAACAATCTAACAATGACAAATATAAGAAAGCTATCAATAAAGACTAAGTTACTAATATATGAATACAAAGAAAAGTATCCAGCAGTAACAGCTGAACACATCTCAGATTTGTTTGATCTTCAATTAGCAGCTGTAGTAAAATTATTCAGAGAAGGAGAAATAACTGTTCCTTCTAGGATTAATGAAAAATAAGTTGTAGATTGCGATATGAAATTTACAAGTTATGGCAAAGAAAGATTTTATACAACATGTAGATTACTATCTAGAAGAAGGTAGAATCATATTCACAGAAAAATACTTAAAGCAAAAAGGATTTTGCTGTGGTGGGCAATGTAGACATTGTCCTTATACAGAAAGATCAAAAAATAATACTGAGTTAAAAAAATAATTTCTGTTCTGTTTTTAATTGTTGAGAAGGCCCTGAAGAAATTCGGGGCTTTTTTATCCTCAATAGGTTAGGAAATAAGCAGAAAAATCGTTATCTTTAAACATTAAAAACAATTAAATAATGGCAAAAACAGTAAAAGCAAAAGAAACTAATAGTAAGTTTCAAGAAGCAATGGACAAATTGAACAAGACTTATGGTGTTGGTTCAATATTAGCATTAGACTCTAAAACAGGAGGAGATTATGATGTAATCAGTACAGGTAGTATTGGTTTTGATCACATCACTCTTGGTGTAGGAGGATTTGTAAAAGGTAAACTTTATGAATTGATGGGCTGGGAAGGCACAGGTAAATCTACAATCTGTGGACATGCTGCAGCAGAATGTCAAAAAGCAGGAGGTACTGTATTGTATATCGATGGTGAGCATGCTGTTGATAAGAATTATTTTAAACAGTTAGGAGTGGATACAACTAAGATGTTGATTTCTCAACCATCATGTGGTGAGGAAGGATTTAACATTGCTATGGAAATGATTAACACTGGAGAGATTGATCTTGTAATAATAGATAGTGATTCATCATTGATTCCTAAGAAGATGTTAGATGGTGATGTAGGTGATTCTACAATAGGTAGAAAAGCTTTATTGAACAGTAATGCCTATCCAAAACTTAAGGGTGCTCTATCACAACACAATACATGTGTCATCGTAATATCCCAATATAGAGAGAAGATTGGTGTTATGTTTGGTAATCCTACAACAACTCAGGGTGGTCATGCTCTTAAATTCTATGCAGATGTTCGTATAGAAGTGTCTAGAACTCTTGCAAAAGATGGTGATGTAAACTATGGTAATATTACTAAGTTAAAAGCTATCAAGAACAAGATGTCTCCACCATATAGAAAATCAGAGTTTGAAATAGTGTATGGAGTGGGTATAGACAAACTTGATGAGATGATGAGTCTTCTTAATGAGTTTGAATTAGGACGTAAGTATGGTAAGACAATGACTGTTGATGGTGTTAAATATGATTTAGAAGAATTCAAACAATTAGTTATTGACAATCCAGAATTCTATGATGAATTAAAAGAGAAGATTGTAGCTAAGATTAATGAAACTGATCTTCCTGTAGAGGAAATAGAAGTAGAAGAAGATGTTGTTCCACAAGTTTCAACACCAACTAATTTATTTGATGAAATATGATAATAGGTATAAACGGTAAGATAGGTTCTGGAAAGGACACTATTGGTGATATTATTCAGAAGATATGTATTACAAATGATGGACCAGAATTTGAAGTGAAGAAGTTTGCAGGGAAGCTAAAACAAATAGCTTCTCTGTTAACTGGTATTCCTGTAAAGAAATTTGAAGATCAAGAATTTAAAAAATCTTTATTAGGAGATGAATGGGGAACAGTGAAAGAAAATCCTTTAAACTCTATTCCTGTATTTGAAGATGTTCAGTTTAATCATCTAATGAGCGTAAGAGAACTTCTTCAAAAGCTTGGTACAGAAGCAATGCGTGATGGATTACATGAGAATGTATGGGTGAATGCTTTGTTTGCTGATTATAAAGCAAAATGGGTTCCTACAGGAGATGCTATTGAAGAAGATGAAGTTTCTCTTGAGAAAGAATATCCTAATTGGATTATTACAGACATGAGATTTCCTAATGAATTAGAAGCTATTGAGTTAAGAGAAGGCATCACTATTAGAGTGGTTAGACCAGATATGCATTCTTTACAAGCAATGGTTCCAACTCATGCAAGTGAAACAGCTCTTGATGATGCTGAGTTTGATTATGAAATCATCAATGACGCTGGAATACCAGAATTAATTGAAAAAGTTCGTGAAATACTTGTTATTGAAAAAATTATATAATACCTTTGTTTTAAATAAAACAAAAAACAATGGACTATTTAAAAGGTAACAGTAATGCATGGATAGATATTTCTAACAAGAAGTATGGAAGGTTAACTGTTTTAGGCTATGTTGGAAATGGTAAATGGGAATGCGTATGTGAATGTGGTAATAAAAAAGTTTTAAAAACTGGAAAAATTACCACTTTACATACAAAATCTTGTGGATGTCTTTCTAAAACTAATGCATTAAAACATGGTGGAATAGGCTCAAGAGAATATAATATTTGGGCAAACATGAAAGCAAGGTGTAATAATATTAATAATACATCATACAAAAACTATGGTGGTAGAGGTATTACTATATGTGATGAGTGGAATAATTCTTTTGAAAAATTTATAGGAGATATGGGACCTTGTCCAAAAAATTACTCTATAGATAGAATAAATAATGAATTAGGATATTCTAAAGATAACTGTAAATGGTCTTCTAATAAAGAGCAATCATTAAATAGAAGAAGTAATTTTATAATTACACACAATGGTATAACTAAGCCATTAAAAGAAATGTGTGAAATTTTTAAAAAAGATTATAAAAAAACTTTTGCAAGATTGTCTACATTAGGATGGTCAGTAGAAAAAGCTTTCAATCAATGATGGAACTATAGAAGATCTCATAGAAAAAGTAAAAGAAATATTAATTAAAGAACAAATAATTTAATATTTATAGGAATGTAACATGGAATTTGTTATATTTGTAATCTAAAATATAGATTATGAAAGAACAGATTTTATTAGGAACATTATTAGGAGATGCTTCAATATCAAAACTTATTGATAGAAGAAAAACTTATTCTATAAGATGGGAACATTGTTTAGAGCAAGAAGAATATGCATTATGGAAAGCAGATAATAGTTTAGATAATTATTCTATTTATAAAAGAGATAGATTAGATAGTAGAACAGGTAATATATATAAATCTATTACCTGTTACTCTACTAAAGATGATTATAAATACTATAGAAATTTATTTTATAAAGAATCTAAAGAAGTAAATCAAGAAATACTTAATATGTTGCAACCTTTAGGTATAGCTGTTTGGTTTATGGATGATGGTAATTTATACTATAATGGTAACAGTTGTCATTTGACATTGTCTGTCAATGGTTTTGATGATAATTCTATAAATAGAATAATAGAATATTTTAAGAACACTTATAATATTTATTTTAAGAAAAGTGGTAGAGCAATTAGAATAACATCAGTTAAACAAGTTTTATTATTTGAATCATACTTTAAACAATATTATCATTATTCAATGATGTATAAAACATTAATTTATAATAAAGAAAAACATGCAAGAAATAAAAAAGAAAGGTAGAACAATGGTCTGTGGAGACATTCATGGATCCAATAAAGCTCTTCTCCAAGTGTTAGAAAAAAGTGGGTTTGACAAAGAGTCAGACCTGCTTATTTCTTTAGGAGATGTAGCTGATGGATGGAATGAAGTTCCTGAATGTGTAGACACATTGTTGTCTATAAAGAATCTGATTGCTATACGTGGTAATCATGATGTTTGGTGTTATGATTGGTTTGAAATGGGTGCTACACCACTTATTTGGACACAACAAGGTGGCCAAGCTACACTTGATGCATATGTACGTGCAGGTAAAATGACTGAATACTCTCATAAAGCATTCTGGAAAAATCAAGTTGACTGGTATATAGATGATGAGAATAGATTGTTTATACATGCTGGATGGGATTATACATTAACACCTATTGAACTTAGTGTTGGAAATGTTTCTGATAGAACAATGTTTGAGTTACAAGCAAATGCATCTGTTAATGCAGGAAGCATTGCTAAAGAATGTCATTGGGACAGAAGTGTGTTATCAGGAGCTCGTTCAGCTTTTGGTGATAAGAATAGACCAGGTAAGTTTAAAGCTCTTGAACAGTTCAAAGAGATCTATATAGGCCATACAGCAATGAATGGAGAACCAAGACAATTTGGAAACCTATGGAACTTAGATACAGGTGCTGGATGGAATGGTCAGTTAACTATTATGGATATAGATAGTAAAGAATTCTGGCAAAGTGATAACGTTAAGGAGTTACATCCTGACCAATTAGGAAGATTCTAATGAGCAATAGTTTAGATCTTAATAAAGAATTATTAATTTTATATATTAATTCAGGTTTAAATCAAATTGAATTTACAAAAAAAACTAAACAAAGTTATAGTAGTATAAATCATTGGTTAAACAATCATCAAATCATAAGCTATAATAAATTCTTTGAGATTTGTAATAATTTAAATTTAAAAATAACAATTAAAATAGAATAGAAAATATGGAAAAACTAAAATTATTTATAACAGGATTTGTACAAGTATTCTTTGTAGCAATTAATACATATTTTCTTAGTAGGATATTCTATTTAGGTGTATTTTTGTGTGCTTTTATGATATCATTAGTATGGAGTTGGAATGTGAAGAAGGTTGCTTTTGGAACAACCTCAGACAGACTTATATACGCATTAGGTGCTGCTTTTGGTAGCATTGTAGGATTATTAATATCAACATTAATTTTAAAATAAAAAAAATGAGACATTACGGTGAATTAGAAGCTCTTGTTATAGCATGGGCAGCACAGAAAGGTATTCTAGAGAATGGAACACCAAGAGCACAAGCTGGTAAAACAGAAGAAGAAGTGCAAGAACTTATTGATGCAATCGATACAGATAATAGAGTAGAAGTGATTGATGCTCTAGGAGATATTCTAGTAACCATCATCATCCAAGCAGAAATGCAAGGACTGAAGCTTACAGAATGTTTAGAGAGTGCGTACAATGTAATCTCTAAGCGTACAGGGGTCATGAAAGATGGACAATTTCACAAGGATGATGCAAAAGAAATGATTCCTCCTATTTCTGGAGGAGTAAGAACTGTTACTGATCATATTGATTTTGTTATCAAAAATCAATCACACACATAATGAAATGTAAAGTATGTGGAAAGAACGCAGACAGTGAATATTGTTTTGCTCATAAATCTAGAAAGCCCTTGCCATCATCTGGTAAGGGCTTAAATACTAGAATGTCTAGTATTTCATACAATAAGGCTAAAAATGTCCATAATAACGGACACATCATGCAAAGAGAGATGTTTCTTGCTATATGGAAGAAGAGACCACATAGATGTGAGAATTGCGATGCATACTTAGGAAGTGAACCATTATCATATATGTTTGATCATGTTTTAGAGAAATCTAAATATCCAGATCTTAGATATGAAGAAGAAAACATATGTATGTTATGTTTAGATTGCCATAGTGATAAAACTAACTGTAACTTAAGTGATTTTATGAAAGAAAAAATAAAAAAAGTCAAAGAAATATTTGGAAAATAATATTATACTTCTTACCTTTGTCATATGAATGAGAAATACTATTTATACAGACATATAAGACTTGATAAGAATGAACCATTTTATATTGGAATTGGTACTAAAACTAATGCTGATATAAAATATGGTACATATACTAGAGCTAACATCAAGAGTAAAAAAAATAATGTTTGGGTAAAAATAACTAATAAAACTAGTTATATAGTTGAGATTCTTATTGAATCAGATGATTATGATTTTATTAAAAAAAAAAGAAATAGAGTTTGTTAAACTTTATGGGAGAATAGATTTAAAAACAGGAACATTAACTAATATGACTGATGGAGGAGAAGGTGCTACAAATGTTATTGTATCAGAACATTCCAGACAACTCAGAAGAGGATTTCAAACTGGAAAAAAGAAAACTCAAGAAAGTATAGATAAAAGATTAGCTACATTAAAGAAAAATGGATTTAAACTTTCTGATGATTCTAAAAGAAAAATCAGTTTAACTAAATCTAAATCTGTATTACAATATTCATTAGAAGGAATTTTAATTAAACAATGGAATACTGTAATAGAAGCATCTGAAGAATTAGGCATTCCAAAAACATCTATTACTCAATGTGCAAATTACAATGAAAGAAAAACCTTCACTGGATTTAATTATATTTGGTTATATCTAGAAGATTTTAATTCTAATAAACTAGATAAATTTAATATAGCTCTAACTAGAGTTCAAGAAGGTAAAATTAAATCTTTTATAACTATAAATAAAAAGTTAGAAATTATAGAAGATTATAAAAAAATATATAATACCTTTGTTAAAAAGGAGGACAAGTTGAAGTACTTAGAATTAAAACATAACATAAACTATAGTACAATACGAGCTATAGTTTCTAATGTTGAGAACGACATGTACAGATATGAAGAGGTAAATAAAAGACGTAATTATTTACTAACCAAATATGAAAGAACCTAACAGGGAAAGAAAGGGTGAGATTAAATATAATATCACTCTTAACGAAGAACAAAAGCTTGCTAAAGAATTGATTATTAACAATCAGATAGTCATTGTAACTGGTAGAGCTGGAAGTGGTAAGTCATTAATATGTGCTCAATCAGCTTTAGACTTCTTGATGAAAAAACAATGTAATCATGTTTATGTCACTAGAGCTACAATTGAAGTGGGTGGATCATTAGGATTTTTACCAGGAGATCTAGAAGACAAATTCAATCCTTACTTAGAAGCTTTTCAAGAAAACCTTGAGAAGTGCTATGATAAAGTGAAGATTGGTGAACTTGTTAAGAACAAAAAAATCTTAGCATATCCTGTACAGTTTATTAGAGGAAAGACAATTGATGATGTTCTTGTTGTAGAAGAAGCACAAAATCTAACTAAAGGAGAAATGTTAGCTATTCTAACAAGACTTGGTAAAACAGGTAAAATCATCATTAATGGTGACAATGAGCAAAAGGATATTAAAGAATCCTACACAGGACTTTCTTATGCTATTGAACTCTCTAAGAAGATAGAAGGTATAGAATGGATTAAACTTAAAGCAAACCACAGAAGTGATCTTGTGGGTAAAATATTAGACCTAGAATATAATTAACATGAGTGTAGAAGTATTAAAATTTAGTGCAACATGGTGTGGCCCATGTAGAGTGTTATCTGAAACACTAAAAGGAGTTGAAGGTATTACCAATATCGATATTGATAAAGATATGGAAATAGCTAGACAACATAATGTAAGAAATGTTCCTACATTAGTATTTAAGAAAGATGGAAAAGAAGTTCATAGAATTTCTGGATCTATTCCGTTACATACATATAATGGAATTTTAGATGAGATTAACTTCTCAGGTAAAGACGAATAATTAAAAACAAGTAATATGAGAAACCAATTTTTTTACACAGCCAAGATTGGCGACAAAGAGTATTTAGCCTCTTTAAACGTTAACAAAATCATTAGAACATTAGCTAATGATGCAGGAGGATTAATAATCATCTTAGATGACTTCAATGAGAGAGTTACAGAACAACCAGACATTGATTTAAAGACTAACAAGATGAAAGGATTCAAAAAAGTTCGTGAAACTGTACAATCAGAGATTGAACTAAACGCTGAAGATGCACAAAAATTTATTAAACTAACTGAATACAAAGGATAAAAATGGCAAAGTTATTAGGAAACCGCATCTATTTAGAGATGCCAAAGAAAGAAGAGAGTAAGCTTATTGTAGATGAGAATACAAAAGAAGCATTACAGAAAGAACTACTTAAGAAAATGAGTAGATTGAAAGTGCACAGTGTAGGAACAGCTATTACAGATCCAGATCTTGTTATTGGTTGTGAAGTGTTAGTAGATCCTACAGCATTGAGAGATAAAACATTAATCATTCCTTTATCAGAGAATGAAGATGTTATGTTAGTTTCTATATTTGACATTGTACATATTTGGTAATATGGAATATCCTTTCATTAGTTGCAAATGTATAACCTATGGAAGAGTAGATACTCTGGAGGAAGCTATTCAAAGTTTCCTCCTACAAGAGTATCCAGGTAAGAAAGAACTTATTATAGTTAATGACTACCCTCTACAAAAATTGGTATACGATCATCCAGAAATAAAAATTTATAATATGGATGAAACATTCTCTACTATTGGAGAGAAAGAAAACTATGCTATAGAGAGATGTTCTGGAGAACTTATTGCTGTATGGGATGATGATGATGTAGCATTAAGCAATCATTTATCTAACATAGCTAAGTTTTGGAAACCAAACACTAATCTGTTACATTGGCAAAATGGTGTCTTCTATAATGAACCTAACATAACACAATTGATGGCTCTTGGTAACTCAGGTATTGTATATAGCAAAAAAGCTTGGGAAGAAATTGGTAAGAGTCCAATAGAGAATGCTGGTGGAGATATGACATTAGTTGTAGCTATTCATAACTTAGGAAGAGATAAAGTGGTATTAGCTGATCCTCCTAACGCAGAGTGTTCTTGGTTTTATATGTGGGGCGGTAGAGGATATCATCAATCAGGCATGGGAACAGACACTGCAGATAGACCTAATGTTATACAAAGACATAGTCAATATGTAGAACAATTAAGAACAAAAGGATTGATTCCTACAGGAGATGTTCATCTAAATCCTCATTGGAACAAAGACTATTCACAAATGCTAAAAGATTATATCAATGCAAATAAATAGTATATCAATAGATTCAACTAATTCTATTACAGAATTATGTATGCTTGGTGTGAAATATCCAACAGACAAATCTCCATATAACACTGATAAGAATTTACACAAACATGCTTACACTGCTATATACAGTTTATTATTCTCTAACATTAGATATAATAATATTCGTGTAGGAGAGTTAGGTATATTAGAGAATCATTCAATGCTTTCTTGGAGAGAATTCTTTCCTAATGCTACATTATATGGATTTGAATGGTTTGATAGTAGATTAGATAAGGCAATTGGTGATAACATACCAAACTGTACTTATACTAAGATGAATGTTACTGATTCAAAATCAATTGAGAAAGGATTAACTGATGCAGGGAGCAACTTTGATATACTAATGGATGATAGCACACATGTGTTTGAGGATCAGATTAAGTTTATCAATGTAGCATATAAACATTTAAAGCCTGGAGGGTTCTTAATTGTAGAAGATATATTCATTGATGCTAACGAAGAAGATTATTCAAAAGCAATAGATCATTTATCAGATTATTTTTCTTCTTCTACATTTATAGTTGCTAATCATGATTTAAAACATTCTCCTGGATGGAATAATGATAAACTACTTTTATTACATAGAAACAATAAGCCATGTTCTTAAATATTATAACACCGTCTTGTAGACCAGAAAATCTACATGTTATTTCTAAAAGTATAAATATCCCTAGAGATCAATATAGATGGATAGTGGTATTTGATCTTTTAGATATGCCAGAAAACATTCCTGATAATTGTGAATGGTATGCTATTAAAGATGCTAATAGTACATCAGGTAACGCTCAGAGAAACTTTGCTCTTGATTTAGTTACACATGGACATATATATTTCAATGATGATGATACAGTGATACATCCTGATCTATGGGAAAATATAAAGAATGAATCTAATGAAGACTTTATTTCTTTTAAACAAGCTAACAAAGATGGAACAATTAGACTAGAAGGAACTAATATATCTGTAGGAAACATAGATAGTCACAATTTTGTAACATCTGTAAATTGTGTAGGAGATACACGATGGGTACTAAATAGATATGATGCTGATGGTGTGTTTGCACATGAATGCTACCAGAAAGCAAAAAACAAATCATATATAAACAAAGTGCTATCAGTGTATAACACTCTTAGATAGAAAACAAAAAAGCCTCCGTTATCTGGAGGCTTTATTATTTTGATAATCTTTTAGCTTTCATAGGTTGTTGAGCACTTGTTCTCTTTCGAATAACATCTGCTTCTCTCATAAAATTTCCATTGATGGGTTTAGGAGGAGCTACCTTTGGAGCCATTCTAGGTTTACCAGATTTCTTAGCTTTGCCAGAAGTCATTGATTTACTTGCAGCCATACTTACATTTCTTCATTGATGTTCCAGATTTAGCCTTCTTAACAGAAGCACCTTTCTTAGCTATAACACCACGTCCTTTAAGAATATCAGCTTTTGTAATCTTTCCATCTTTGTTAAGATCAGGAAATGATTTACCATTTTTAGCTTTCATCATAGTTTTACCATTCTTAGCTGGTTTACCACCTACATATGTTCTTTTTGGTAAAGTAGCTGACTTCACTGGTAAATCACCTTTTTCAAAAGGAGGGCGAGTACCTTCACCACCCATGGTTCCTTTCTTACCTGTTGCAGGATCAACCATGTTTTTATACATGTCTACAGGAGAATTAGATTTTTTCTTTTGTACAGGTTTTTTAGGTGCTGTACTTTTTTTAGGTTTTGGTTGCATCATAACTATTTCTTTTTAGATTTTATTTTACGTTCTTGTTTCAGCATTGCAGCTGTAGGTTTCTTACCAGATCCTTTATTAGCTCTAATGTTATCCCAAAGTCCTCTTTGAGAAGTAGAACCATCTGCACGTTTAATCATTTGTTTTTTCATAATTAACAATTCCATTTACGAAGAGCAAGAGCTTTTCTTGTAGGTTTACCATTGGGTTTTTTCATAGGACCTTTTACGCCACCCATTCTAGCACAAAAAGATTTTCTTCTATTAGCTGCTTTACTTCCAGGTTTTAACTTAGAAGGTTTAGTTGTAACAGCTTTTTTGAGCTTCGAACCTGGATTTGCAGCTCTATATGATGCTATGCCTTTAGCGTTTAATCCTCCACTCTTACTTTTACCTTCAGAGCGAGTCCAAGCTGGTGTTTTTGCCATTATTTCTTCTTATTAGATTTAGCAATTTTTTTAAATGTAAGAGCTAAAGTTTTAGCTTTTCCAGAACAACTTTTTTTTGTGATGGGTGTACATTTTCCTTCAGTACCTCTACGTTTGATAGAAGCTGCAGCTTTCTGCATCCATTTACCATCTTTAGCTATAGAGCCACCATTTTTCTTTTTACTCCAATCAGATTTAGATTGTTTAGAAGCTGCTTTACTTGTACCACATCTTGTAGACTTAAAGTTAGGATCAGCTGTATCACAAGCAGGAACATCTTTTTGTTTATTTTGCTTTCTTTGAAACGCCTGATATTGCTCTTTAGTCATATTATCAGGTCTCTGTCTTGCGATAATAGAATCTTTCTTTCTTACAATATCAGCTCTTTTAACTGCTGTAATGCTGTCCATTTTTTTTCTATTCTCTCTTGCTTCAATAAGTCTTTCAGCAGTAGTTTTCTTTTTAATAGTATCTACAGATGTACCTGTTTGAGCTTTCTTAATAGTTCTCATGACTTATTTCTTTTTAACAGATCCACCAGATTTCATTCTAGAAGCAGCACCTCTAGCACCCATAGCTCTATCAGCTCTCTTAACCATTCTCTTCTCAACTCTTTCAGCTCTTTCTGGATTATTTTCTTTGATTCTAGAAAGTCTTTTTTGTTGTCTTGGATTTTCTTTAACAACTTTAGAACCAATAGATCCACCAGTTTGTTTTTTATCCAATCCAACAGGCATTTTACTTTTACCTTTATTTATTTTATCTGAAAGTTTTTTAACTTTTGGTAATATTCTTTCTATAGAATCTCTTTCTTTGCTAATATTTTTTAATTGTAGATTAGCTCCTTTCTGTGCTTTTTTCATGATTATTTCTTTTTAGAGATTTTCATTCCTTTCTTAGCCATCTTTGTAGCACCAAGTTGTTTATCTTTGGTAAGAGAAGCTTTTCCTTTAGCACCAGCTAATGCTTTCTTTTGAACCTTTGTGAATGCTCCTTTAGGATCTACAGGACCAACTCTTTTGTTAGAAGCTTTAAGTGCAGATAAAGAACCACCATTCTTCATTTTCTTTTTTAGGTTTTCCATTTTAGTTTTGAACTCTGCCTCTGTTTTTCTTTTTTTATTTGTAAGATTAAGCTTAGCATTATCAATAGAATCTTTACTTTTTCTTAATTTTTCAAATATAGGTCTTGGATCAGAATATTTCACTGTTCCATTTTGTGCCTTTTTAATTGTTGCCATAGCGTTTAAATGTTATATTGGGTTTAACAATAATATCTTTGTGAGTGTATTGCCACATCTCACCAGTTTGATTAATTATAATTGTATAGATGGTGTCTGTCTCATGACCATAATCTGTCACAAGAAAAATCACACCCTCTCCCTTTGGTGTTATAACATCTATTCTATTCTTTGGTTCATATATTCTCATAGAGAAGTGCTTTTGTTCAAATCCACCTGTTATTCGTCACCCAACAGGTATGTTAATTTAGTCTTTTACAACTTCCATTGTAGGAACTTGTGGTTCTTCTACTTCTTTAATAATATCAGCTTCTACACCTTTAATCATTAATTCTTCAATCGCCTGATTAGCTTGCATCATTAATTGAAACCTTGCAGCTTCTTCTGATGATAAATAAGCTCTAACTGTGTTTAAAAATAATCCAAACTGTTGTCCTGTTAATGTGAACGTGTCTTCAGGAGTCCATGTGTACCTTTTTGAAGGATCATACTGTGCCATAATTTAATTGGTTTTAAAATTAACAGTAAAAGTATATAATGTTTTTTAATTATCCAATATTAAATATAGAAAAGTTTACAGATGGTGATAATGGTCTTGTAGGACTTGTTCCAGCTGCAGTTGTTAAAAGTCTCATTCCTGTAACTGCTGACCACCAATAAAACTTAATATATTGTCCAGCTGTTAATTCTATTGTATCTGATAATCTTCCTAATGTTTGATCATTTTGTCCACCAGTAGTTGTAAATGTAAAAGCTGAGTTAGGTACAATTACATCATCTATGGTAAACCAAATTGTTACATTATAAGGTGCTGATGCCCCTCCTGTAAAACTGAGTTGAGCAGCAAAATCTAAATAATAAGTTCCTGTATTTATAACATTAATTCTATTATCAGGACCTAATGTAAACCCATTAGCTTGTTGAGTGCTATTAAGTCTTACTTGATTAGCTGTAGTTGCTCCACCATTAGTTTGTGTTGTAGTATCAAAAAAAGTAGCAGAATATAAAGTTGTAGGAGTAGGAAGTTTACTTTCTACAAATTGATCAAGATTTAATTCTCCTTTATATCCTTGTGCAGGATTAGTTCTTTTTTCCCAAAGGGTAGGTTTAATGAATGTTGGCATAATTATTCTAATGTTATTTCGAATGTTATTACACTCGTTGTTTTAATTGATTTACTCATATCTATTCTCATCTTAAACATGTTACAAAACTTAAGAATTTCTTCTATAAGCATATTGTTATACATTGGATGACTTGTTGCTATTCTGAATCTGTAAGACTCTGATAGTTTTGTTATTTCAAGACTACATAGTTCATCTACAGAAGAGATAACACCTTCTAAATGTGCAAGAAAAACCTCATCGTTATCTTGCATCACTTTAGGAAAATGTTTTCTATTTATCTCCATTAGTTATACACTCTAATTTCTATGAAAGTACCGTTTAAACTATTATTACTAGGGGACGAAGCAAGTGAAAGAGTGTATAAATCTATTAAATTTTCTTGCTGATACCTAGTAGTATATGTTCTAGGGGTTAAAGGATCTCCTTGGTCATATGGAGTTGCCATTATAACACTTGTCTTTGCTCCAGTAAATAAATTATTAGAACCAATAGAGTAAGCACCTATATCAATATATTCAAAAAAAATGTTGCCAATAGTGTTTTCTAATACTGTTACTACTGGTGCTGCGTCACTATAATATAAAGTAGCATCTTCACCCCAACTATTTGGTGTTGTACCTGTAGCTATAAACTTAGTACCTACTTCATTATTAGGAGCTCCTACATTAGTCCAATCAGGATTACCTGATATAATCTCATCAATTATATATGTAACACCTATTGTTAATAAGCCAGAACTTACAAATACATTACTATTATCTCCACCACTCTGTGTTAAAAAAGCTGTGAACACTTTATATGTAGGAACAGGTATTTTACTCTCTATAAATTGATCTAGATTCAACCATTCTTTATATCCTTTTCTAGCTTTTTCCCAAAAACCAGTTTTAATGTATGTAGACATAATGTTTTTATGACAATGTTAATAAATATTTTGTTTTAGCTGCTTCTCCTGATAATGCATCTGCTAGATTACATACATCATGGAAACCATTCTTCTCACCATACATCTTTAAACTTGATGCAAACTTCATAAGATCTGATACACATTGTTCAGGTTTGCAATTTGTAAGAGGTTCTATTTTATAAAGACCAGGTCTTTTACCTGTATATCCCATAATCTTTTCTACCACACCATCTTTGAAATCATGTACGTAATCATACAATGCACCAAGAGCTTGATGCTCTGCATAACTGGTTGTTTGCCAATGTAGCAGATGTAATTGCTCATGAAAATATGTAAGCTTTGCAGCTATAGATTCTAATGAAAGATCCATAACTGCTTTACTTGCCATATCGTTTGGAAATAATGATAACTCAGCCATAATTAAGTTGTGGTTGTAGTTGTTGTAGTTGGAGCTACAGTGGTAGTAGTGGTAGTAGTATAATTACAACACTCGTATGCTGGAATCTCTTTCCATTTTCCTACTTTTGGCTTATTTTTTCTAAGGATTAAGCTTCCTGCAACTATACGTCCTGAACCATCAAAACGAACAAATGCTTTCAAAGGCCTTGTATTAATTGTACTCATTTTTATTAAATTTTATTTGTTAATATTATTAAACTAATTTGACATATGACCATATAAAATTATTACTAGGTCTTTTTTGTTGTCTACACCACTCACCTATACTTGTAGGTGATACATTTTCTTTTGTTCCTGCTTCTTGTAAACAAGAATAAGTAACTAAAAGTACTCTGTCTTTATTATATTTATATACTTTTTTTCTTCTAGGATTAACCCAACCTTTTTCTATTCTCTCTTTGCTTTTTAAAGATATGATTTGTTTTGATTTATCGCTATGTTTTTTGCCTTTATTTCCAGAAACTTGTCCTAAATGTGAATCAGATAATTTTTTTAAATGTTCATCTGTATACACATTAACTTTTCCTTTGTTCCAAGGAGTTCTTCCAGTAGGTCCTTTTCCACCATCAGTACTATTTAATATAGTATAATTTTTTTGACTATAATTAGAAATTAATTGTTTTTCTTTTAAAAAAGCTTCTTCTTCTGTTAAGTTACTTTCAATAACTTTAAACATAACCTTTAATTTCTTTTCTTCTATAACATCATTCATCCAAATATATAATGGAAAATCTATATATCTTTTATAAGTTCTATTTATAGAATGTTTATATGCTCTTTGATTATAATCAGAAGTAACTCCTATATAAATATTTTTATCAATCTCATCTTCAGAATACATTGTATAAACACAATATGGTTTATCTGGATAATCAAGATTTACTAAACCATTATATTCTTTCATATTAATAATGTAAGTTATATTTTTCTTTTATTTCGTTTAGCTTAGTGGCATAAAACCACGTACAAAACTTTTTAGAATTCTCATCATTCAATACAGTTTCTAAATATGGATCTTTTGTCGGATCAGTTCCCATGTGGTATTTACCTTTATAGAAAGCTGGGTATCCATTTCCTGTTTCAGAAACTATTCCTGCGTTATGAAAGATTGTGTGAGACTCTAATTTTACAATAGGATCTGTTGCCCATGCAAAATCTAATTCTCTCACCACTTTTGTCTCTTGATCTCTTAACCAGATGTTCCATAAGACAGCCCACATATCTGCACACCAACTTTGAAACCCTGAGTTTTCATCTTTAAAGAATTCTCTATTTATCTTTTGTAAATAGGTTCTTATAAGAATACAATCATTCATCACCTTACTCCAGAAATCAGCATCTACATTCTTTAATAAATATTGTGCTCCTCCTGAATGATCATTATTAGCTTCAGCTATCTCTCTACTGATTCCAATAACACTTGCTATTTCTGCAAGAACATCTCTACCTTTATACTCTTCTAGTTTCTCTGGTAATACTTGATGTATCTTACTATCAAAATATTTAGCGTTGATGTAGCTATTTGTGTCTGATAGATAGTTTATATCATCTTCTAAAAACTGATCTACATTAAAGTCTTTCATAAATAGAATGTCAGAATCACAATAAAAGATTGCTTTCTCACTTAGTTCTGGATGTTTCTTAAAATGTTTCCAAAGAACATATGGTCTAAGTACAGGAATGTATATTCCTATTAATCTATTTAAGTTGTCTTCATCTTCATAGAAATGAAATTCAGCTTCTGGATACAACTCTTCGATCTGTTTCCACTTATCTCTATTCTCTCTTCCTTTAGGAGTGAATATAAGATTGATTGCTTTGTCAGAATGTCCTATCTCTTTTAGACTTTCCATCCATAAGTTTACTTGCCATGTGTAATAGATGTCACTTGGACAACATTGAACAAATTTTAAATCTTTCATAATGTAGTTGGTTTATTATATTTTATTGTTGTGTGGTTATTAGTTTTCTGGGAATGGTGTATATTCAATCCTTTCTAACTCGTTAAGTTGGTCGTAAATTTCTGAAAAGTTTGGGTCGTTTAAGACCTCTAAACCAACTATCCATCTATCACTACCATCTTTTACAAATAGTAATTCAGATGCGTTATTCTTATAACCATTCAATGCGTTATATTGCTCTGTATTTGGGTGTAGTACTAACATATTATAAAGAATTTAAATAAGTATCAAAAGTATTTACAAAAGCAGTGTTTTCTGTAATCATAGAAGCACCCATTGCATACATAGATATTTTAGCGTTCACATAAATTGCTCCTTGTCTTAAAATCCATTGGTTTGCATTTGGTAAGCCTGTTGACAACAATGTTCTATTTTCTCCTACCGAAGCATTATATAAAGAAACAGCAGTTGAACTTGTACGATGTATAGACTTCATTTCTTTAGTTGCCGTATACGTAAAAGCTGAATTTAAAATATTTACTGCTCCTGAATTAATTTTATGTGTTGTATATACTCCTAGTCTAATGTTATTTGTATCAATTGAATTACCCTCAATTCTTTGCCCTAAACTTCCAGAAAATAAATACATAAATCTACTTGCGTTATTAGTAACGTAGTTAGTACTTTGAGTACTTGGATTGAAATTTGTATCAATGTAACTTGATGTTCCGTTACCCATAAATCCTTCATTAGCTGTGAAGGTTGGTGTATTTATTAAAGTTGATTGGTTTAATGTAGGTGCTTTCCAATTTAATGTAGCAAAATTTGAACCTCCATCATTTGCAAAGATATACAACACATCAAGTTTAGTCCATATCCCACCTGACTTTAAGGCTAAAACTAAAGTATTTTGTTTTATTCGTTGAGAAACTGAAGGCAATGTATATCCTAACGCAACAGCTCTATTCAACACAGCTTGATAATCTGCATCAAATGAACTATTTTGTCCTTGTCCACAACTTAATAGCGTTAACATATTATGCGTAAGTTAAATTAACAATTACATCTCCTGCTCCTACTGAACCAGTATCATTATCTGCTGAACCACTTGTAATAGCAATACCAATTCCTAATGGAAAATTAACTCCCATAGAGAATGGAATAGCCACCCCTGCTCCTTGTGTATTAGCTGGAATTGGAATAGTCATCACTGGAACATCTGTTCCTACTGTTGGAGCTGTTGCTTTGTTATATAATTTTAAATATCTAACGGTACTTGTAAGTCCTATTGCTACAATTGAATATAAATTACCAGGAGTAGCTTTAATTGCATTAGCATTTGTTGAAGCTAATGAAATTAATTTATAAGGAGTGGTTCCATTAGTACCTGTAGTATTTGCTCTAGGACTAACTGCTACTGGTGTAGCTCTTAATTCTGTATCAGTTAAAGGTCCTGTTACAGGAACTGGATCTGTTATATCATTAATTACTGTCACATCTGATGCAGTTCCTGTCACCTTTGTTAAGTATTCTAATTGTTTTGATATTTGCCATAATAGATTAGAGTCTGTTCCCCAACCTATCTGTCTTGAAGGTATTGCCATGATTTAAATTTTTATTCGTTATACAAAAATAAGTTTTTTTAATTATAAGTAGATGATTATCACCAAAATAAAATAACAAAAATAGTTAGAACGAATCTAACTAATCTGATTACTTATTTTCTAAATAGATCTAAGTTGGAAGTGCATACCGTCAGGTCTACTTGTCCAAGTTCCTCCCCATTCAAATCCACAATCAGTAAAACATTTTACTAATTTAGGAGACATTGTAGGTGTTTTACCTAATCCATTCCACGCAGCATTGATATCTATAGCTATTCCCCAAGAGTGTAAAGACATCGATTTAAGACCTCTTTTCTTTCTTACATTGAAACAACCATCCCACGTTTTTAATTCATCTATAAGCCCTCTATCTATTATATTAGAGAAAGCTTGCATTAATGGACCAATCATTAATTTGTTACAATATAACTTCTTTGGTATAACTCCTATCTCAAGATGTGAGGGCACATCCCAAAGAGTCATGTATTTTAACTCGTTAGTAGTTATTGCAGGATCACCCCACTTCTTTAAGCATTGTGTACTTGTTACCATTTATTATTTGATTTTAATTTTCCAATATGTTCCAAGTCCATAAGTAATGGTTCCATTAAAGTCTACACCAATAGATCCTTGGTAAATATGATCTTTTTTTGTTTTGTATATAAATCCAGGACTAAATGCTGTTATATCAGTTCTGTTAACAAAACCATTAAGACCTACATATAATTGTCTTTTAGGTTCTTCTTGTTTTGTTATAGTGATAGTTTTTATAACCTGTGGTATCTTATAGTCTTTTATGTATCCTCTTTTACCATATAATTTATTAATCCACACAGTGTCTCTAATCACTATTGTACCAAGACTATCTAATTTCAATGTGTCTGTATATATTGTTCTAACTAAATGTTCTTTTAAAAGATTCTGAAATCTAGCTTTACATGTATCAATAGTTTCACCAGGATAGTATTCTGGTTTATTTATATGCACATACTGCTTTTTATAAACAGTCACTTCTTTAGTTATTGTGTCATGTACATGTTTGTAGATAGTATCAATTTTCACTTCTGTAGTGTCTCCTGCTTTTTCTATCTTATCACAGCTTCTCTGTATTAATATGATAGCCACTAGACATGCTATAATGATAAAGTAAAATCTATTTTTCATAATTCCCTCTTGCTTTAAATAAACGTTCTGCTATTTCAGTAGCTGCTTGTGATCCTATATATATTGCTGCTACCACTGTCCAATTGTCTGAATCTATATTTGATGTAAATAAAGCTACTGATGCAATTATAAATGCCATCAGTTTTCTACTCACCCATTTAGATAACAACAAATCTATCTTTTCTTTTGTGCTCATGTTATTTGATTTTACTGTATATGTTAGCAAGATATTGTAAACCTGCAGCAGCTGCAACAATGATACCAATAGTCCAAGTAAATTTCTTTTTAAATTCTTCTTGCTTTTGAATCTTGGTCTCAAGCTCTTTGATTTTTATTTTTAAATCATCTATATCCTTAACGAATCCTCCTGTTTTAGTAAGAGCGTTTCCCAAGATAGCATCTACTACTTGACTTAGTTTTGTGTCTATAGAGGTCATTTTTTCCTCTAGATCATATAGGCGTTGATCCATGCTCTTTAATTCTTTTTCTACTTGTTGTTCAAATGATTGGGCCATACTGGTAAAGATTTTTACATATATTATTTATTTAAACGCAAAATGCCCAAGCTCGCAGTTGAGTGGGTTTGTTGGTTACATATATAATTAAAGAACAAATATAAATTGTTTATTCCATATAAAGAAGTGCTAATATTATATTTCTGATATAATATAGCATAAGGTAAATATATTTACGTAAAAATTATTCTTAGTGAACAATCTTCAAAAGATCTCCTGTACGATATATTTGACCAACACTCAATCCTGCAAATATAGCAGAAGCATTATCAGAATATTGAGGAGTGATTTTAGGTGTTGTTAATACAATACTCCAATCATTTGATCCAGCACCTACTGACTTAGCAAAGTATAATATAGAATTAGTTGTATTCAAATAAAGCTGTCCTATATATGTAGCAGAAGTAGTAGGAGCAGTGGTACCAGTTTTTGGTACCAAGTTATTATTTATTTTAGCTAATATAGACTCAAGACTTTCTAAAGGATTGGCTTGTATATTAGTTAAATAAGAGCCATTGTATATAATGCATTTAGCATTTTCATATGTGGCACACGTTGGGCAAATTGCAGCTGTTCTCATGTGAGCAAATTTATATATTAATTATGTATTATAAAAGGGTGTATGTTAAATATTTGGTATAATATAGCGTTTATCTAATTCCGTATTGACCTTGCATTTTTATACCAAGATCTTTTGCCAACTCTGGATAGAACATAGGTAAATATCCAGCAGCTTGATTAGATATAGGAAAAGATTTCATTAAGTATTTAATTGGTTTAGCATCATCTTGTATTTCTTCATCACCTACAACCATTCCAAAATTCTGTAAAGCAAATTCTTTTGTAAATTTAGCATAATTTTCTAAAAGTCCTAAAGAAGGTACAATACCTTTCCCAAGTAAATCAAATGGAGTGGTAGGATCATAAAAGTACATAAGCTCGTCTTTTAACTTATCTGTAGCTTTTACATAAAACTTCCATTGATTTTTTACAATTGCTTCTTCATCATCATCTGGAGCAGCAGCTTTTAATCCTGCTAATAATGTTGATATAGATAGTAATATTACAAGGTCAGTAACTTGATTTTTTATATTTTGATTAACAAGAAATATAAACTCATCCTCTGTCATATCAAGATCTTTATTTGTTTTATCTTTATACTCTTTTCTTTTCTTTTCATACAACTCTCTAACTTGAGCTAACCAAACATCTCCATCTCCACCAATAGCAGCTTTTGTACTATTAATAGATTTCATTATATCTGTTGTAAGCATGCCAAATATCATACGCATTCTTCCCCACTCATATGCATCAGAAGCAGCGTTGTATTTCATATTTCCAATACGAACATCAACAAGTCTAGGAATCCAGTTCTTGAATACCATCATTGATGCAGCATATACATTCATGTTTGCTTTACGTCTATTCTCTTCACTCATAGAACCAAGAGCATCAGATGTAAAACTTTGAACAAGTCTTCTAAATTCTATAACTGAATCAGATTTTTTATCCACTCCAGGAATAACAAACTCTCCATCTTTCACTTCTCCAAGTTTCAATACACCTTTCTCATCAATAAGTGCTTCTACATCTTTATCAAACTTATCAGCTCTTTGTTTTCTTTCTTCTTGTGTTCCAGTGTAGAAGTTTTTATACTCATCAGTCTTTCTTAGATATTCTCTAACATTAACTATTTTACCATCTACAACAATAGCATTTTTAAGAAAAGCATAAAAGTTTAATGTCTGTACAGCTTGTTCTCCACTTCTCATCATAAACATTAAGAAGTCTTGAAGTTGCTGTTCATCAAATTTGTTTAATGAAAGTTTCTTAGCAGCATCTCTATTATAACTTTCTACAAAAGGAAGGAAGTAATCAAGAGCAGCTAATGCTTTTTTAGGATCATCACCTAAAGAACTTTTTCCTAATATAGTTCCTTGCATTTTATTAGTAAGAAACCACATCTGTGTCTTAACATAATCAAGTTTAGTAAAATACTTACCAGCATTAATAATTCCATTGGCAGTACCACCAAACAAGTTAGAGATAGCAGATAAAGAGTTAAGTCCTAATGTTGTCAATTGGAATTGCGTGTTGACAGTATCAATAAGTTTATTTGCAGAAAGTTGTCTTTCTTCAAGATCTTCAGGGAATATTTTCATTCCTAACTTATCGTTTATGTTTTTTCCAAACCCAGATATCTTTCCTAGGTATGCATCAAACACTTCACTCTCTATATATTTCTGTTGATATATAACAGCTTTAATTAAGTCTTCTAATAATTGAGAGTTTTCAGAGTTGTCTACATATTTGAAATCATCACCTTCTTTAACAAGTCTTCCAAATCTAGAAGTCATTATTGACTTCTTGTTTCTTTCAATTCTAAGAAGTTGCAATGCACTTTCCTCAATATCTTTTAAGTTCTTAAACTTAATAGCATACTGATTATATAAAGCCATTGTTTTGAATAAGTCTGTTGAGTATCCTTCTCCAAAATCTTTTGTAAAATATTTAGGAACAACATTAATTAATTCACCAGTTGTTGGATCTGTTTGTCCATATCCAGCTTCTGCTTCATCCATTGAAATGTTTCTTAAGAATTGCTCACCCATTCCTCTTGTAGCTCCATCAAATGCAAGTCCTTCAACAAAACCTTTTCTAATCCAAGGAAGAAACTTTCTAGCTTTATTTCCATGTAAATATTCTATTTTTTGATAATAATTATTACGTTCAATAATGTAATCATAGAATTTTTTAACAGGCTCATTTTCTGGTTTGTTTAACTCTTTCCATTCTGCAGATTCCCATTTATCTCTTTTTGGAAACTGTCTAACATCTACATATGATAACCATCCATTAGCTTTTCTATTTTCAAGACTATATTTATTATACATTTTAGCAAGCTGTTTTTTCACTTTAGCTTGTGCTTCTTCTTTTGTACCTACTACAGGTAATGCAAATATCCTCTTTGTTTCTTCTTCAATCTTATCTTCTATATAATCTCTATAAGCTTGTTCATCAATATTTTCTATTACCCAAGCATGATCTTTCTTAGCTATTCTAGCTTTTAATTCATCGTAAAATTTTCTATCAAACTCATCAATCAATTCATTCTTATCTTTCTTCATAAGAATATCAAAATAGTTTTTTACAGAAAGACCTTTTGAAGAAGCCCACTTCTCATAGTTCTCTTTTAACGTAGATAGTTTTTTAACTTCTTCTAATGTTTCTATTTCAGAAAGAGCAAATGCTCTGTTTGCTTTTTTATATAATTCTTGAATATTAACAACTTGTAATGTAGCCATATTAGAAAGCCACTTACTAATTCCTTTCACCACTTTTTCTGGTGTACTACTTGCTTCATTAAATTTCTCACCAAAGGTTTCATCTAAGTCTTCAAGATCTGCAATATAGTTTTCAACCTTCTCAAGAGTGTTGTTTATTTCTGTCTTCAATTTTAAACCTTCTTCTGTAGAATCATCTATACTTGATCTTAGAAGTCTTAAATCTAAATAAGGAGCAAGTGCTTCAAGATGAATTCTAATCATACCAGCAAAAGCATTTATCTTCTCTTGAGGAATGTCTTCTTTTTCTTTACCTTCAAAATCAGACTTGTATCTATCCATTAACATAGACACTTGTTTGTTTAATATCTTTGCTTGATTGATTAATGGAACAATGTTTCCTTTGATTTGTAAGTGTCTAATAGCTTTATAAAGAGAGTTTAATTGCTCTGCTTTATTTGCTTTTTCAGCATCTGAAACTTTCTCTTCAGAAAGTTTTTTATATGTATTGTTTAGTTTCTCAATAAGAGTATCTATTTTTTTATTTCCTGTTTTTTCTTGTGTTATACCTACAGGAAGTAAATAGTCTTCTGTAATATTTTGAACATTAACATCACCTATCTTTATAGATCTTAACCTAGGAAGAATTTCTTTTTCATAATCAGCTTGGGTATATATTGCTAATATAGGAATCATTCTAGTTTGTTGGAAATCTTGATTTTTTATATCATAATTAGAAATAAGAATATTTTTATAGTCTTTCATCTGCATTTCCCATGCTTTCACTTTATACCAAGGAACGTCTTCATATCTTTCTGTATTAAGATCCATAAACTTCCAGTCAAGTATATTCACCTTTCCTTCAGGAGTGATGGCTAAAAAGTCTATTGTACCAGATACACTTCTTTTAGGATCAACAATTTTCACCTCAGACATAAATCTAGTTCCATCTTTAAAAGAATTAAGTCTATCTCTTAAATTATTTTTAAGAGCAATATATATATCTCTATCTATATTGTTTAATTCATTCATGTATTCAGAGTCATCTAAAAATTCTTCTCTTAGAAGTCCTGTTTCTGGATCAACAAAAACTTCTTGTGCATGTTCAAGTGCAGCATGTTTCTCTGTACCCTTCTCAGCCTTAAGATCATTTACAGCTTTGACAAATTCATCTTCATTAAGATCTGTTCCAAACAATCTTTCATAAAACTCCTTAACTCTATCACTCACTCTATATTTAATCTTCTCACCATTAACAACATATCTCCCATCTTCTGTAGTAATTTGTTCAGAAGTTTCTTTTATTGAATTAAACACTCTCTCTCCTTCTGTCAATTGGAAATAAGCACTTCCTTTAGAAACATCAATGTCTTCTACACTTGCTAACCTACCTAATAAAACATCCATAGAAACTTTATCAAATCCTGTCTTTAAAAATCTAGGAGTTAACCAATCAAGAATTTTCTGCCACCAATTTCTTCCTACAACATCTTGCATTCTATCTGCTAACACTTGAGCAATAGCTTCTTCTTTAAGTTTAACAATATCACGTTTTCCATCTTTTTGATATAATGGATGATCTCCATATAAAGCAATCACTTCATTTAATTTAGGATGATTATTGATTTCTTTAAGAAGTTGTTGATATAATTTAGGATTTGTTTGTTTAACAATCTCTACAGCAAAGTGCATAGCTTCTTCTGGTAAAGCAACATTCTCTTGTCCTTCTACCACTTGAATAAGCTTCTGCATTATAAGAGCTACACCATTAGCATCTTGTTTCTTTCCATTTACAACAATATTACTAACTAATTGATAATCTACACCAATTTGTTTAATGAATTCCTTCATCAATTTAATTAGTTGTGGAGAAGCAGCCTTCTGTCCTTCTTTAGGAAGTTGAAACATTGCTTTTTCTTGTCCTGCTACAAATTCTTTAAATCCTTCTACATCTTGTTTAGAACCTAATATATGAATTTGTTCTGGGTTAGTGACAACAATAGTCTTACCTTCTTTCTGACCCGCATCCTGTCCTATTACAGCATCTACACCATCTTTAATCAAATCTTTAGGATTTACAAATTTACCATAAGTTTCTCTTAATAATTTTCTCTCAGTTTCAATATAAGGATTTACAGAATTAATTAACATTGGTACTGCTACCCCTGCTATATAATCATTAAAATTTAAAGCATACCATTTACTATCTGTTGTGTATATAACTTCACTTCTAGGTTTTTCTTTTAAATCTGCTCTATCTTTACTTGTAGCTCTATAAACAATATCTTTCACTTTACTATCAGGAAATATAGAATCTAAGTATTGAGAGTATTGTTGTTCATTACCTATGTTAGATAATTCAGAATTACTATTAAATAAATCTTCTACTCCTGGTTTAATATAAGAATATTCATTTTGAGGAACATCACCTTCATATTTATCCCATAAATAATATGCTGTGTCCTCCCCACGAGAGGACACTAACATTTTCCAAGACTCTAAATTTTTATTTGGACAAGTTGCCATATTAACATATTGATTTTAAAATTTTACCTATTTCTTTTGGATTATATCCTAATGCTTCTAACATATTACTGTTGATGTCAGACTTGTTATATTCTTTACCATCTTTCAATGTTAGTTTGTCTTCAAATAAACCTAATTGTTCTCCTGGTTGTACTACTTGTTCAGCAGAAACTTCTGCTGGTAAAGATACAACTTCTTCTGCAATTCCTGGATTAATCATAGAAACTATTTGATCATCAGACATTTCATTAGAAACTCTCATTGATCCATTATCAATAACAGAACGTGTGAAGTTTGTATTCATCTCTACAGCTCTATTACCATCTCCATATACATTGATAAGTTTGTAATAATATTGTCTTCCTACTTTTTCATCATATGTAGAAAGAGGAATAGGATTGCCAAATTCATCCAATGATTTTGTATACACCTTCTTGTAATAGTATGCATCAAATAAATTGAAATCACCTTTCTTCATCATGTATGCATAATCAGCTTTAGAAATCTCTGTTCCTGTTTCAACATTAAACTTCTTACCTTCTTTATCTGAAATAACTTTAGGCACCTTAATGAAATCTGAAGCTAATTGAAAAGAATTATATTGTTCGCTAAGCTTTACTAATGTTCTATTTGCTCCAAATCCAGCTATAGAAAAATTAGGAAACGTATGAATCAATTTATTTTCTCCTGTTATAGGATCAAACATATATTGTTCTTTATCATATTCTCCTGTATTACGATTAGGAAATGGTTTCCATATAACAGGTTTGAAATCTTCAAACAATTCTGAATTTGTAAAATTGTTTCTTTCAAACATTGCATTCTCAAAGGCTTTTAAAGAATTAGATGTTTGTAGCTGTTGGAATATTGGAGCAATCTTTTTAGAATAGTCTTCTATAGGAATAATGTTTCTTATAGAAATAGCAGACTGTCCTGTTCCTTGTAATATAGAAACATTAATTATGTCATCATACAACTCTTTAAGATCTGAATTCTCAGAATCTCTTAACTCTCTCATCATTCCTGTATACAAGTTCTCACTATATGCATCTTTAATATTTGCTTTAATAGTGATAGATTTAGCAGATCCTTCTCTGTTACCTAATACAGGAGCAAGATCTTGTATCAATTGATTAGAAGGATATTTTTGTTTAGCTTGCTCTAATTTATTCACAATAGATGTTGCACTGTTTATAAGAAATGGTTCAATCATTTCTCGAACAGTTGTATTGTTTTGAATAACAAAATCTATAAATGAATTCTTAATAAGATTAGATATTTTTTCATAATCATTCAAAGACATATACTTCTTCGTAGCATATCTTTTCAATGTACTCAATGTATATGCTTTTATCTTAGGGTTTTCTGTAACCATTACAGCTCCTAAAGCTTGATAAGAGTTAGAAAGTAATTCTGAAAGTTTTCCAATAAATGTCTTAGCTAATACATCATTTACATTTGATATCAAATTATAGTTAGCAGCATTCATTGTTCCCCATTCTTTTTTCAAATATGTATCTGAACTACTGAATCTAGTTGTATCATAGTTTGTAGCTTGTGTATAAGAAAACAATTGATCTGCTAATATTTTATACTTAACAAACTCATTAAGTATTAATTGTTGCTCAGCGTTTTTCTTTGCATCAAACTTTTTCTTTTCTCCATACTCCTCGATATTCTTTAACAACCCATCAACAGATATCTTTGTGTCTTTTAATTGTTGTTCTGTTGTAGGAAATAAAGATTTTATATAATCTAAATCATCGTTACTCATTACATTCTTACTCCCTTTAGAATCTAAGTATTCTAAATACTTATCTATGATAGGTTGATTCAAGAAATAGATTCCTGAATTTCCAGCACCAATAGATTCTAAGAACATGAATGTAGATACCACTGTATCACTTTTTATAATCTTAGTGATAAATGGTTTGTTAGCAATATCCACAAATGCTGTAGCATATCCAGAAAGTCTTTGAGAGATTAATTGAGTACCATCTTCTGTCATTGTACCAGATAGAGAAACATATTTTCTACCGTTTATATCCACTGTATTGTGTGGAAGAATAATATCAAGATCTTTAACAAAACTTCTTTCTCTTTTATCAAGTAAAGCAATTTTAGAATCATCTAAATACACCTTAGACTTTTGTCTTAAAGAAAGATTTGTAATATTAACAGCAGCAATACCCACCCATCTCTTACCAGTGATGAATGCATGACGCAGGTTAGTCATATAGTTTCTATTAATAAGTCTTGCTTTAATATCTCCTTCATCATATCCTTTTGCATCATCTAACACTTCAGACATAGTTTCAAGACCACCATCATCAACAGGAGAGATTAATCTATTAAAGTTTTCAGGAAGCGTAAGAAGTTTTTCTAATGAAACATAGTATTCATTCTCTAATGCTTTCTTATACATCTTCTTAACATAATCCAATTTTAATTGATCATTTAATTTTTTGATAGCAAGTTCATTTTTAGACTCATCTAACTTTGCTTGTTGATTAATTATATACTCAGAAGGACTTAATCCTTTTTCAGAAGATTGATCTATCATTTCTTGCAAAAGAGTGTAGTGATAATTAAAGAAATCTATTTGATCATTAGTCATCAATGATGCAATATCAGATGTTCCTTCTACACTAGCTCTTTCTATAAGTTTTAATACATCAATTGTTTTACTTCTAAACTCATCATATTTTTCAATCTTATCAATCTCTTTTTGTATTGTAGTTTCCCACACCTTAGAATAAAAATCTTTTGTAGCTTGCTCAGATCCTTTATATGAAACTAATCTAACATCTCCATTCTCATCTACATATATAGATTTAAGATAGGTGCTTAATTTATCAATATCAAAATCCGATCCTGCTTTAGTAGTAATTTCAGAAGGAACTACCACTGTATATCCCATATACTCTGGAAGAAATGCCTTCACTCTAAACACTTCAACTGAAGACAATGCTTGTGTAGGAATACGAAAACCTATACCTGATAAAATCTTTTTACCATCAGGTGTTTTATTTAAATAATCTATAAGTTGATCGTCTGCATAATCTTTTAACTTACCTTTTTTTAATTCTTTAGCAAACCAGTTAGGTAACATCACTTCACAATATGGACTTTCAGGAGTATAGAATTTAAGTGTGCTATCTGTTAACATAACATCTTTCTTTTCTTCTTCTGTAAGAGTATCATATTCTTTACGAGTAATTTTTTTCCATTCTCCATCTATTTTTCTTACTAAATCTCTTCCTTCTGTAGCTTTCTCAAACATTGTAACAGGAACCTGTACGTGAGGAGCTCCACTCATTTTAGGAGAAACTAATGCATTGTTAACTAATGAATAAAGAATACTCTTTATTTGTAAGTAGGAAGGAGATGCTTCAAATGGAATTAAGAATTGTTGTGTTTCTGGATTTAATTCAATTGTATCTTTTGCATTCTCAGAAAGTTCTCTTCTTAACATTTCACCCATTAATGTAGCAGAAACAGCAGAACCATTTTCCATTACAAAATCTCCATCTATATCTACTACACCAAGTCTTTCTAATAAAGTGTTATATGCATTCTCATTCATTAAGTTTAAGAACTTCATGTTCTCTTCATAAACTTCTTTTATTTCTTTTTGTCTTTCTGGGGTAGCACCAATTGCTTCTCCATTATTGTAAAGGTCCATACTAGACATTTTAGTTAACTGAGATCCTCTAGTTTGTGTCTTCTCTCCTTCAGACATAGTTTCTACTTGTGTACCATATATAGACCAAGGCACTTCAATAATGTTCTCTATAGGAGATTCATTAAACTTACCACCTGCATTGTAGATATTATGTGGAGTTTCAACTCCCACCTTTCTACCAGATACAACAATACCATAACCAATTCCTTGGTCAAACATCTTAAGATACATTTTCTCAAGACTTTTTCCTTCTACCATATGATAGTAAAGAGGCATTTGAGATGTTTTATCTAATACAAGATCAATCTCTGTTTTGTTAGCTTTGTTTCCTGATACAATAGGTTTTCTTACAGCCAGTTTGTATTTAGGTATGTCTTTCTTTATAAGATCAGCATCTCTTTTATTTAAAGCACTCTTTTCATATGCTTCTTTTAATTCTTTTGTTTTGAATAGATCTTTCTTTAAAAAAGCTTGTCTTGTATAAGCCATTTGCCATTGATGAAAAGCTTCAGCTTCAACACTCCATTGTCCTTCTTTAAGAGCAATTTCTTTATGTGTATTATCCATTAACCAAGACATTGCATCTGTTTCATCAACTTTAGCATATGCAGTATTTATATTAGCAAGACTACCAACTACATCTACATTACTAAACGTTGCTGTGTTTGTATGTGATTTATATTCATGATTACCAGGAACTCCTTTTTCTAAAGCTATTCCATCTACAGAGTTATATGTTCTTTTTAAGAAGTTATTAAACTCTGGATGATTAAATGTTCTTCTTCTTGGAGATAAGAAAGATTTAATACGTTTAGTTTCATCTAGTTTTCCTTTCTCAGTTTTAAATTGATATGGATCTCCAAATATAAACTTGTGGTATTCAATGTTATTTATCTCATAGTTCAAGTTTAGGAAGTTTATAATATTCATCACTTGATCTTTAGAAAGATCTCCTGTTAATCTATATTTGCTTATAAACTCTGAATCAAGTCCCATAAACATATATTCATTCTCTCCAACTTGAATTATTTTTCTATTATTCAAAAGAATATTAAATGTATCTTCTGATATAGATTCAAATGTAGATTTTATAGATGCATTAATTGCTTCTTTGTTTTTAGAAACTTCTTTTTGAATATCTGTAAATGTTTTTGTATTATCTTCAATCATCTTCTCAATCTTCTCAACAATTGTTGAAGGTAGAAGATCTTTCATAAATCTCAACTCTTGAGATTTATCTCTTACATATTTATTTTGTTTTCTATCTTCTAAAGCAAGATTGATTTCATCTTCTAGATATCCATTGTAAATACTGTAAACTTTATCCCAGTGATTTCCTTCAAGAATATCATCCATAGAAATAACATTCCCTAGATTCATCATCCATTCTGTTGAACTATCTCCAGGAATAAGAACATAATATTTACCATTGATGTTCTGATTCATTTCTTGTATAAAACGATCTCCTAATTCTAATCTTGCTGTTGTTTTATTCTTTCCTGTAAAAAGATTTTTACTTCCTTGAATATATTCAACTTTTATTTCAGCAATTCTATTTCCATCTTTATCAAAAAACAATCCACCTTTCTTAAGAATCTGACTTCCTCTAGAGAATACATCTTTTAACTCAGGTCTTTTCTCAAGAAGTTCATCTAATGTTTTAGACTCATTAAAATCATTCTCAAAATAAGAAGGAGCATCATTTTCTGCAAAAGAACTAATACGTTGTCCTTCTACACCAAAATATGTAGAGTCTTGATTAGGATTGTTTACTTTTACATACAGTTCAGCTAATGTTCTAAGAGGACCATTAATGTCTAATTTCTCAGCATTAAATGTCATCAATTCATTGTTCTTACCTAAATAAGTATGTATTTTATCTACAGCATCTGTAAATTCTTTAAGTTCAGAAGATTTCTTTCCTTTTATAATTTGTTCTTTATTACTTAAAGCTTCATATGTTCCAATAGGAAATTCCACTCCTATCTTAGCAAGGAAGTTTATTTGTTCTAATGGTTTCTTAACAGGAATGTCAGCAAGTGCAGCAGTGTTAATTCTATAAACTTTACTTTGTCTAGCATAGCTAATTATTCCTCCAGGACCTTTACCAATCACCTTCATATTATCAACCCATCCATCAACTGTTTGATTAATGATTGTAAATATGTTAGCTGGTGCAGAATACACTTTTAAATCATCAGAAGTATATTGTATTACAGCTTCAGGTTTTTGTCTAGAGAATGTGTTAAAGAATTGTATAAACAATCTCCAATCTGATTCTTTAAATTCTTGATTACTAAAATCAATTGTATGTGTTTCAAGATTTCCTCCTAATGCTCTGAACAAAGGAAGATAGTTAGAATCTTCTTTAGCAAGTTGAACTAACTTCTCTATGAATACATCAACATCATTTGTATTATGTAATCTATCCATTAATGTTACAAACACTCTATTAAAGTTCAAAAGCTTAAATCCTACATCAGATAACTTTTCTTCAGCAGGTTGTAACTTTTTACCAACTTCAATATTAGTTTGATTTAATGCATTTCTTTCTGTAAGTGTAGACAATAAAAACTTAAGAGCACCTGTAGAATATTTCTTCCAATCTGTAGAGAAAGGATCTTGTGCATATTCTTTTCCTGTTCTTTCTTCATCATTGATAGAAACAACCTCATCTGCATTTATAGTAACACCAATTGTTTTTAAATATTCTGTAGCACGTTTAACTAATTGATTATATCTATTTTCTCCAAGAGCATCTATTTCTCCAAGTTCTTCATATTCATCTCTTAAAATGTTTAGTACATCAGCACCTGACATCTTTTCTGGATTGAATAAAAGATCTTTTCTTCCTTCTTGGAATATAATCATTTTCATCTGAGCAACCATATCCTGAACATAATCATTTGTTTGTTGCTCTGTTAATCCTTCAACAGCTCTATACTCAGGAGCATAAGATTTAACTCTCTCAGATATTTTAGCTTCTTTATATTTACCAGAATCAATTGCTTTGAATAATGATTCTTTTAGTGATGGTTTAGTACCAAATGTTTTAAAGAAGTTCATTATTCTATTGAATAACTCTTTGATTTTTGATAAAAGAGATTTAGCTTTAATTTTACCAAGTCTAAAATCAGCAAAGTCATCAGCAATTCTTTCCTTAATCATTCTATTTGTTACAGTAGGATCTGAATAATCATACTTCTTACCAGATTGTCTATCTGTAAACTGTCCTTGTTGATTTCTGAATTCATTTAATATAGCTTCTCTTTCACTCTCGCTTAAGAATGAAGCCCATATTCCTTCAAATATCTCATGATATTCTGTACCTTTTAATCCACCACGAACAAACTTAGCAACACCTTCTTCAAATACACCCCAAGCTTCTTCATTCTCATTCACTTGAATCATTCTATCCAAAATTTGAAATGGAATACCAGAAGCATTTTTAGCATGCCAAGCTTTAAACTCTTCAAGTTCTGCATTAGTCATTCTATCAGAAACATCTGCTCCAACCATTCTGAATTCACTAGGACCATTTTTACCTCTTTTTCTTTTAGATGGGTCGTATGGAGCTTCAGCAGGTTTGCTTCCTTCTAAAGCAGCTAACTCAGCATTATAATTAGCTTCAAGCTCTTCTGATACTTGTATCCAACCTCCTTTATATTCTTTACCTTTATAGAAACCAGTTTCATATACTTCTTTAGAAGCTGCTCTTATCTCTTCCTCTTTTCTTTTTTCTATATCAGCTTTCTTAGCTTCTATATCAGAAACTTCTTCTACAGTTGTAGTAGGAGCTTTTTCTAAAGCAGCTAACTCATCTAATAAAGCTTTTGGATTTTCTGAATAGTCAGCCTCAAAAGGAATTTCTTTTTCATCACTAAAGCCACTAGTAGGTCTTTGTTTATAATCTACAACTAATGAATCAGTAGTTCCATCAGGATATACTATTTCAAAAACTTCACTACCTCTACCATACTGATCTCTTTGAGATTTTACAAATGTCACCTTAGTACCATCTTCAGTAAACTTAACTGTTCCTGGAGTTACTGTACTAGAGAAACCTAAAGATCTTCCTTCTATACTTTTAAGTTTTTCTTTGATTTCAGTTTTTCTATCTTTCTGAACAGGAGAAGCTTCTGCAACTACAGGAGCTGGTTTAGAACCTTCTGCTTCTAATGTTTTACCTAGTTCACTTTCAATTCTTAACTTAACAAACAGTTTAGCTTTTTCTTCGTTTGTAGATTCATCTAAATCTATTGTTACAATGTTTTCTGGAAGAGCACGTAAGTTACCATCAACAGCTGCAATCAATTGTGGCTCTGTGGAAAGTTTAGTAATTGTTTCATTATTTTTAACATCTACAACAATTCTATTATCAGGTGTGATTGTTCCTGTAAATAATACAGGACCTGTGTTAAATTCACCAAAAGTGTTCACCTTTTCTGAATTCAATTCATATTTACCAATAACAATTCCTCCTGACACTGTTGGTTGAGCAGGAGCTGGTTTTGGTTTAGCTGGAATTTTATCATAAGGAAGAACATTCCCATCTGTAATATATGAATACTTCTGTTTATAAGAAGCTTGTGTTTGTGTTGGAGCAGCTGTATGTGTTATTAATGGAGTTTCTTCTGTTGATCTTTTAGAACCATCAGGATTTTTTCCAGATAATAAATATGATTGATAGTTAGGCCATTGAACTTTTGTTATGTTTCCATCTTTATCAGCTCTATATTCTGTAAATGTTTTAGACGTACCTAATTTAAGAGTGGTGTTATTCGCTGTAATAAATGCATTTTGTAATACATCCATTATCTCTTGTTTACTTTCAGAAACTTTAGACAATGGAAATGCTTTACCACCAACATTAAATGTCATGTTAATAGTATCTATTCCTATTTGACTAGGTGTCTTAGTATCTCCTTTAGATTTCCAGTAAAGAACATTCTGTAAGAAGTTAGAATACGCATAGTTAATCTTAACAGGTTTACCTGTATTAGATTGCACAATCATCTCTTTAGATATAGCTTCAACTAAACTGAATATAGTGTTTGCTTGAGAGTTTGTTAAATTTTTATTATTCAAATAATCTAAAAGATCTCCATATTGAATTAATGTTGTTCCTGCAGGAAAAGATAATAACTCTCCTTTATGTTGAATCTTTCCTGTTGTAACAATTTGAATAAGTCCTTCTGTGTTAGCAATAATGTCTTCAGCATTATCACCAAGAATAACTCCTACATTATTATTTTCTCTTACACCATTAATTTTATTCTGTCTAGGAATTCCTCTAGAGATGTCAAATGAATATGGGGTGTATCCTTTTTGTTTGAATACATCAGCTCTGAATATTTTATATGCTTCAAGAGCTCTTTCAGCTTCTTCTTCTTGACCAGCTCTCACTTTTACATACCCACCTTCTGTAATAGGTTTAGCAGAAGTCATTGTTTCAAAGATCACCTCATCAAGTATTGTAGGATTTTCATCTCCAACCTTTGATAACTTTTCTCCTTTTTCATTAACAAAGAAATCTCCTTCAGGTGTTTGTAATATAAACACCTGTGCCATAAATCCTAATTCAACATTAGTTTGATCTGCTGTTAAAGGCTCTGTAATATTCTTTTCATAAGAAAGCTGTACAATTCCTTCTAAGCCAAGATCTTTAGCATTGTTAGGAGTGACAATAATCACTTTATACTTGTCTCTGTTGTTAAAGAATTTTAGATTGTTTAAAAACTTTCTTGCTCTAACAATATGTGGAAGTTTATTTTTAACCTCTCCAGCTGTATCTTCAGAAGGAGTAGAAGTTGATAAGTATAAAATACTAGCATCTTTTCTTTGCTCTTCAGATCCTACAATATCTCCTTCTTTAGGATTGATTGTAACCACTGTAGCAGAACCTTGTTCCAACTTCTCTTGTTGTTTATCAAGAGTTTCTTTATCCTTTGCTAATTTCTCTTCTTCTGTTTGTAACTTCTCATATCCTTTAAGTGCAGAAACATTAATGTTTTGAATGTTACCAGCTAAGTCTTCCACCTTCACTGTACCATCTTCATTTAATCTAATAACCTTCACTGTAGTTAATTCTGAGAAATCTACATTAAGATCATCAGCAGCTTGTTTAGCTTCTTCTCTACTATCATAGTATTTAACTTCTCCATTAGGAGATGTCACTTTAAATTGATCACCAGTTTTTCTAACCTTAGCAGGAGAAAAACCAGGAACTTGATATTCTCTACCAACTTCTGCTGTTTCTTTCTTACCAAGTTTATTTAAGAATCCAAACTTCTCATCTTGTGGAAACAATGATGCTTGTCCTTCTTCTTCTTTTTGTTTTTGTTTTTCTTCTTCTTGTTTGAAATATTTATCAAATCCTTCTTCTGTAGAAAGATCTTCAAACTTTGTAGCTGCTGCTTCTTTTCTAGCTTCTAATTTATTTAAGTCTTCAGCATATTCTCTAAGTCCTGATGTTTCATCAATTCTTAAATTACCAAATGATATTCCTGGAGAAAATTCTTGACCGTTAAGTTCAAAATTGATCAACTCATTGAATAGTTTAGGATCAATGTTTTTAGAATTTAAAGCAATGCTTATTTTCTCAGATAAAGTTCTAAGTTTCTTAATCTCTTCACGTTTAGCTTTTCTTTCTGTAGGAGATAGATTAGCAAGAGATTCACTTAATTGATTTGCTTTTTGCTCATAAGAGTTACTTAATTCTTTTAATCCTTTATCACTTGTTGTTAATGTTAAAAGATCATTTGTAAGAAGAGGATTTACTTGTGATATAGATGTTTGTATATCTGCAATTCTTTGATTAGTATCTTGTTGAAGATATGATAAATGTGAAAGATCTGTTTTCCAGTTCTCAAACATACCATACTTTAATGCTTCATTTTTCTCATCATCTGTCTTAGGATCTATTATTCTTTTGTAAGGATTATTGAACGTAAAATTAATAGATGTTGATATATCATTAATGTTATTAGCTTTTTGTATTAATGCATCAACATATCCAGTAACAGTAGATTGGTTTGAACTATTAAAGTCCATACCAAATGTTTTCTCAAATTCTTCTTTAGGAAGATCTTTTAACATTTCTAATTGTTCAATTGTAACATCATGCATTCCAATTGGAATTCTTGAGTTTACAAATCCAAAGAACATGTCAGCTTTTAAATTTTTATACTTAAAAATGTTTCCAGCATTAACAGCTTCATTCATCTGTTTTGCAATCTCTACACTTCTAGATGTATCTTCATACTTATTAGAAAGTACACCTGTCATTCCATATTGGTTCAATATGTTAAGTGTACTATTAAGTCTTTGATTATCTGATTTTGATTTACCTGTAACTCTATCTACAATAGGTCCAGTGATAGCAGCTGTAATACCACCAATCACCATACTTTCTATTCCTTCAGAAGAACCAAATTGTTCAACCATTCCTTTAGTAGTAGAAGTCATTGCTTCTTTTACAAAGTCCCAGCTTTCTTTTCCTTGTGCTTTATATTTTCTTGTGTAATAATCTTCTACACCAACTTGTGCAGCAAATTGTCCACCTTCTTCATACACCCCTTCTGTAAATACATTGATTGCTTTTGGTTTTACAAACTCCCAAGCTTTACCAGAAAATGTTTGTGGAAGTTTTTTCTCAAATGTATCAAGAGTTCCTTCTTTAAGACCTACTTTTCCTGCAGAACCAAAATCACTTAATGAAGAAGATGTAACTCCTTTTTGTGCTCCTGTAAATGATTTAAAAATATTATCAAACTGTACAGCATTAGATACAGTTAAAAGAGCCATGTTAATACCAAATCTAGTATTCATAGCATCTGTAGCATAATCTTCTATTTGTTGAATTGCTTCTGGTGTAGGTTCTTCACCAAAATTATCTAATTTATATTGTTCTGTAAGCTCTTCTTTTATTGTTCTATATGATTCTCTTGACTCAATAGCTGCTTCAGTTCTTGCAGATCCATATACAGACATTCCATATCTAAATCCACTATTGATTTTTGTAGCAGCAGCAAGTTGACCAAGTCTTTCAATATTTAATAAAGTTTGTTCAGATTTACCAGCAGCTCTTGCAAGATCTAACACTCTATCAACTTTGTTAGTACCTGCAAATAATTTATTTAAATATAAAGAAGCTTTACCTAATTGTATACCAACTAATGGAATAGCACCAACTCCTTCTGTAGCAGCACCAATAATAGCATCTTGAGCAACAGCACCAGCAATTGCTCCCACCATAAATCCTGAGTTCTTTAATACTTTATCTCCCCAGAAGTTTGCTGATCCATATGTAAAAGGAATAGCTGTAGCAAGTCCTCTTGATTTTTCATAATTTGTTACATAATTTGGAAAGTAGTCTTCTACATTTCTCATCCATGTATCAATAGAAGATTCATATCCATCAGGATTTGAAAGATCTGATAAACTTCCATTTTTAAGTGCACTTGCTGTATTAGGAATTGTAGCAAATGATTGTCCAAATGTTCCTAATGCAAATGCTCCCATTTTAACAAGACCGTTTCCTAATTGTGAAAGTCCTGATTGTTGTAAACCATATACGTTCTCAAGATTAATCCCTCTTTCATATAATGGGTAACGCTGGTTTGCTAAAAGTTCACTTCTAGAAACCATAGAAAATGGAGAATTAGGAGTCATTGGTCCATTTATACTCTTGAAACTTCTTGCTTCTTCTGCAGTTATTCCTCCATAACTATCGTTGAATTGACCAGGTATTCCTAAATTTTGATGAATATTAATTTGGTCAAATGCAGTTAATGAAGATCCTAAAGGTTTATCTACAGAAGATTCATAATTTCTATCAGAAGTATTGCTTAAAAGTTCGTTATCGAAAATTGGCATATTATATTATTTAAATAATGTATCTATTGTTTTTGGTCCTATATTATATAATAATTCTTGTAATCCCATTTCATTTAAATATCCTCCTTGATTTAGAATTTCATCTTTCCATTCTTTACCATCATTATAATATAGTCTAATTTGAAATTTATCATTTTCATCTCCTATATTATTAGGACTTCCTTCAACATCCACTCTAACGTTAGGAGCAATTCTTGTATTATTTATTCCAGGAAGCAATGGACTATATCCAGATATACCAGCTGTAGATGCATTTATTATATCTTCTTGATTTGTTGTTTTCTTTGCAGAACTATTAACAGAATATTTAATATCTGTAATTGGATTTATGTAAGAATATTCAGGTAACCAGTTTTGCATTTCTACAGGAGTTAATGGAATTTTTTGAGAAACTCCATCTGCACCTGTAATAAAAAGAGTTCCTGATCCATCTTTTCTTTTTTGAAGATTATAATTTGCTTTACCATCTTTTCTAATTCCAGCAACTGTAGTAGGATTAAAATCATTAGGATTATCAGAATCTAAACTTCCATACTCGTTATAATCTTTTAGTTTCATAGCTATAATCTGATCTATTGTTGACATATCAGCTTTGTTCTGTTTACTAAACTGAATTCCCATAGCTTGTAATTGAGGATCGAGATCAGCAATCACTTTTGATTGAGCATTATATTTATCTATTGTTGCTTTTTTAACTTCACCTGAAACAGTATTTGCTAAGTTTGAAAGTTTAGTAAATATTGCTTTTTGAGAATCGCTAGATGGTCCATTATTATAAGTGTTATATAATGTCAATGCTAATGGATATTGTTTTGTACCTTTATATTGATCTAAAATAGATTTATTAATTTTAGTTACTTTCTTACCACTAGTTCCTTCTCTACCCATTGCAAATGAATCAGATTGTTCATAAGAATGTTTATTCATTGCAGAAATGTAAAAATCATAAAGTTCATTTGATGTATAATTATCATTTCCAATCTTTAAACCTTTTTCACGATTGATTACATTACCTATTTCTTTCTCAAAAGGTTGTCCTGCTTGAATAGCAGCACTTGCCACTTTACTTTTTTGATTAAGTGTATATTCTAAATTATCTATGTTTTCAATTAATTCTCTTTGTTTGTTATCTGTTATAGAATAAGGATTATTTCTATATTTTATATATACATCATTAGCAGCTTTTAATTTTGCTGCTTTGGCTTGTTCAGGACTCATACCTTTTGTATTAACTATTGCTCCTCCTAATTCCAACTTTGAATAAGTTAAATCATTATCAATAGAAGTAATTTCAGCATTTAAATCTTCTAAAGAAGGTTTATTAACTCCTGTAGATATTTTTTCTGCTTTTACAATTGGTTGTAATTTTTTATCAGCTTCTCTTTCTTTTTTTGCTTTTTCTTCTTCTCTAGCATCTTGTTTTATATCAAGAACATGTTTAGCATTCCATTCTATTTGTCTTCTAAGTTCTTTTTGGATATCAAATTCAAATTCTTTTTTCTGCATCATTGCTTGAAAACCTGGATTGGTTTTATACTCTGTAGAATAACTTTCATTAGAAAGATCTTTAGCAAGATTAGTTAAATATTTTTGTGTATAGATTTTATATTTATAAGAAGATGCTTCAGCTTCTGTATCAACACCAGCCATATCTTCGTTCATTTGCTTATCAAGTCCTCCTTCATAAACTAATTCTTTAGCTTTATTTATTTGATTTTGAAAAGCAATTTTTTGTTCTGGAGTGTAACTTCCTGTTGCTAATTTTACAGAAGCATCAACAATAGCATCAGAATAAAGTTTTTTCTTTTCATTATATGATTTAATAATATCATTTTGAAATGTAATAGGAGTGGCATCTTTGTAATGATATTGAGCTGTAATATTTAATTGTCTTTTATCTCCTTCATCAAGACTATCATAAAAGTTATTTAATATTCTTTCAGCCCCTATGCCTTTAACTTTTGTAGTTAACATTGTCATATCATACTGAGGTTTACCTCCTTTAGATGCATCTAAAGATTGTGTACCATCAGAATTAAAGTATATTGTTTTTCCAGAATTATCTCTTATATAAGGATTATCTATTGAAGAATCAACTTCTTTTAATTTAGAAGCAAGATCTCTAAGTTTCTTATCTACATCTTTGTATTCAATATATTGACCACTAAAAGATTCTCCAGGTTTTGTAGAACTTAAATAACCATTAACTTGATTATTAAACCACCACTCGTTTTCTGGAGAAGACTTACCATCTTGTATAGCTTTTTCTTTTCTCTGTTGTTCTTTTTTTAATTTAGCAGTAGAATTTACTGCTGTTTGAATATTAGGATCATAAGCAATTTGTTTAGTCATTCCTGCTACAGAGTTTACAAGTTGATAGTTTGAAAAATCTCCAGCTGCTACAGTGGTTAAATTATTACCTAACTGATTAAGCTTTGATTGTAAATAAGCTCTATCTACATCACTTGCAACTTCTAATCCAGCTATAGCATCTATGTTAGCTTGTATTTTTTGGTAACCCTCGTCATAGCGTTTTTGTTTTTCCATGCCAACAGCAACCATAGCTTCTACAGGAAGTTGTTGTACGTAAGGATTAAACTGAGGGATATTATCGGTAAATGAAGCCATGTCTTATTTTTATTTTAACGTAACGTATTACGTATGTTAGCAAATTTATTGTTAATTAATTTATTACACAACAGTTGAATAACATTTTTAAGTAATTTTTATAATCAAATTAATTACTTAAATGCTTTAACTATTGAGCTTTGTGAATAATTTTTCTTTGTTTTCCCTCCATACTTATTCTTAGGAGCAACTTCATTCATCACTTCTGTGTTATTTGCAGGAATCATCTCATATTCATTATCTTCGTATGACATATTACTATTTGGATTAATTCCAGGTGTAGACATAGAAGGTGCTTTTGTTGCAACTTCTTCTTTACCACTCACTTTCTTATATGAATATGTACCATCAGCATTTTGAACAAGTCTATAATTTGGATCATTGTATTGTGGATATTTTTGATCAACATTAAATTGAGCCAAAGGATTCATGTTTACAGCTCTTCCAGATTTATCATATCTATAGTTGTATAAGTTTTCATATACACCTAATGTTCTATTCTCTAATTTGTTTTTAGCATATTTATCAGCAATAGAATTAAGAGCAGCCTGTGCTGTAGCTTTAGTGTTACTCTTAGCTTGTTCTTGTCTTGTATATTGTTGATCATAGATTGCCAAGTTTTTTAACTCTGCATCATTCAATGTGTTGATGTTTCCAGAATACACCTGATCTTTCATAGCTTGGTTAGCTCTAAACTGATCAGCTAACACTTTTGATTTAGCACCATATGTTTGTGCAGCAAGATTAGCCTGAGCAGCAGGATTATATCCCATCATTCTTTGAGCACTTCTTTGATCAGCAGTTATTTCATTCAATTGATCTTGTAATGATATATCATAAGGAACTCTTAATTGTGGAGTGTATGGTGTTGCTTGTACAGGTTCTAATTGATTACTTGACATAGCATACATCTCTCCCATCAATTGTTGTGGGTCTAATTCTTCTTGATCTGTTGGTCTAATATATGGAAGCACTTCATTAAATGCTGTAATCCAAGGATTTTTCTTATGTTTAATTATTTCAAATTTATCTTCTTCTTTTGGTGAAGCTTTTGGTTCTTCTTTTAAAGGAGAAGTCATTTGAGGAGAAGTATATTTAATAGCAGCATCTACAACATTATGTATAGGTCCAACTTCTTTATTTGTAGCTTGCTGTTGTAAAAACATTATTTTACCTTCTTTAGTTGGAATTTTATTTAATGCTTTTTTAATATTAGTAGAACCTTCTCCTCCATAAGATTCAATGTACGTCAACATTTTTTCAGCTCTATCTTTGTCTGATAAAGCTGTGTTTACAGAAGGAGCCCATTCATTTTCATAACGTTGCATATCATCCCACATAGGATTACCAGTTTGACCAGCTTTTGTAAAGCTCCATTTATCACCTCTTCCTTTTGTTTTATATCCATCTTGAGCTTTTGGAATAGAGGTTCCAAACTTAGCTTGTTCTTTCATAGCTTTTTTATCTACTGTTGCTTTACCTCTTGCAAGATCATCTGCAACAAGTCCATATTCTTCTGCTGTATCATTAATAGCATTCTGTAAATCAGCAGCTTTTATTTTCTTATCTGCTATAGATTTAAGTTTCATGTTACCTCCTTGAATGTTTGCTTCTAATGCAGAAAGTTTTAATCTATCAAAAGAATTTTTTACATCAAGACTATTCAACTCATTGGTTGATTTCTCAATAAGTTTATTTTGCTTAGCTTCTGTTTTAGAAAGATCAGCTATATAGTTTTTAAATTTCTTACCTTTAGCTTTAGGATCTCCTAATAAATCTATGTATTGATTAGGTATTTTTAAATTACCATATACAACAAGACTTTCTTCTCCTGAAGATCCATCTTTTAGTTTTACAGCAGGTTCTCCTCTTTCCACTTCTACAGGATTATCACCATATGTAATACCAATACCAGTGTTACCTTTTCCATCAGACTCATCGTGAGATTTTCCTCTGAACATTACAGTTTCTCCACTACCAGGTAGGTATGGATTTTCAGACATAGGTTCAGCATATCCACCCCAATGCGTTTGAAGTTCACCACCCATAGCATAAGTTTGCATAGCTCTTTCACTAGGTTCTCTATAAGCTTTTAAATGTCCACCAGCTCTGAATTCATCTTTATGTGCAAAATCAGCAAAGTCTTGATCATTAACATCTCCAAACATTGTAATCACTTGTGGATTATATTCAGGATTCATGTATCCACCATTTCTCATATAAGATCCATATTGTGAATGAACAGAATCTTTGAACTGAGAAGCCATGATTCTATTCATATTATTTTTAGTTCTTGCTTCAGCTTTTCTTTGATCTCTATCATTTGTATCAAGTAATCCACCAGCAAATGTACCTACAGTTTGACCAATTGCTCCACCTAATGGACCACCAATAGCTGTTCCAGCAAGACCACCAATAGTACCACCAATTTGTCCACCACCATCATTTCCTGTCATATTACCAGCAAGACTAGAACCCATTCCTCCAATTGCTCCCCATGGAGTTCCTCCTCCACTAGCTCCACCCATTGAAGACATCATACTAGATGGATCAAACATTTCTGCTCCACCTTGTGCTTTAGGAAGGTATCCTCCCATTCTATATGATTTAACTTGGTTTACATTATATAATGGTTCATATTCAAGATCTGAATAAATATCATTTCCTCCTTCATATGTATTTTGTATCTCTGTTGGGTTACCACCAACCATTCCTCCTTCTTGTAACCTAGCACCATTTCTAGCAAGAACATTTGTTCCTACACCATATACAGGAAAGAATTCTTCACCTGTCATTTCAGGCATCATTGCATTTGCTTTCTTTCTTGCATTCTCAGTGTATTGTCTTAAGTCATCAACATCTGTAGATTCAGCTGCTCTTGCTTGAACATCTGTAACATTTGCCCATTTCTGTGCTTCTTTTTTAGCTCTTCTACCTGCTCTTAAGTTTTGATAACCAGAAATAAGTTCTCCAGCTGGTCCAGCGAACTTACTAACTTGATTTCCAATGTTATTCATTTTTCCAACATTAGTGTTAGGTCCTCCAGGAGAAGCGTATCCAGACTTATCATCTGCTAATGTAGAAGCATTAATTGTAGATACACTATTGTCAACTTGTGGACCATTAAACATTCCAGCATTTACACCAACAGATTGTGTTTGTCCTTGCATCATGTTCTGCATGTTAGGAAGATTATTCATTCCTTGCATTCCTTGCAAATAAGAACTCATACCTGACATCACTGCTCCTTGTTGTGCTTTCTTTATCATCTTCTTAGCTTCTGGATGAGCTTTGAAAAAACTTTTTTCATCTGGGTATTTAGCGTAAAACTGTTTATCTGTTTTAACACCTGCTAGTTTTAAGAATTCTGCTTTCATAATATTATTGGTATTTGTCCATCCAGCCTCCTGGTTGTTTTGTATTATAGTTTGTAAAATTAGTTAATTGGTTTAGTTTTACCAACTCTTTTCCATCTTTTGCTAATGGATATTTTTTATCTTCAAAGTTTTCAATTGAATCTTGATTTTCAGAAATAGTATTTAGTAAATGAATCATTTGAGTTTCATCATATATCGAATTTAAATCTAAAGCTTCTTGTGGTAAAATATCTTTGTTGTTAAACAATTCTTTAAATTTATTTTTATCTATTTTTTCAGTAAAAGGGTCATATATTTTATTTTCTTTTGCAAATTTTCTAATAACATTAAGTCTAGCTCTTGTTTCAGTTGGAGTAGTAAAATATTTAATTTTTTCATCACTCATTAAATTTAAATTTTTTACATTAGCTTTACTTTTTGAGTCTAATCTTTTATACATTGCTGTATCTTTATATGAAGCAGGTGTATATTTTTTAATAAGCTCAATATCATCTGATGGAATTAATCTATCTGACGAATTATAAAAAAATCCAGGAATTGAAGCATCTGTAGCATGTGAGATTTCATGTGGTATGGTTCCAGAATACTCATAAGGCATTGTAGATTTATAAAAATTTAAAACTCCAGTATTAGGATTTGCATGAGCACTTTCTCCTTTAGTACCATATTCTTCATTAGGTCTTCTTATTAATGTTTTTTTATTTTTAATTAGTGTTTGTAACTGTTTGTTTCTATCTTCTTCATATCCATAATCAAACCAATCACTTTTTGTAGAATTTTTCAACATTTGTTTGTACATAGGAGAAGCTTGCCAATTTTTAAAATATTCTAAACTTTTATCAACTTCATTATTAAAATTAGCATTATCTACTTTATTTCCATCTTGAGCAATAGGAAACTCTGTCACCTTCTTTCCTTTGAATTTATATTCTTCTTCTGGATACATCATCTGTGTATCACCTGTATCTGATATACCAAGAACAGGATAAGGTACACCTTGCATTGTTATGTATGGAGAATCTATTTCTGTTATCTCTCCTGGATGAGCCCATTGTCCTCTGTCATCTTTAATAACTTTTCCACTCTTAGCACTAGCCATTGTTTTCTTTGCATAAGGACCATTGCTTGGAGCAGGATTGTTTGTACGTGCATATGAGAAACCTACAGCTCCTGGAATAGAACCACCCATTTGTGCTTGAGGAACATAGTTAACTGGATATACAGATCCACCCATTTGAAACTGCCCTCCCCATGCAGGAGAATAATCTCTACCTTTGGTATCATATCCTTCACCTACATATCCTTCTGGTAAAGAAACAGAATTATCATTATAGTTCTCTTGGTGTTCTTGCATAGATCCACCATCAGCATAGCTATCTAACCAACCACCATTTTTCATGTTGTTAGAATTATCTCTACCACACTCATGACATACATACATGTCTTTCTTACTAGAATCAGATTTGTTCCAGCTCCATCCGCATGTACATTTTACTTTACTACTACTCATTCTTTTTTATTTTTATAAGTGAATGATTTTTCTACACTCCAATTATTTAATCTTGCTAATAATCTTTTATAAGGAATGTTTAATTCATCTGACCATTCACTTACAGTTTTAGTAATACCATCATATTCAATATATCTACTTCTCCTGGTATTATTCATATTTTGTTTTCTAGTAATCCATCTACAATTATCTGGTTCATAATTACCATTAACATTAATTCTATCTAATTCTAAACCTTCTTTATATGTTGAATACATATCTGATAAAAAATTATTAATATCTTTCCATCTATCACAAACAGTAATCCCTCTTCCACCATAATTATAATAACCAAAATCATTAGGGTCATTACATCTTCTAATCATTGCTGCCCAAGTTTTATACAAACGATGTTTTCTATATCCATGAATTTTATTTTTAAATCCTTGTTGTTGTATTTTATTATCTCTCAAACATCCACAAGATTTAGTATTACCATTTTTAACTGCTAATATTATACAGTCAAATTTTTTTCCACAATTACATTGAAAGGTAGCACATCTTTTAGTTGTTTTACTTTTATTAGTTTTTGTTACTTCAAATACTATTGGACTTGTTTCTTTTATAAATATACAAGTCCCTATTATATCTCCTTTTTTATATTCTACTTTCTGTCTCATCTTATTATTTATTAATTAAGATATAAAGATAAGACTATCATTTGATAATTCCTAATTTATTTGTAACTAATTTGACTAGGAGTTATCAAAAATTGTGAAACAAGATGAGTAGTACTTGATGAGTCTAAGATGTGACGAATCTTCAATTCTTTTGCTCTTAATGTTGCTTTCTTAAAGCTTCTCAATCCGTAGTCCATGTTCTCTTGATTCACTTCTTTATCTATTGACATAGACTCACATGATGATCTAAATAATGGAACCTGAGAACTCTTCTCTAAAGCCCAGAATGTATTATACTGATAGAAGTTATCACTCTTTGTATAAGTGATTGTTTTACTGTCTGTATTGTATATTGGATATTGTCCATATGCTTGTAAGTTATGAAGTGGTTTTGCAACAAGATTTAATATTCCAGAACTCTGTTGTCCATTATATAGAATAGCTTTATTAAACCATTTGTCGTTTGTTTCAATTTTTAAATTACTATCATATGCTTCATATGGATTTCTTATGTATTCATACGCTTTTGTATAGTCTTTTACGTTCTGTAATATCTCATCTTGGAATTGATAAGCAAATGGATATTCTATTACGTATGGTTTTATACTTCCATAAAAATAATTATAGATTTGCGTGTTGGTTAAATGTTTCCACAAACAAGCAGTTTTAGTTTGCTTATATCCACTCTTAGAATATTCTAAATAAGGAATTTCTCTTAATTGAAAGGTTTTTTCAAACCCACATTCTCCATTTGATACTAGTCTTACATTTGTCACTTTATTATCTACTAGATATGTCCTACCTTTAATTAACTGTTTTCTACTTACATTTTCATCTAGTAGATTATTATAATTATCGTAAACACTGAAAGGTCCTGTATTAGGACCTGTCTGTGTTATCTTTATTGTAATTTCTCTTTTCATTATATAGTAGTGGTTGTTGTTGTGGTTGGACAATCTATAACTTCTGTACAAGGATCCCCACAAGCTTGAATAAATATATATCCATCAGAATCTGTTTCAAATGATATAGATTCGTATTGTGCACATAACGTTACAAATGTATCTGAATATTCATCATAATGAGTGACATTTGATCCATCTGTCCAGATTAAAACTACGCTACCATAAATAGTTACATTGTAACAATATGTATCAGGAACAAATGTTGTAGTGGTAGTTGTTGTACCACAATTATAAATTCCTACAATCACTCCTGATTCCACTTGATAAACAGTGGTATCAAACGCACTTTCTTCTGTAAAATAAAAACCATCAGGAACTAATGTACAATCTGTAGAATATGCATCAAGATAAACAATTTGTCCTATTTCTAATTCATTATATGCTACAGATATTGTTTCTATATTTATGTAAGACCAATCTTCATTTGTATTCAAATACTCTATTCCTAAACAAGCATCTTCAAAACTTCCTGTTGTATCTAATATATTTGTATCACAACTTTCAGAATATCCTGTTATAAATAAATTATCACTGGAAAGATTACCTCTTTGACATATTGTAGTGGTAGTTGTAGGAGGAACAGTTATTATAGCATCTCCTTCAAGATTACAATATGTTTCAATAATTGTTCCTTCTAATTCACAATCTAATGCTAATGTACTAGTTGTTGTTGTAGTAGGTAAAGGTATAGGTGCAGCACTTGTAGTGGAGGTTGTTGTTGGTTTAGTTCTATTTATCTCTCCTACTAAAGCAGTAAATGTAGCTTCTCCATTTACAGAATCACAACATCCATTAAGTCCTGTATAAAAGAAATTATTTTCTGCTATGTAAAAATTAGGAACATAGCTATGGAAAGAAACCCAAGATTTTGTATTAAAATTAAATGATATTGTAAATGATCTGTTACAAAAAAATTCAGCATCATCTAAATAAACTACATCTCTAAAAACAACATCATTAATTATGTTTTCAACATAAAATTCTTTATTAACTTCGTCATATTTAATATCTTCATCTAAAGGCACATAATCTAATTTTGTAATTATCACTCTATCAAATTTAGCATCAAACACTCCATGTAAACCTATTCCATTAAAATTGTTATCAGTGTCTACATTTGGAAAATATTTTAATATTTTAAATGGTAAATTGTCTGTCATAAATCTATTTACACCAGAACCAAATGCTGTCATATCTACAGCTTCTGTTCCTTGTATAAGAAATATTTGCCCACGTTTAGCATCAATGGTTATTTGTCCTTGTGGAATCTTTAATAAAAACTTATTCTGTGTCCCTACATATCCAAGATCTGTTTCAGCAAAATCAATAGGAGGTGCACTAAACATGTTAGGGTTACCTACATATGCTGCTTGTGGATTACTTGTATCAATAGTTAATAAGTTATTATACATTAATGATTTGTTTTCAAACCTAGCAAGGATTGCTCTGTTTTGAATACCATCTAATGATATAAGATTTCCATAGTTTTGTGGAAAATCATAAAAAGAAAGAGCTCTGTATATTAACCAGTTATTCACTTTATTATCTGCATCTGTAAATTGCTTTTCAGAATAAATAGTTCTAAAAGGATAATACGTAGAACAGATTGCATTCCAATCAATAGGAAGATTCGTAAATGAATTTTCTTTATTTTGTTTTGAGAAAGTTACATTATAATAATATGTATTATCTTGCTCAATAGGAACAAATGATTGTTGCACCCATGCATCAGGAATACTTGTAGATACATGTGGCCAGAAATCACCTTCTCTATTATTGAATGCTTGTCTAAGATCTAAATTATAAGAACTCTCACAATAGAAATTAGGAACACCATATGCAAACATATAAAAATATCCATCATAATAAGTTAACTCACTAGGTGAATTAATACTAGTGTATTGTGTTGTATCATTAGGACAATCAAAATTATGAGCTTTATATGAAATAAAGTTTACTAATTGTTGGTTTGCAGCTGTTGCATTACGTAATACACTTCTTGCAGAATGCCAGTATTTTGGATATGCAATGTTTCCAATTGCATCATAAAACACATCTGAATCATCAGGAGCATTCACTCTATTTTGTAAAAAGAAAGGAAGTTTTGTTTTAAATGCAAATTTACCAATGAATGTATCTCCTCCAAATATAGTGGATTCTGTAGGAGTAAATTGTGAAAATATCACTTGAAACCCTGTATCCACTTTTTCATATGAATATATTTGACCCCATTGTCCAGGAACAATATTTTTAATTGATCCATAATATGAAACAACATTAATATCTTGTTCTCTTTGTGGAGTGGCACAAGCATTAGTTCCTCCAATTGTAAATCTAGAATTATCTTCAATTAAAGAATTCCCTAAGTAAACTAATGAATCTGTTTTACTAGGAAAAGGAAGACTATCATCTGTTTTTAAATAGACAGAAGTTTCTCTATTGTAATTATTAATATTATTATCATCACCAACGTTTTGTAATCCAGGAATTAAATATCTTTTTATATCAAGATTTCTTTGTTTGATTCCTAAATTATTGTATACAGGAGAATGATAACTGTAACTAGCTATAGAATTAAATGAGTATGCATAGTTTTTTCTAGTTATACCATTAATGTATATTTCTAAATAAGCTTGATAAGCTGCAAACAATGCAACAATATCTCCTCCAGCAATGTTTGAAGAACTTTGTAATGCAACTTGTTGAGCTTCTTTACTTAATAATCTATACTTAGCATTGTCTCTCACTTCAACAAAGTGAGCTCTACCACCACCATACATTACATTCTCAAGCTTTAGTACATCACCTAAGAAAGGTTGTCCAAAAGATGTTTCTGGAGAATTAAATATTTGTCTGTTTGTAAGAGATTCTGATAATGGAGCTAGAGGTTCTTCTTCTTTACAACCTGGATCTCTTACTTCAGAATCTTTTGAAAAGTTTTTTCTTTTTCCTCTACCTAATGTAGGAAAAGTTCCAACTCTTACATATATTTTAAGATTATGACCAGAACCTATCCAAGGACTTTCTATAGGTCCTTCTACAGCATCATCAAAATATACAGTTATACCAGCTCTACCATTTTCAGCTCCAACAGTCCAAATATCATAATTTGCATATCTAGAATAAGCTACACATTTTTTATTATCTGGAACATATCCTGGAATTCCTGGTGTAATTTGATAAGAAGCATATCCATAAGCTACAGGACCAGAATTCCATCTTACTTGTTCCACTTTATTAAATACACCTTCTCCTAAGAATGTAGGTTTTATAATTGAACAAATTTTTAAAGGATTGTTTTCAAGATGAAGTTCATATATTTTTCTTATTATTTCTTTGTTTGTATTACAATCAGTATATCTAACTGCTGTATATGGACCTAATTCATCTTCATTATTAAAACTACGAACAATGATATCAAAAGATTCACATGACTCAAAATATGCATTATTATTAGCATTTAAAAATGCATCTTCACTAAGATCATTATATGGATAGTTTGGATAGTAATATGTTTCTTCTTCTTTAACATAGCTTCCTACATTACGAAGAATACCTTTAGCAACAATAGATCTATTTGTACTTCTATCACCACGAACAATTTTATATCCTACAATATCATCTTTCTCTTCATTTGTTAAATTAGACTCTCTGATTAATTGTATAACCTGTTCGTTGTTAATTTTTATACCAATAGGATAAATTGCACTAGATTGTTGCATTTCCACTTGATATCTATCTGAAACAATTACAGGAACAGAAGATTCAAATGAAGGACTAATTAATATATCAGGAAACTTATGATGTCTAATTTGTTGATTAGCTAAGTCTCCCCAAACTTCTACATTACAAGGATAAGTTTCTGTAGATTCCCAATAAGCAAATTGACCAAATTGATATGGTCCTTTATAACTAGGCTCATCAGAGAATTGTGGAGATATTCCTATTACAGAAGCTGTATTATATATTTTCCAATAAGGAGCAGAAGTTCCTTCTCCTATAAAATCAGGATTGGTGTTTGGAACATCTGGTTGACTTACTATCTCATTGTTTGTTTGTTTTCTACCTGGAATATGAAAACCATCTGTTTGTTTTCCATTTCTTAATAAGAATACAATCTCAAGTGCATACACTTCATCACGCAAGTACCCACGTAAGTTTGTTGCATTCACTTCATCTGCATAACTTTCTGTAGAAGGTATTCTCCAACTTTCCCATTGAAGAGTTATTTGATTAGCTATTTTTTGATAATTCACTCTATCTATTGTAGATAGTTTATCCCAAACTAAAACATCTTGCACTGCAGTTAAATCTCCTGCTACATCATAGTATGGAAACTTTTCAAATATATCATTTATAGAAAGTCTTATATCAGTTTTACTTTGTCCTGTATAAGTTATTTGTTGTGTAAAATTATCTATGAAGTATGTTCCAACAAGTTCAACTGATGATATACCATTAATTGTTTTTATTACAGCTAAGTTATAATATTGATACTTTCCTGTTGTATCTAAATTAGTTATATCAATAACTATTGACTTTCCTACAGGATAGTTAAAATTTACTGTAGTGAAGTCTGGATCTGCAATAGGTGTAGGATTTGTTATAGAATAGAAAGAAGTGTATGGACTACCTTGTGCATCTGTATATTGTATACCAAATTGATAAGTACCTGCAATTAAATCTCCTCCTGAAATTACATCTATAATTTCTAATTGAGGAATATTAAAATTAGGTTGTATTTTTAATTTATTACAATCTAATTCATCTAATGTAAGTACACTACAAGAATTAGGAATAATCTCTGTTACATAAGGCACATTATCAATGTCCATATATCTTCTAGGATTAAATCCATCTGTCCAATAAATCTCTGTAGAGCAGTTTGTTATTCTATGAACAACTTTAGGTATAGGATGGTCAATGTTAAAGTTTAAACAATTAGCATTTACAATTGTTCTGTAAATACAATCATTATTAATCATCTGTCCTATTTCACTTTCTCCTGTAGAAGAGTTAGCTAAAAAGAAAATAAACTTGTTTCTTTCTTGTATAAAATGACTTCCAATTAAGGAATATCCGTTAGGGAAACTAATACATAATTCATTCCCTGGCTCATTCTGGTAGTTTACAGAATTAGCATCAAAGTTTTCAACAGCAGCATTCAATGCATATGTAAGTGTGCCTGGTTTAATCTGATTAACAGATTGATCCATGTTCAGTCCTACAGTGGCATTATTATACTCCTGCTTAATGTTTCCTTGTTGTTGTTCTTCAGCCATTGTTATTAATTGTTACGTCTTCTACCATATCTATTAGTACGGTTAGGAAGCTCATACATATTAAATCTATTAAGATCGTTTTTAATTCTTCTTTGTTTCTCCCAAGGAGTTTGTTTCTTCATTTCAATCTCAGCCATGATGTACGCTTCTTCATAAGCTTGTTTGTGATACATCATTTTTTGTTGCAACTGATTAAAAGTTTCATCATTAGTTTGATTCGTAAGAGTTTCAAACATTTTAAATTTAATGAATGCTTCTACATATTCTCTAATACGATAATTGTCTGGAATCATTTGATTACCTATTTCATCATATTCTGTAGCATAGAATAATAAATGTACAACACCATTTCTAAAATTAGTTACAAACTTATTATCTCTAATATCAAAACTATCGTAACTAGCAGCACCAGGAGTGAATTCATGAATAGGAGGAGCTTCAGCATAGAAGTCCCAATTGTTTGTATATTCCACTCCACAGTTTTGTTTTGCAGATATATTACCAGGTTTAAGTAAATACTGATGAGTAAATCCTCTAGCAACAGTGTTGTTTGTTTTGTATACAGCTTGTACTAATTCTGGCATACATGTACCATTACATGCAGGATCTTGACAACCTGGTCTATTACAAGGAGTTCCTCCAATAGTTAATGGAGCCACTTGAATAGTGGTTGCACTAGCAGCTTGTGAATAAAATGAATTAGCTGATTGATATGGATATCCAGAAACTTCTGTACACATCCAAGCTTCTCTTACAGCATAAAAGTTATCAGGAAGTCTAGCTTGAAAATCTTCTACAAACAAGATTTCTTCACTTATTACAAATGTAGTTCTTCCTAACTTCTTTAGAGCTTTGTCTAAGTAAGTAGGAAATAAAAGATCATCTATTGCACCAGTATCGAAATAACTTTTAAGTTCTTCTTTAACAGTGGCATAAACAGGTTCTGGTGATACGAAATTATATTTATAGTAGTATGACATAGTTTATTATTTTTTCCATTCACGATAAATGTGTTGATACTTGTCGTTGGTTTTTAAGTAATGTGACAATAGTCTTGATGTAAGTCTAGAAGGTTTGAAATACCATAGATCAGAATGTTTAAATCGTGCTGTTGACTTAAACCACATCCAACCAAAGAAATATCCTTCTGTGTGATAATTGAAGTTGTATATAACCTTACCTTTCTCTTTAGTTTTTTGCCAGTCAATAGGTAAGTTTACAAACTCTTTACCATCTATATTATTTTTTAGTTTTCTTCTTTTCTTTTTATTGATTGAGAACTCTCCAAACCCATAAGGTAGTTTTGCTTTATCACCTGTTTCTAAAATGTATTCTTTAAATAACTCATTGAATGTATAGAGAATATTTCTCCACTCATCATATGTAAGTTTTATAGAAGGGTGTTTTTTGCAAAACTGATTATAGTTTTCTTTACTAGAGCTTCTCCAATCAATCTTCGTTCTCATTAACTATTTGGTTTTGAGTTAGGTGCTTGTCCATCTATTCCTTCTGCACTCATGTCTGTTTTAAGATTGAAGTATGTAGATAAAAGTTTTTGAGATGTAAGTTCTAATGTTTGCTGTTCCAAGTATCCAGGAAGAGGAAACTCTTTATCTAATGGATTCTTACATATCTCATCTAATGTATACTCTGGAGATCCACATCCACATTCTGGATACATGATTTCATTATTTACATCTTCTTCAAATAAAGCTACAAATCGAATTGATTTAAGTAAAGGATTGTTTACATATAGATATCCATTAGATATCCAGAAGTATTCTTCTTTCTTGATTATAGGAAGCTTTAATAGATTGATGTATCTGTTTACAGTGATCTCTTTTAATTTCTTTCCTGTACCACCCATAGCATTAATAGAATAAACTCCTTGTATTACATATTGGTAATTACCTTCTGATATACGTGGGAGTTTAAGTTTTGTTCTTGCAATAGTACATTCATCTACATAGTTACAACATTCAGAGATGGGTACTTCTATCATCTCTAAACATGGAATAGTAGTGAACAATGTGTCAGTTGCCCAAAGTTTTCTAAGATTGGTTTCTCTTTTAATAAGTAATAAAGCATTGTTTCTAATCTCAGAAGCAATTGCACGGTCAGTTATAAGAGAGTCAGTCGATAATATTTTATGAACTGAACGAACGTCACTAACAAGTTTTCTTAATGTTGCCATTTTTCTAAATAAATTATTGCGTTATTTAATAATTTTTTATCATCTTTAAAGTTTCCAAGAGCTAAATTACAATTATGACATAATATTCCTCTTATTTTATTAGAAACATGACAATGGTCAATATATAAATCTCTTTTATATTTTATAAAATGTTCTTTTCTTGATAAAGAACATATACTACATTTATTATCATCTCTTAATAATAAAGAATCAAATTCTTCTGGAGTTAATTTATATGGTCTTAATCTACTTTTAGTTCTTCTTTCTGGATTATTTTTCCAATCTTCTTTAGATTTTACACTTAACTTTTCTTTATTTTTTACATAATGTTTTCTTGATAACTCTTTAGCTTTATCTTGATTGTTATCATAATACAACTTAGCTGTTTTAGAAGTGCATTGTTTACATATAGATTTTAAACCATCTCCATTATGAGAATTTTTATAAAAATCATCAGTACTTTTATTTATTTTACATCGATTGCAAACTTTCATAACTTTAAATTCTTTCTTCAAATTCGGCAACTTTACCTTTAATAGAATCATACACTAAAACTAATGCACAACGGATACTGTGTACGAAATTATTATCTAAGTGCCATCTATCTGTTCCAGATAAGCTAGGCATTTGTTGTATTCTTACTCCCTTCACTTCTTTAGCCATATAGTGATGTTTATCACCTGTATGAACTTCTCTGTAAACAGCATCACCAAATTGATGACTATATTTAGAATGTGTTGCAAATAATAATGGAAGATCTTCTATCTTACAATTACCATGATGCCATCCAATAAATGTATTTCCTAATGTGATTCCTTTTATAACAGAATGTTCTCTTATAAACTCTACATCTAATTCATCTCTAAAGAACACATCTAATGCATGTGCTAGATAATAAGATTTAGTTCTATCATGGTTTCCTTGTACAAGAACAACAGTTACATTGTTACAATGTTGTCTCAACATATTAATTGTATCTACAAGAATAGCAAAGCCTAATTCATACTCTTCTGCATAATCCATTATAGTGTCTTGTGGAGTACCGTTTGTAGTTTGGTGTTGATAATTATCAGTGTGAAAATAATCGTTGGATATAGGAAGAATGATATTGTTTACATTGTAATTACTAGTCACTTTCTCAATCAAAGACTGAGCCACACTAACATATCTTAAAACTCTTGTAGTTATGTCATTATCACCATCCACTGTTCTTTTAGCTAAATGATAATCAGATATAGAGATTTCTACATCTACAAAGTCTTTATCTACAAAACGATCTACTTTGGTGATTGATACATTATTTGGTTTGTAGTTTTCTAAAAATCTTGCAAAGTCTTCAGGAGAGTAATCTTTTGCTTCTTTTCTTTTTGAAAAGATTGAGGAAGTGAATTTACCATTAGGTAATAATTTAGACCAGTAGTTTGTTATAACATACTTATCTAAGTTTATCTTATGTAACTTAGCTAGTTCAATGTCATCTTTAGGTTCAAAGTCTGTAACTATTGTACTTTCTATTGTACCTTTTTCAACATTCACTTTGCGTTCTCCTGCAATAGTTTTTATTACATCTTCATTATCTTTTTCTCTAAGTTCTTTCATGAGCTCATTGACCTCAAATTCACTTATCCCTAGTTTCTCAGCATAGAACTTTTTACTTTTCTTCTGACTTAATAACTCTTCTAATCGGTTCAATAAACTTTGATTTTCAGACATATTTGCTCATGTTAGTTAAAAAAATATTGTAAAGATAATTAATAGTTTTTATATATTCCAAATAATTTTAGTTAGAGACTTAATTCTTTATAATTAAAATAGTTAGAAACAAAAACTCCCCAAGAAAAACCTTGAGGAGAAATCTTGTAAAACCAACAAAACAAGATTTTTTATTTTAAATAGGTATAGTAGTAGTACTAGTTGTTGTAGGACTAACTGTTGTTGTAGTGGTAGTTGTAGATTCTAATAAAATATCTACATAGTTTGTGCACACCCCATTAGATTTAATTCTAACAGTAGTAGTATAATCAGGAACTAATGCAGAAGAATATCCTGCAAGCAATGCTGATTTAGAAACTCCTGATTCAAAAGCTGACACATATCCATCTAGATTTGAATATAAATCAAATGGACCTGAATCACTTCCTGCGGTTGTTAATGTTATTAATATTGTCATATTATATTATTTTAAATTATTAAATACAATAGCTTATTGGATATTCAATACGTCCATCTGTTCTAATTTCTACATATCCTGAAGCATCTCCAAGTATTTGTATATGCCAAAATCTATTATTTCCATTAAAAGGACTAGAACCATCAGGATTTATGTACGCATATTTATTAAGACCAACATTTTTGATATATAATGTGGTAGTTAATTCATAAGTACAAGTATCTGGTGAATTAGTTGCTTTACTTTCAGTAGATATTAACATAGGTGCAATACAACATTCATTAAGTTTTATAGGATCTGGTAAAGGAGTAATCTCTGAATCTATTTCTATATATTGTGAAATATATGGATTAGTTCTACTTACACAAATAGTTTCAGTTCCAACTTTATTAAATGAGAATGTGTAATACTCATTAGAAAAACAAGCTTCATCTACATACACGTAAACTGTATTATTATCACTATCGTCTAATTGTTCTTGAGTTACAGTAACTTCATAAACATAACAATCGCAATATATAGTGGTTGTGGTGGTCGTAGTTGGTACTACAGTAGTGCTTGTAGTAGTTGTTGTGATACATTCTCCAATTACGTATATATCACCTTCTCCACATGAAAATGTAGGAGTTGGAGCTGTTGATAGTACACAAAATGTAGGAAGATCTCCTGTACCAACCTCTGCTGTTTGAACATCTCCATAACAATCTGTATATTCAAATATTGCATATAGTTTTCCTGGACAGTTTATACTTACATTAACTTCATAATTTAAACAAGATGACACAACAGTTGTTGTGGTTGTAGTTGTACTAGAAGAAGAAGAAGTAGTAGTGGTTGATGTTGAACTACTGCTACTAGTTGTAGTTGTAGTTACAGGTAATGTAGTGGTGGTTGTAGTTGTTGGAGGTAATGTTGTTGTAGTTGTAGTAGTTGGACAACATACATTTAATTGACTATATATGTTAGTTATATCTTCTGTAATAACCATTACATCTTCTGTAAGATTTATCACATTTTCCGTAATAGAATCAACATCAGCTTTAACTTCACATATAACAGCATCAAATTTAGCAAGAATAGTATTTAATCCATCACACGTACTTACATCTGTACAAGGAAGTGGAGTGCTATCATATTTGACAGCACTCGTTCCTATTATACTTGTGTTATTTATTTGAGAGCAATTAGCCATTTTATTTTTAAATTAAAGTGGTAGTTGTAGTGGTTGTTGCAGAACAACATTCATCTAATCTATTGTATATATCAACTATATCACCATTGATGTCAATCACTTGATTAGTGATGTTTGTAACTTGGTTAGTTAGATAATTTATCTGCGTTATCAAATTACAAATAATCTCATCTATCTTTTGTAACACTACATTAAGTGTATCACATGGTTCAGCCACTATACATGGTAATTCAGGACCATCATAGACAATAGTACTAGATATAGTTAAATGAGTGCTACATGGATTGTTGTTGTTACAACTACTATTGGTAATTGTAGAACTACACCCACAAGGACTATTTAAGACTACGTCTGTACAACAAGGATTGACTGGTAAAAAAGGATATGCCATTTTGATAAGTTGTTAAGGTATATAAATAATATAACGACAACCAATTGATGGTTGAATATTTGAGTGAGCTAAACCTCCACCAAATGGTGCAGCACTAGAACTTACACTTACAGTTACACCTGTTTCTTCATTAGATGTTTCATAAATTTGACCATTTCCTGTACCAGTTCCACTGATTATTGCACTAGAAGGAGTTGTTACAAAAGGAATAATATCATTTGTAGATCTTAAAGTATTTGTAGGATTAGTAGAATCATCAGAAAACTTATGTCTATGTCCATCATCTGTAACTGTTACAGCATTTGTAATAGCATGTGTATGTGAAGGAATTTGATTATCGTTTAATACAATTTGATTTGCTCCTGTGACAGTTCCTATAGAATAATTAGGATTACCTGCAATAGTAGGATCAACTGCTGCTGCCATTGTTCCTCCTAACATTGTACCATCTGTAACACCAACTAATGTTCTACCTCTTAAATCAGGAGTACCATTATTACCATTACATAAATAAATATTAATCCAATCTCCTGTACCAGCTCCAGATCCATTAAAATATGTTATTGGACCATAATAAGGAACAGCAGCATAAGGAACCATTCTGTTTTTGATTAATGAACCTTCACCAGAACCATCTAGATAAGCTTGAATCAAAGCATCTAATTCATCTATTTGCACATATGTGTTAGGTAAGTTAAGTAGAAGTCCATTAAAATCTGTTTTTAATGTACACAATGTATTAATTGTAACTTGTAATATAGAATGTGTACCAGAAGATGATGTAACTCCTGCTAAACAATTTGTTGTGTAAGGAGCTTCTATAACATTAATAGCTTCATCTAATAAATCTAATTCTTCCTGTAATTTACATGTAGCTTTAATTAAAGCAATAGAAAGATCTAATACATTAATGTCTCTACACGTTGGAAGATATTGTTTCACTACATCACAAATAATTGATGAGTTAATATCTAATATAATTCCTGTACCATCTAATGTAGATGTAAGAAACGTAATTAATGCTTGTTCTACAAAAGATAGAGAATCACCAGTTTGAATTCCTAAGACAGGAACATCAATTCCTGTATATCTAACACATCTGTCAGAGACAATCTCTGTACATCCGTTATAACAATTTGAGCAATTGGACATATTATTTTATTTTAAAAAGTTTAAACTGTTGTTGTGGTGGTAGTAGTTGGATTTTGTACAATTGTAATATCACAAGGTTCTTCTAAACAACGTTCTGGTTCATTACATTTATTAACACATCCTGATGTAAGACGAATCACTCTACTAGCAATCATTTGTACAGAGTAGGTATGTACATAATTAGGATTGTAATATTTGTACATAAGAATTCTTCTATATCCAATTAGTTGAAGTATGTCATTAGAAGGCACAGATTTATTCAACATATATGAAATATTGTTGTATAAGTTGTTGCCAAGTTCTGCCAACTTGCAATCTATTTTCTTAATTAAAGAAGGAATGTTTGCACATTCTGGACAATTAGTTAGTCTTGGTGATAACATAATCAGGTTTTTTATTTTTCAACTTTAGATGCACATTGTCCACATAACCCATTGGTTAATTGACATCCACATCCCACTCTAGCTCCGCATGAAGTACATTGTGCCATAATTAATAAAAGTTTATTAGGTAGTTGTTACCAGAACAACCACAGTTGGATTTTAAAAAGTTGTTTAACATATTATCTGCTTGAGCATATAATGTGTTTGATTCATATTCTGCACAGTTATTAGCTGCTGAAATAGCTCCTTGAATAAAGAAGTTAATTGTATTTAATTGTACACTAGATTGTGTTTTAAGTGCTCTGTCACATTCCATCATATTTAATTGAAGAAATGCGTTATCAAACTTTTCTTGAAGTTTATCAACACGTAATATTGTCTTCTCTACATAATTTGCATATGCAGGAGCAACGGAATATTTAATTCTATATATTCCATCAGGAAGAGCTTGATTGCAACCAGGATCTGTTATTCCTAAATTAGATGATGTAAATACATTGATTTCATTAGGAACAAAAGGTAATATTTTGGTTCCAAATCCAGGAATGTCAATCTCAATAGATGGTGCAGAAACCACTGAAGGATTGGTAGGATATACAGAAGCATCTGCAACACCAAGTGTAAGTACACTATAAGTAGGAACTACTAATATATCTAATTGTAAGTTTGCCATGTTGTTTTTAAATAAATATGCCAGAGGATGTGAGTTATCCTCTATCCCCTGGCATAGGTTATTATTAATTTACTCTCTTCTTTTATTCTTAAGGAATAAGAGTAGAAGTAGTAGTTGTTGTAGATGCAGGAGCACTAGAAGTAGTTGTTGTAGTTGTGATACAAGCATTGTTATCAACAACAGCACCTAAAGCACCTTCTAAGATAGCTTGGAACTCATCTGTAAGATCATTACCACCTTGAGGTACAGCAAGAATCACTGTAGAATCTTCCATGATGTAATCACCCCATTGGTACTCAGATCTGTTATACTCGTTAAATCTAATATAGAAAGTGTTATAAATAGCACCATCAGATACCCAAGACTCAAAGTTCTCGTTGTAACCATTCATTCTATATAAATGTTTCAAGTAACCAGCTTGGTAACTGTAGAAGTTTTTCTCTAATTGAGCAATTTCTGCAGATGTACCAGTAGCATAAGAAGCACGTTGTCTAATAATAGGATCAGCAACTAAATTACAAGCATCTGCTACAATAAAGTCAGCAGTTGTAGCTGGACCAGAATAAACAAAAGTTCTAAAAGACATTCTATCATATTCAAAAGGGAACGCTGCGATATCACAAGGTTGACCATATTTAGTTAATGGTTTTCCTGTAATACGTAATGTAGTTCCACCTATATTTTCAAATGTATAGAATGTAGAGAAAGAAATGTTATCAGGGTTGTTTCCTGGAGCTTTCAAGTTTAATTGATAGATCAAGTCATTGATGATAGTGTTAGCACTTACATCATCACATGGATTGTCATCACAATTACAACATGGAGCCTGAACAGTTACTGAACGAGTAAAACCATTGAAATACAATGTATCAATATAAGAAGAGTGAGCACGTAAAGTTAACGTGATAACTTCTCCACATTGTACAGTGAAATTAGTTACATCAGTAATTTGGTTTGCCGCAGTTGGACATCCTGTTACTTTGTACCATTCTGTTACATTAGAATTTTTTGTTGAAATTGTTTGAGCATTACCTGTTAATGCAGTTGTTTGAACACCAATCTTATCAGATCTTTTAGATCCTTGTAAATAAGTGTTTGTTCTACCTTGTGCAATGTAAAAGTACGGAAAGTTTTTAATAGTCGTACCAGTTACAGTAGCATACAAATTGTTAAAGATTCCCACAGTACCTGCAGTAAGGTCTTGTGTTGAGCCAGAGCTAGGGACAGCAGTTTGCCCTACTGGAACCACGAATAACGTGGTTAATGAAAAATCAGCCATTTTTATTTATTTTAAATGTTAATAAAGTTTATTCGTTTGTTTGTATTCTGAATTGAGCACTCTGAGCTGCAGAAGCATTTTCAGTATACATTGCTAGATTTTGTACTGTAAGATCTAACAATTCATCTTCTAAATATAATTCAAGTTCACAATCTTGATCAAATGATGGTGTTCCATCTAACATTATATATCCTGTCTTATTTATATATTGAGGATATCTCATGTACATTATGTAAACTTTTGTTGGTGTGAATGTACCATCTGTAAAATAACTTATCTCATCTGATGATAAAGAGTTGAATGTTTCTTGGTATTCAAAACTTGGTTTGTAATGATCATTATTCATAATGAACTGAAGATCACCATGTTTTGCAAGATCTCGATTAATCCAAATCTTTCTATTCTTACATCTTCCTTTGTCTGCTAAAACATATGAATCTATATAGAACATATATTGTGGCTCAAGATTATGTACATACGTACACCATTGATTTATTTCAGGATTCTTTAATATAAGATCTAGAGGTTGGTGATTATAATTCATTATAAGACTTTGTAAGTCTTCATAACGTTTCTTAAACGAATCCATCCCTAATCCACTAGTAACACTAAGACCATCAACTTTTTGTTTTATCAACTTGATCTGAGCCTCATTCAAAGCTAAGATTTTGTCTTCTAATTGAATCTGTTGGTGCTCATTAGTTGATAGCTTATTTAGTTTCTGATCGATCTTATATAATAAACTATCTACTGGTATCATATTCTTTTATATTTATAAAACTAGCCTCTTAAATAGAAGCTAGTTTTTTAGTTTTTAATTTGCCTTCTAATACTAATAACTCATCTTGGTTATCATCATCAGCAAGGAATTTAATTAAATCTTCTTCATCTTTAGCTATTTCAAACTCTCCTTCATAAACCTTACCATTAGGTTTGATTCTGTAGATAGAATGTGCAACAGCTTGTTTTACTAAATCTTTAATATGGAGTAAACTCTCTTTCATGTCAGCAAATCTATTGAACACTTCAACTGGATTTAATCCTGAATATTTACCATTCTTGAATTCAGTTTGTTTCAATACATTATCTACTAAGTTGTATACAACCTCTTCTTTTGAATCTTCTGATACTGGAAGACCTAATAGTCTTGCAACTTTACGTTTCTTCTCAGGAGTCATAGAATCAAACTTAACAATTGCTTTGTTGATCAATTGTTTTTTCTTGAAGATCACTGCATTCTCAATCTCATCATCAACAACATAAAACTGTGTTTCTGCTGGATATTCTCCTCTTTCCCATGCTTGGTGAGAAGATGCAATAGTTGGATGTACTCTCAACCATGAAAAGGCTATTTCTTGGAAAGCATTTGATAAATCAAAATAGTTATCACCATCCATTAATTTAACTGCTTGCACGTGAGTTTGATCATCTGGAGATAATGACAATCCATAGTTCCAAAATTTAGAACGTGGCCCTAAGTCAATATCACCTATTTCACTCTCAAGTTTTTTTCTAAGAGCAGTTACTCTTTCAACTTCAAGTTCTCTTTCAGTATCATCTTTGATACGTCTAATGTAAGCAGCATCTGGATCAAGTCCCGTTCTATACTTACCATCTAATTCCTTATAAGGATATTTGAATACACCTGTACCAGGGATTCTTGTCATTCCTTTTTGTGCTAACCCACTATCCATTGTTTGTAACTGAGAACTATTATATTCTCTCTTAATAGTAGAAATTTTGCCTGTTTTACCCATAATGTAGTTATTTAATAATATTTGGTTTATTTTAGTTGCGTGGGAAGGACTCGAACCTTCGACCTCTGGATTATGAGTCCAGCAAGCTAACCAACTGCTCTACCACACGATTTGTAGAGTGTTCCCATTGAAGGGAATGCGACCAGGGACACCCCAATCCATCACTCTTACTTAGTTACGTTGTTTACACAAGAGGCTTGACTAAGTCTGTTTACTCTTTTAAAGTGCAGGTGCTAAGGCAAATGCTTAGTTGGGCACTGTGTTGAGAATCATCCCCTCGTAGGAGGGAGAGGAGTTGAGGGGATTCTTCTCGGATTTTTATTATTAGAATTGTGGCATTTCCTCAATCAACACAGTTCTAGATAAGTCTTCAATAAATACATCACATCTGTCTTTCATCCAGATTTCGTATCCTGGGAATTTATTAGCAGAACTCATACCTTGAGATTTAGCAAAACCTAAGTGGTGACGAGTACCATCAATATAACCCCATGTCATAGAAGGAGCACCTTTCATTCTCACTTCTCTAATATTGTTTACCATTGAACCATCAGACATTGGAGAAACATCAAACACCATAAATACTGGAGTAGATTTTTTGTTTTGTCCAAACTCTAAGTTAGTTTGAGGTAAATCTAATTCTTTTAAGTGGATCAATTCAACTCTACCAGTCTCACGAGTTACCATTGCATCAAATGCAAAGTTGTAAGTGATATGTTGTCCTTCACCTTGCATATATCTGTTTCCAGAATCTGCCATGAAAGTTAATCCAGAGTTTAATGCATCATTTTTCAAAGCTTGTTGGAACACGTCAAAACCAGCCTCGTTAGTGTACATTTTAACACTTCTATCTTTTACATCCACACGTCTGTAGAATAAATCTCCAAATACTGAACGGATTAAGTTAGCAGAGAACTCACCTCTGTTGTATTGTACTAAGTTACCATTGTTTCTCATTCTGTGGTAAACACCAGCAGATGTACGTTTCAATTCTTGTTTAGAACCGTTAGTTTTAACTGTACCAGGCTTAGCCCAAATCATACGTTTAACTTTCAATTCTAACATTGATTTACGCATCCAGAATTCGATGAACGGTTCCCATTTAACATCATTACGAGTTAAAGGTAATTGGTTACGTCTTTGTGGAGCATATACTAAAATGTCTAATGGTTTACCAGAAGCATCTCTCATCATTTTGTCATCAGCCCACTCAGTGATTTTGTGCTCATATCCATATGCAGAACCTAAAGATTCGAACATAGTGATTTGCTCACCTAATCTTGGTAATCCTAATAAGTCTTGATCAAACTCACCAATAGCAGCGTCAACTAATTCTAGCTCAACACCATATTGTAAAAAGATAGGATTTACATAATCAACAACTGGGTTGTCAGTTACTAATGTGAATGTGTATAAGTAACCCATGTTCCAAGGCACAGGATCTTTGATTACGTAGAATCTAGGACCATATTGACGTGTACCTACAGAAACGATAGCATTTTTAGAGAATTCATTAGTATCTAATACTAAAGTGAATTCTTGACCATCGATACCTGTTTTACCAGACGTAATTAAATCTTGTGTGGTAGAAGGAATGTCAATAATTTTTGGGAACTTGTAAGGAACAGCTACTTGCCATTTCCAAGCATCACTATTATTATCAATGTAATAAGGTGTGCTTTTGTTGATCATGTCTAAGAAGTCATTACTGTACAACGAGCTCTGAGTATATAAAGAGATAATCTTTTTATCATAATCTGCAGGCTCAGTCGAGTGAAAACTCTCTAAGTGATTTGAGTCTGTAAGTTTCCCTACTGCACGTTTGTCCATAGACGCAACACGAGCATAAGTAAAACCTGTTAACCCAGGGATAGTTTGAATTGCCATTGTTTATTCGTTTTTTTGTTAATTATTAATTTGTTTTGTTATAAGAACCATGAATTAGGATTAGATTTTGAACCAGTAGCTCCAGTTGATTTAACTTTAGTTACTTGTCTTGCAACTTCTCCAAATAACTCGTTAGACTTTTTAGTCACACCTGTTTTTTGTATAGTTGATAATGTAGGATCTTTTTCTAACATCTTCATGATGAGCCCTAACTTAACTTTCATTGCATGATTCTCTGGTCTTTTCATATCCAGAATAGCACGATCAAAGTCTGTAAGAGTTTCTCCTGAAGGAGTTTTCCACTTATCAACTAATAAGAAGTCTTGTAGTTCGCCTGCTAATTTTGGATTGATAGGAATACCATCAAACTCTTTTGATTTTATTTTATCATTAAGAATGTCTTGAACGTTCTTAATATATTGATTTCTAATTTGTGCTTTTTGTTGTAATTCTTGTTCAGCCTTAACTTCCATTTGTTGCAACTTAACTGCTTCTTTTTTAACTAACACCTTGTGATGTTTAGTAGCTACGCTTTCAAGATCACCATAATTTTTAAATCTTTCAATCTCTGTATCAATATCTTCATTATCAAATCCTTGATCTAATAATGCTTGTCTCACTACTCTTGCTTGATTATCTTCATCACTAAGATCCATTTCAGCAAAACTAACTACTTGATTGTAAGTTCCAAAATACTCTTTAGGATTAACTCCTTTTACAAATATGGCTTCAAATGCTTGTTGATAATCTTCTCCAAATTGTCCTATGAAATTATTAACTGTTTCAATTGCACCTTTCTTCTTTTCTTCATTGAATCGTTCTAAGAACTCTTCTGCAGTGGAGATTGGTTCTTGATCTTCATCTTCATCAGAAGTGAACACTCCTAATTTATAAAGATCGTTTGCAAGAGCAGTGAATTGTGTACCTTGTGGTTCATCCTCATCTCCATCAGCAGCAGCTTCTGTAGCTTTTGCAGGTTTTGCTGGAGCAGGTGTATCATCTTCATTATCATCTTCATTATCACTCAAGAAATCAGAAATCATTGATTGTCCTTCTTGTTTTTCTTCATCTGTTTTACCATCAACGCTTTTAGGAGGAACAATGTCCTTACCTTTTGGTACTGCTGGTGCATCTGGTGCAGCAGGAGCATCTGCGTTTTTAATAATAGGTTGAACATCATCTGGATTAGAAGATGCTGTCTCAGGTTCGAATAATCCTTGAAGCAATTCTTGGTTACCCATACCCATTTCCATAGTATCTTGAATACTAAAGTTACCCATAGTTTCTAAATTATCAGCCATATGTAGTTGTATTTATGTTTGGTTTATTATGTAAAAGTATAATAAGAGTTTTTAATATCAAAGGAATATGCATCAATGTGATCCAATTTTCCAGATAATATAGCATTAATATTATTTACCCCTCCGAAGAGGGGCAACTTTTTTAACCTTTTTTGTTATTTCTACCCTTTGCATTCTCCTTAGCAACAGCAAGATCGTTTGCCATATTCTCTCTAGCTACAGCAATTTTCTCCATTTCTATTTGCTTCTTGTCGCTAGATTCTTTTGATTTAACTTGTATCTCTTGCATTTTCAATTGATATGCTTGAGCAGCTTTAGATTGATCATTTGATAATTTACTAACTTCTAAAGCATCAGCCACTCCTGAATTATCAACATCTGCTGCTGCATTTTCATTTCTACCTAATGCGTTAATGAGAGCAACTTCTTTCTTATTGATTCTATCAAGTTCGTTTTGGTAATCCTCATGAGCTTGATCAGCTTGTTTCATTTGAATAGCTTGTTGCATTTGAGCTTGTGCTTGTTGAGCTTGTTGTTCAACTTTTTGTTGTTCAAGTTGTTGAGCTTGTTGTTGTTGAGCAAGTTGTTGATCTCTAAGGTCTTTGAATGTTTTCTTCATTTCTCTCATAGACTTAGTGCTGTAAAGCTCAATAACATCGTATAATGAACCACCATTCTGCATCAAAGGTTGTGCCAATTGACGAAGCTCATTAAACATTTGTGTATCTTCAGGTCTATTAGTTAAGAACACTTTCAAGTCACGGAATTTAAGGTCTGACCCATTCACTTGTACAAAAGCAGCTTCTCCTTCATTTGTAATATATGAAAGTGTAGATTGTGGCTTAGATGATTCTACATAAAGAGCAGCATCTATAATAGCTTGGTACAATTGTCCCATTACATATTCATGTGCTACAAATAGAGGCTCTGTCTGAGAATAACTTTGTTGCATAGCAGTGTTAGTACCTGTAGCACTTTCTGATGCAGCTATTGATCCCATACGTTGTCTAGACATACCTACAAGTTCCCAACACTCAGCTTTAAGTTGTTGTGCTAATGTATATCTAGATTGTATCTCCTGCGTACGTGTAAGATCAAGAGCTGTAAACTGATTGAATGAACTAGGACTCTTCATGTTTTCTGGAGAGTCATCAATAAATACCACTCCTCTGTTACGTGCTTCCATTTCCCATATGTCAAGAGCATCTTGTGCATCTCCATCTTTAGGAATAGGAATATGTCTTAATGACATAAGTTGAACCTTACCCACTTCTTTCTCAAGAAGTTTGTACAATTGATTCATACATACGTTATATAGCACTTGGAAAGGTTTCATAAGATCAACTAAGCTTTTAGCTTCTGTGTTCTTCACTTCATATGTTGTTCCTATAATAGGACAATAGTTTAAAAGCTTGAATGGTTTAATGTGATAGATGTCTGGTCCAATCTTAGTTCCTTGATACCATTCATTAATCCATCCCCATTCTAATGATTGTTGTGTAGGCATTGTGCCTGATTTATAAGTTTCATCAACAAGCATAGATTGTTCATTACCCATTTCATCTATATAGATAAGCTTACCTATCTTTCTTTTAGAAATCCAATAAGAACGCACAACAACATATTTATAACCAAATGAACTTACGTTATTAGTTAAACCTAAGAAGTCTTTTAATCCATCATTGTTCTCTTTCATTTCTGATTCTATAATCATACGTGTCTGAAGAACAAGAGGGTCAAATGTATCATACATTACAGAATCTTGTCCAGGAATAGCATCTGGGTTACCAAGGTTAGATTCTCTAACATTGATTAATCCATAGTCTTGTAACGATGAACGTAAGTGATCGATTTCCTCTTTTGTAAGATCTGGTATGCTTTCAATGATCTCTGAAAGCTCCATAACTTGTACTGTACCAGCAGCATAGGCTCCCTGAGCTCTACCTGTGGGATCAGATATCCATTTTCTATCAGGAGTAGTAAGAAACCAGGTGTTCTTTGGGTTAGCCACTTCGATGTTGAAACCAAGTTTCGAGTTGTCTTCATATATGTGATAAAATTGTCTAGCAGAAATAAGCATGTCTCTGAATGCATCTTCTGATTTTTCTTTTAAATTGAATTCAGCTTTTTGACAAGTAAGAATGTGGTTTGCCCATTTTTCAGCAACAGACGTGTAGCTATCTAACTGATCTTGAACTTGTTGCATTGTCATTTGTTCAAGTTCTTCTTCAGGAATTTCATTTCCTTCCATAGCAGCTTTTGCCATGATTTGTTGTCTAGCTTGACTCATTACATATTGTTGTAATGTATCTGTTTTAAACTGTAACTCTTCTGATTGACTATCATCATCAAAAGCTTTCACTCTAAATGTATCAGGTCTTTTACTGATTTCTCCTACTAATTCATTTACAGGAGTGGTGATAATAGAATACATCTTTACATAAGCAGGAAGTTCTAAATCAGATGTTAACACATCTGTAAAGCTTCTCACCTCTGGTTCTTGATAGAAATCTTCCATACGAAGAATGCCTTTCATAAGATCGTAATTCTTAACAAATGTATCTCTATTCTTTACATATTCAGCATATGCTTTATTAGAGAAATAATCCATTGTGTTTTTGATCCAACTCTCGTCTTGCTTTTCTTTCTCTGTCTTAAACTGATCAGGAAAGATGTTTAAGTATGCATACCTGATTGTTGCATCTTTTGTATATCTAATTATTGCCATGTTATCTAAACATTTTATTTTTTGGTGAGTTAAACATTGATCTGCTCTCTGTGAACAGCATATTCTTTTTGTTCTTAGTGAACATTGATTTTATTCTTACATCTTCCTCTCCACCTATTTTTCCCATAATTGGATCTAGTTTCATTGCTAAAGCTATTGCAAGCTCTGCAGCAATTATACGGTCAAAGTTACCTTGTTCATTATATTGGATCATCTCTTCTAATAAGACAGGATCAAATATCTTTGACATACCTTTTATCTCTGATATAATGTTTCCATCTTCATCTTTCTCTACATGGATAGCTTCTTCTGTATACTTCTTCAATGCTCCATGTAAGAAGTCTCGTATTTTCTCAGAAGATCTATGTATTCCAAAATCTCTTCTTACAGTGGTGTTTGGAACTATTTCTTTTAACCAATCTGGTTGTCTTTCTAAATAATGTGAGTCTCCTTTAGCTATCATATAGTCTATGAAAGATATTTCATCATTCTCACATAAAGCTCTAGCATTGTAATACTTAATTAGATATCTAGCTTGTTCTTCCCATGTTTCTTTCTTGTCTGGTCTAGCACAATAGCTGGCCACAAACATATCTTGATACTTCTCTCCAGAAATAGCATGCATACGTTTGTATATATAGACAGATCCTAATGAACTTGAATATGCAGACTTACCTTGTCTATAAGGGTCAATTCCTGCTACATATAATCCATATGGAGGACTATCAACAGGAAACTCATATATCACTACAGGAGCATCTTTCATGTCACTATTCTTAAGAGGGAAATTTGATATAGGAAGTTTATCTGTAAACTCATGTTTTACTCCTTGACCATCATCATATAGAACAACAGGTGTTCCTGTTCTCTCTTGAGCTAACAGTCTGGATTTCTGACGTTTAGCTGCTTCAATATCAAATATGTTTGTATCCTCATTTAAGAATATATCATCCACTTCTTGTGGGTAGTACATCTTTTCTTTTAAATAAGCTAGTCTATCACCAGCTTTCTTTAATCTCTCAAGATTGTCGTTTGTAATTTTGTCTGCTGTTTCTTCATTAGAAACTAACATACTTACATTATGTAAATCTGAATTTGCTGGTTGTTCTAAAAAAGCACCTAAAGAAGAAGGCTCTTTAGCTTCCATTCTATATTTATGTGAAATAAATAGTCCATGGATTCTTTGTTCATCCTTAGCACTATTGTATTCTAAGAAGTTAAAATTGGCCACATCAAACATTAAGCTTTTTGCGTCCATGAAATTCTGCATATCTCCACCTGTACCTGTAAGAATAGGGCTACATCCCCAACCAAATGGTGTTGTAAAACCAGGAACAGCTGCTTGAAAACCTCTCAAGAAGTTACCTTTACCTATCTCATCAATAATAAGCCTTCTTGGCTTAGTACCTGCAATAGCCTCTTCATTGTTACCACCATCTAAGTTACGAATAAGAATCTGAGAGAACGGTATTCTCTCTCCAGCTTTTGTCTTGATTCCTAATGTAACTTGGTTTTTCCAATTGTCTTCCACTCTCTGCCATCTCCAGGCTTCTGGTAAGAAGTTAAGTCCTTTGTCAATCTTATCTGTGATAAGCTTTATATCGGGAGCATTCAATCCTGCAATAATGTTCTGGGAGTTTTCATCAAATGTAGCTCCAAGACCTATGTAAGAACTCTCAATTACTGACTTAGCTAAACGTCTGATTCCTAGAATTACTAGGCCTTTCTTTTCGTTATGTGCTCTATCTATTTCATTTGTTATAATCCACTCATTATCACGTAGATAAGGATTGGCATATTTTTGTGATATTCTACCACGATCATCTATAACATCCACCTCTGTATTCCAGAAGTTCAAATGCCAATATAAAAAAGGATTGATGTACACGCCTCCCATCATACAACCATCCATACATAATTGTTTATGGAAAGCATAAAATGCTTTATATTCATCTGAGTCTTTTTGTGGAACTCTTTTCTGATTTATAAACCAGTCTTTGTAATCAATACTTTGTAATCCATTCATTATTTTCTACCTTTTAAGAAATCCTCTGCCATACTTCCTAGTTCAACACCACCTCTTACAGGCACCACCTTTGCTTCTTCTTTCTCACGTAGTTTCTCAACTTGCTCAAGAAGAGCTAAATAGTTCTTCATTGTCTCTTGTACAAACTTACCCTGTGCTTCAATAGATGCAATCACCATAGGCATTGCTCCACCAGCTTTGGTTTCTTTCCATTTGATTCTATCCTCTAATGTATGTAAAGGATTTGCATCAACGTATTGTTTCCAGCTTGATAACTGTTCCTCAGCCCAATCAAGTTCTGTATTTATGTATGTAGTTTTTTTTATTGCCATTATGTAGTTTTTATTAGTCCTCGTCTTCCTCAAGAAACATTTTTTCTAAATTCATGCCACCTTTTATTATCTTCTTTAAATCATCTTCATCTTCATGTGGATAATCTATGTTAAGCTCTATTTCATATTTCTCTAAAGCAAGAAGAAGCTCTTCATCACTTACACCCCAAAGGTCATTATATTCATATAATGCTGTTGAGAGATGTCTTCCCATATTGTATGTTGGATAGGCCTTTTGTAAACGATTGAGCGTTTTTGTAATTTGGCTATAGTAGTTTGGTTTTGCCATTATATTAAATCATTTATATCCTCGTCAGAAAGACCTGATGGTTGGTCATCATCATCATCTTCTTCTGTCCACTCCATAGTTAGTTCTTGTTCTAAAGTTAGACCATCATCTATATCAGATATGTATTCAGGCTTCACTGTAATCTTAATTGTATCTCTTGGAACACCATCAACATCTGTGTCTCCTGATATATCAACATAATCAGCTCCACCATCGTAGAGCTCTTGAAGAATTTGAATAAGCATTTCCAAAGGAATTTTACGTAGTGGATCCATTGTCTTCTGGCATTGGTTGTGGAAGCCATTTCTTTAATGGACATTCACAAGTTAAACATTTAGTCTTTGCAGCTAACGTACATCCACAATTTGTGCAATGTGCATCTAGCCTTAAACTCTTATACTCTTTCTTATTAGAAGAATGTTCTTCACATTCGTTACATGTAGCTAATCTTGTAGAACTAACGTGTTCTATGAAAGCTTTTTTTCTTTCTTCAGGAAGAAGATGATTCTTCCATCCCTCGATCATTTGATTCAGACTCATTGATTTTTGGTTTTAGTGTCTTTATACTAGATTCTAATATTTGTAATTTAAATTCTACAGCATTCTTTTTTGTAGCTGTAATGTTCTCATCTGAAAGCATTCTTTCATATGCCTTCTTGATAGCTAATAACTTATTATATTGTGCAAGAGCTTTCTTATCATTGAAATAGAATTTTCCAAATCCAGAAATCTCTACACTCTTATGTATATTCAAAGCATCATTAGCTGAATCAAATTGATGTACAACAATAGCGTCAATCACCTTCTCTGATATCACCATATTAATGGACATCTTCTTGATGATCCACTCCTTCATTGACATTGATTGTGGTTTCTCCATGTACTAGTTTTATATCTAACATTAAATCTTTCTTAAAATCAATAACAATGACAGGATTCACCTTCACCTTTCCATTCTCCTTCACAAATATACCTATCTTCTTCAACTTAGAAATAATGTTATTAATTGTAGGAGATGTTGTATTGTATGTCTTACAGAATTCTTCTCTTACATTAGCATATGTAATGTTACCTTTTATAGCTGTAAAAGATATGAGTTGTATTTCTCTTTCTGTTAGATTGAGAGAATTTATAACAGATAGAATAGAATAATACTTCATGGCTAATTCCATGTCTGTATTAACATCTTTCTTCAATCTTTGTACTACAATTTTAGCTGTATTCATAATTTAGTTTTGTCATTCTATGGACAAAGATAGAAAATAAAAACTTACATTCAACATATACAGAAGAAATATTTATTCTCCTATGCTATATTATGGAAGAAACATGCTATATAGACATACCCACCCACCCAGCCAAAATTAATTTATATTTCAAACATATGCAAGTATTTTTCTTTAATATATTTCATAGAATTTATAACATATTCATTATCAGAAGGTTTGTCGTAATATAAATTATTCTTTTTAACATTCAATGAATGTTCCAGTAACTGAAGATTGCTTAATGAACAACTAATTGATATAGGCGTATCTTCTTTAAACCATGATAATGGTATACAATGGTCTATATCATATCCTGTAGGAATGATCGGAAACTTATTTTTAAACTCTTCTTTATTATATCCTAGCATAATATACACACTAGATACTTTTGATTGATTCAATCTTTTTAAACAGTCTTTAAAAAACATTCTAGATCTTCTAGTAACAGTCATTTTTCTTGGTCTGTTCTTTTTAACTGCCTGAGAACATTTCTTACATCTACTAGATAAACCACTTTTTCTGGATTTATTTTTTTCAAAATCGTCATAGTGCTTAACTGTATTACATTTACAACATTTATATAATTTTGACTCTTCACAAGTTTTACATTTTTGTTGATATAAGTTAAATTCTGATTTAGATTTAACCACATTACACACTACACACGGTCTTTGTATAGAATATTCTTTTTTTCTTTCTTTTGATATATACATGATTTTAAGTTTTGTGTACCCGCCAAAGGTAGAACATAATTCTTATACTCTCCAAATTTTTTTTCAAAAATTTTTTTCAAAATTTGGAAACCTATTGTGTATGTGGCTGTGGAGACCATTCCAAACTAAAACCCCCCATACAATTTGAGAGGTTGGGGTATTCCCCCACTAACAAAAGCCTCTCTTATGTTTTAACCTAATGGTTGTGTCTTAATGCTTTGACACGTAATACCACAACAGCCTTAGCAGGCACAACACCTGAACAAGTGATTAAACTGTTCTATTTTATTAATCTTTAAATCTTAATCTTATGAAGATAGTTGAGATTGTTAGTCGTGACCCAAATCACGCAAACAGATTGTTTGATATTAATGGTGTTGAGTATTCACACCCATTAGGATTAGAAATCTTTGAGTTACCATTCAAAGGTGTTGTTAACACCAAAAGAAATATGGTAACAGGAATAGTATTGTTCAATGGTTTAGTCGTTGCACAAATGATTAACAATACTATCAACTTTGAGGAATTGGTAATGCTGTAACGTGTTACCAATTCCATCAAAACCTTTTTTATATTCCAACTCAAAACCCTTTATACAAATTAACAATTATTAACAATTAAATTCAAAACAAAATGGAAACATTAGTATTAAACAAAGCCTCTGAAAAACCCGTAAGAGGCTCATTACAATCATTTGGTAAAATTGCTCAAATCTTTGGCGAAAATGCTGAACTTGAACCAATCAATTCGAGAAAAGCATTGGAAGAACAAGCTTGTGCTTTACAATTAATGATTACAGCAGAGAATGGAGATTGGTTGAAAGCAACTTGTTCATCAAACGTAATGAAAGACCTTTGGTCACAAAAATTAGCTTACACTGATTTAATAACGCTTGATTTGCTTGAAACGTTTGGCGATAAAACTGTTCTTAATCCTGAAACCAATCTTTACGAGAAAGTAATGGACGATAATGGAGAACCTGTTAAAGAGAAAATCTTTACAATAGGTTATGGCGGAACAGACATTTCAGCATTGAAAATCAAAATTACAGCCGAAGACCTTGCTAAAGCAGAATCAGCAAAACGTTCTGTTGATTGGAGTAGCTTGATTGCATTGTAATAAACTTTGGGTCTCTTAATTGAGGCCCATTGTTATTATCAAACACAACACATATATATAAGGGTGGGAAGAACTCGTTCAGGTGTGGGTTAATAAAAAGAATGTATACTAAATTAACACATATATATACATAATGTGTAAAAACAAAACTTTCTACGAGGGAGAAAAAAACTTTTTATGCTGTTTTCATATGTTATTGTAAGTGTATTCTTATAATAATGTATGAAATAGTGTAAAATGAATATACATGTAGAATATTTTGTAGTGTTTATAGGTGTTAATGTGTTGACGCGGAGACATAAACACATAAACAAAGCACAATCATCAATGACCAAAATCAATCAACTAACGAAATATATATAGCATTATGAAACAATTAAGTATAAAACACATAGCTCCTTATCTACCTTATTCATTAAATGGTATAGCAGAGGGTAAAGATTCTCCTGATACACTATTAGGTATATATGGTAGTGATGGACATACATTGATTCTTTGTCATAGAGTTAATGATCACAACACTGTTGATTATAATTGTTGGCTTGACGAGTTTAAGCCTATTCTTAGACCATTAAAAGAAATACAAGACATTCCTGAGATACAAGAAGAGTTTTCTGAATATCATTGGGAATCATTTGTTAATAGCTTTTTCTTATTAGGTAGATCATTGAATTGCTTTGATCATGTTAGTTACACTATTGTAGAACTATGTTTCAAATATCATTTAGATATATTTGGACTAATTGATAAAGGATTAGCTATTGATGCAAATACTATACAGCAATAACAATGAAAGAATACATAGAATCAAAGCTCATTGCCATAGAACAACAAATAGTATTAGAGAGATGTTATAACAAACTTCAGTCTCTTATTGAAGATAGATCTGTTATTGTTTATCTCTTATCTTTTTATATATAGAATATTAATTGGCTCTTCAACCGCAAATCCTTAATAACATGAAAATATACACAGCACATTGGAAGCATTATACAGATGATTATTATGCTCCATATAATAGAAAAATGTTCACAACACGAGAATTAGCTAATACATTTTTAGATGATATTATCAACTACGATGGTATAGAGAGATATTATATTCTTGAAGAAACTGTTCTTGAAGAATATTCTCCTATAGAATATGAATTAGAATGTCTTAGTGATATATTATAATGAGCTCTTTCACAGCTAATTTCAAATACACACAATGAAAGAACATATAGAACAACAACTAAAGAACGTAGAAGAACAAATAATCAAAGAATCTTCTTATAATAGAATACAATGTCTATTAGATGATAGGAATGTTATTCTCTATCTCTTATCTTTCTTTATATAACAAATATTAAATCACTTGCTTGAAGATAAACAATGATATATTCCCAGAAACAGGATGTAGATGAAACCAGCATCATATATTATAAACTGTACTAGCAGTTGTGTTTATTGTAGAGATGTTTATATCCCAATGGCACATAGTGTATTGATGCGATGAGTTAGCTTACTTATTAGCAGATAGTATAAATATTCCACTAGAATTTGGACAAGTGATTTTTTTTATATTAACAGGCTCTTCAGCCACAATTCCTTAATAACAATGAAACAAGAACATCCAATATTTAAAGCTATTGTAATGGTTGAAGATCAATCAGATTGTGATAGAGCTAGAGAAATATGTGAGAAATATGAACTTCCTGTGTGGAAAGATGTATCTCTTGCATTTGATTATGTAGATTATGAAGATGATCCAACATATTTACAATATCAATCAAAAGAAGATGCTACTGATGAAGATCACATTGGTTTCTTTGTAGATAATTTTAATGGGAAAGATATTGATGATTATAACATTGTCACAATGGAAGAGTTTGAAGCATTGTGTGATGATTACAATCCACAATACAAGAATATGGAAGACATACTGTCTAAAATGAAAGAATTAAATAATCTCCTTAATAGTTAAACAACATAGAATACACATACAATGTTCTTTTCATTGTCTATTAAACAACAACACAACAATGTTTTTGTATGTGTATTTCTATTAAAACAATCAAACATTATGAAAAAAATTGTATTTGTACTACTAATATCAATAATATGTTATGGTATTGGATTTTATGCAGGAATATCTTTTCCTTTACAAGATGAAGAGTATCAATTTGTAGTGACAGATGATTCTGTATCAGTGACAGATTATGATAGACATGTAGGAACCATCAAACTTGATGGTGAGTTAGAAAAACTAATCAATAACGATAATAAATAAAATTATGAAAAATTTGAAATTCTATTTCTCTATTATGTTTATATTAATAGCAATGGTTTGTTCCATTAGCCTTAATATGACATATATGGAGGAACCAGCGCAAAACATGTATAAATTCATTCTTGCTGTTTCTACATTGTTGTCTACAATATTATGGATCAATTATATGATAGAAAAACATGAGCAAGTATAGATTTAAAACTGAAGAAGAGTTTAAGAGAGATGGTCTTTGGAATAAAAACAGTCCTAAGAAATGGGTGTCAGTAATGAATAAATATCTTGGACAAGATATTCCTGATAGTCTTAATAAATATTGTGATAGACAGGAAAAATTTAGATATGACAAACGGCACATTGAACCTCATGATTATGTCTTAAAAGAAATCCAATCTGAATACACTGTAGGTAAGTGGTATGGTTGTAAAAACTGGAATTCTCCAGTTGATTTTATTAAATTAGAAAGTGTTTATGATAGCCAGGCTTATTTTACAGAATGTCTTAATTCTGGAAACTACAAAAAAGAAGGAAAAAATTGGTGGTCATTTACAACAGCTGATCCATTATTTGAAGCTGACATGTCTATTGTTAGTCATCTTCTTCCTGATGGACATCCTGATAAAATAGTTGCTGAAGAATCTTCTTTTGTTCTTCCTTCTAAATGGTGTATTAAACTTACTGAAGAAAATGTTGTAACATTAGGTAATTGGAGAAGTTCGGGACCTTTAAAATATAAACGCTATGTAGAAGAAGGTTGGTATTTACACACACCTAAACATGGTGCTAAAGGTTATAATGAATACATGAGAGACCCAGATTATACAGAAATTACTTTTGAACAATTCAAACAACATGTATTAAAAGAATCTCCTGTTGTAGAAACAATTGTAGAAACTCTTAATCAAGAAGAAGATTATACAGGTAGAACTATTAAAGCTTTAGTTAAAAATCCTCAAAATACTGGTGTACAATTAGGAGAAGAAATTAAAATTCTAATTAAAGAAAATAAAGATACTTATATATTAGATATAACTGCTAGAGGTGCAAGTAATATGCGTATTAATAGACCATTAGATCTTTCTGATTGGGAATTACTTCCTGAATCTTCTAAAGAAATAGACATGAAAGACATTCAAGAAGAAGTTAAAAAAAGATTTCCTATTGGTTGTAAGTTTATTCCTGTATATGGTGATAACACTTACACATTAATAGAAGATGATTGCACTTATAAAATTCATGGTGAATATATTTGGGCACATGATAGTCATGGACATCTTTATGGAGATGGTAAATGGGCAACATTAGTTTCTCTTCCTGAATCTAAAGAAGAATCTATTCCAGAATATGTAGAATGTATTAAATCTACTACAAACTGTTTTACTGTTGGTAAGATTTATAATTGGCCTTATCCTATAAATGATCAAGGAGATAGAAGAGCTATTCCTATTCAAGGAACACTTTTTAGTTTCAAACCTTCTACAAAAGAAGCTTATGATGCTCAAAAAACATCTAAGCAATTAGCAAAGAAAGACCTTGTTAAAGGAGAGATTTATATCTATGATGGTACACAAATTTCTACTTATCCAGAAGGTCCTAGCATTAGTATTAATGAACAGCATTACATCCCTAATCCAAAATGGATGTGGTCTTTATCTATTACACATGCAACAGAAGAGCAAAAAGCTTTGTTAAGACGTGAAATAGAAAGAAATAGTAAACCTGATGTAATGTGGTCTTCTGATCCTATTGTAGAACAAAGAATAAGCACTCTTAATATGAAAAAACAAAAATTTAAAATAGGAGATAAAGTTAAAATTATCCAAAGAAAAACTAGTAATCGTACAGGAAATTGTCCAGGTTGGGACATAGCTAATGGTAATGTTGGTGAAATTGGTGTGATAACTTATTATTCAGAACCAGTAAGACCTTATTATGTAAGCCAAATTGGTTCAGATGGATATATAGGTTCATTTGATGAAGAGGATTTAGAACTATATCAAAAAGAAGAAACCACTTTTTATTCTAATACTGAACTTGATTTTGGAAGATTAGATCTAGAAGATTGGTTAAGAGAAACTAAAAAATTAAATCTTTCTTTAAAAAAGCTAACTTTGCATATTGAATGTGGCAATACTTGTAATTATTCAAAAGTTTATAATAAACTTGAATGTGAAGAAGATAGTCCACATAGTAGAGCCAAGTATTTGTATGAATTATGGAATTCAAAACTTAAAAAAGACTTTATTGAAAAAGAAGTTATAAAAGAAACATTTATAGATAATGTGCAGTCTGTAGATGTAATATTACGCACAAAAAGAAAATCAATTAAATTTTAATCCTTAAAAACATGAACAAAATGAAAAGTTTCGTAAAAGAAGTAGTAGCAATCCTTTCAGGAGATGGAGCTGAAGCAACAGGTCAAAAAATCTTAAGACAAGCAGACAGTGCTTTAAAAACACAAATTGCTTCATTAAACGGAGATACAATCTCTTTAGAAGACAGAGTTGAAGATGCACAAGAAGCATTAAGACTTGCAAGAGTGAACAATGGTAAGTTAATCACTGATAGAAATCAGTATGTTAGAAACTTACTTGATGCTAAAAATGCATTAGTTGATGCTCAAGATGCTCTTGAAGTACATTTAGAGAAGATTGCTTTCTTACAAGAACAATATGATTCTTTAGATAAATAATCAAACAAATTAAAAGCATGTGATAAGAATAGATTAATATAACTAGGTTAATTAACTTATTTGGGGAAAGCGTCACATGCTTTTTTTATTCCAGAGTGGCGAAATTGGTAGACGCAAGAAGTAAGCAATAAATGGGTTAGTTATACCTGCGAAGCTTCAATAACTGTACAGGTTCAAGTCCTGTCTTTGGAACTAATCCTTAATAAACATTAAATAACATGAAAGAAACATTTATTAGTACAATGAAGTATGAAGATGATTTTAAAACATCTTGTAAAACTGGTTGGGGATGTGGATATGTTCACATTCCAAAAGATCATCCAATATTGGTTGAGCTTGAAGAAGGTTGGGGAAACTATTTACAACCTAAAGATTGTCCTGAAGAGATAACATACACTCGATGGGACAAAGAGAAAGAATATCTTGTAATAGGCTTTGATACAGCTCATATTTATAACAATGATTCACATGATGAAGCATATGTTACAGAACAAGCAAATGCAATTAAAGCATTAGTTGATGCATACACAGATGAAGATGCAGATGCTTATGCTAGAGAACAAGTACGATTAATAACAGAGAAATATTCTAAATACATATTATTTTGAGAACAGAAGAAATCCAACAGAGATTACAAGATGTCAACATGGAGATACATTCATTAGACAGTCTTAAAGATGCACACGATGATGTGAACATACATATCATTGAGAAGAGAATAGAAGAGTTACAAGAAGAGAAGTTTAACCTACAACAATTATTAGATAATTGTTTTGATGAAATGATAGGATTATGACAGCAGTAGAATTTTTAGAAGAACAAATAGAAAAATTTCATAATTGGAAATTAAATCAAGTATTTGATGAAAATTGTTTTGATGAAATAGAATTAAATAAAGCTATTCAACAAGCCAAAGAAATGGAAAAGGAACAAAAAGGTTATAGTGAGGAAGAAGTTGAAAAACTAATTAGAATAACTTACCAAGAAACGATGAAAGCGATGGTTGATTGGTTTAAAAACAATAAAGACAAAACACCACAAGATGCTGAATCAGCAATAATTAATTATGTTTATCCAAGATTATCAAAAAAAGGTATTAAATTTAAAAACAAATAAGTTATGAAAAATTTTATGTATTTGTTAATAACATTAATATTAACAGGGTTCGGTATAGGAGTTGCCTATTTACAAGTAAATTATGGAGAAGCTTGGTTTTTAGCTTTTATTCCTTTAATGATTATGTATTTTGCTTGGGGAATTGTAATAGCAGATGAATATTCTTCTAAATAACAATATTTAAAAATAAGATATGAAACAAACAGCAGAAGAAACTAAACAAAAGGCAAGAGATTATGGCAATAGTTTAATCAAACAAGATAGAACTTGCACTCATAATTGTTCCGCTGTATGCGGAGAATGTCAAATATTAGAACCTAAACCATTGCTATCAGTAGATTGGTTATTGAGGTACATTGAGGGTTTAGCTAAGAAAGGTTATAATTTTATGCCAAGTTCTAATAAGGAAATAGTTGAACATGTTAAACAAATGGAAAAAGACAATATGATTAATTTTCTAAAATCAGTTTTTCAACAAGATGGTTTTGATTATGAAAAAGCTTATAATAATTTTTTAAAACAACAAATCTAAAAAAATGAAAGTATTAACAGCACAATTAGTAGCATCGAATAAAAGAGAAAGAATCTCTGGTGGTGTTTACGTTGAATTTGAAACAACTGAAAATGTGAAAAAAGATGACTACTTTAAAGTAAAAGTAGAAGGCTTTAGTTATGATTTTAAAGCAAATGGAGTAAAAGTAGAAGGGGATAAATTGAAAGTAACAGCAAGAGAAGTTGGATATTGGGTACAAAAACTTGACAGAAAGGGCGTTGATTTGAGATTGGTTATCGGAAGCGATGTAATTACTGTTACTGATGAATTAGAAAAGGCTAAAATATACGAAAGGTCTTGCTGGTGTTAACAAATGTATTTATTATGAAAAAGCTTTTGAACAATTTAAAAACAAATAAATATTATGAAAACAGGAAAACTAATTGACCACCTTAGTCAAGATGAAAAAGATTGGTTACAATCAAGAATTGATAACCCAGACGTTTATACAATGCCTACAATGGATGAAGTAATTAATTATTTATCAAATACAGAAGATGATGAACCATCAGAAGAAGTAATGTATGATCTTATTATCCAGTATTTAGAAGATGAAGGTTTAATGTTTGATTTTTGTTAAACTTTAAAAAAAAAAATAAGATATAATGATATTATATGTAATGATAACATACCTAGTTATGCTAGGTATGTTAATTGAGTCTTTTAGAAAGACTCATAATGTACCAACAGAAGCTTGGATTATATGGGCATTAAGTCCAATATCATTTCCAGTGATAATTGGAATGGAAATAGCAGATAAACAACAAAAACCTAATTAACATGACAGACAAAGCATTATTGGAAAAACTTGAAATGCTAGAAGAATTAGCAATCAACCAAGACAAAGCGTTAAAAACAGCAGATCAACTTCTTAATTTGAAAACAAAATTAGTTGAGCTATGTGAAGAAGAAGTGGAAATCTACAAGAAGGAAAACAAAAGATTAAGTAGAATATTGTTTATTTGTGGTGTTGTATTGTTTATTAATGCTGTATTTGCTTTAATACGTTTACTTTCTTAACACAATGAGGCCTAGAGTGAATAAAGGTACATTAGTGTGTTCAACTAATCCTTTTAGACATATTAAATCCAGACGATTAATCGTAGAAGTCTTATACAATTTCAGAAAAGGAATTGTAAAAGAGCGTATAATAGATGTTCGAGAAAGACTTGAACAATAATTTTAATTCCTTAATAACAAACAAAATGAGTGAAACAACAACAAGTATTTTTAGTTTTGACCATGGTCAAAAGAAACTTCACAAAGCAATCGGTGTAGAAGATTCTTATTTAGATGATTTACAAGAACAAATTGGTGATGTGTTAAAAGATTATCTATTTGATGAAGATAGAAACATCAAAGATGATTTGTCACCAAGTGGACTAGTAGAAAAATGTCTTCATGAATTTAGTTATAACCAATTGGTTATAATGGCATCATTCTTCTTACAGAACAAGTTAGATGATTTTGCACAAAAGATGCATCAAAAACTTGAAGGAGCAGTTAAAAAGATTGCATTAGATGCAGATGATGTTCCTGAACATATTAGAGAGTTTCTTATGAATCTTGCTAAAGATGGACAAGGAGACAAAAAAGCAACTGCTGTTAGAGGTGAAGATCTTCCACAGGAGATTAAAGATTTTCTTGATGATCTTGCTCGTAAATCAGAAGATGCAGAAGATGATGATGAAGACTAATCCAACACGTAGAAATCTATCTGGTATATACATATTTGATGAATAATTTTTACTATCTTTACACCTAAAAGTAAAAGATATGAAAAGTGGTGTATATGTTATTAGAAACTCATTCAATAGTAAGATTTATGTTGGAAGTTCTGTTTATATTAGAAATAGATGGTCTTCACATAAAGGAGAATTGATTAAGAAAACTCATCATAATACTCATCTACAAAGATTTGTAAATAAAAATGGTTTTGAATGTTTGATATTCGAAGTGTTGGAGTTTTGTCCTATAGAAGATTTGTTAATAAGAGAACAATTTTATATGGATAAACTAAATCCTTCTTTTAATTTAAGAAAAGTTGCAGAATCTAATTATGGATTAAAAAAATCAGAAGATTGTAAAAGAAAAATTGGTTTAGCTCATAAAGGAAGAAAGCAAACAGAAGAACATAGAAGAAAAGGAAGTATTTCTAAAACAGGAATAAAACAATCAAAAGAAACTATTGAGAAGAGAGTTAGTAAATTACGTAACATACCTAGAACACAAGAAGTAAAAGATAAAATTTCTTTAAGTAAATTTAAATCAGTATGTCAATATACTCTAGAAGGAGATTTAATAGAATGTTTTGATTCAATTCAACATGCTAGAGAAAAATATCCTATAGGAGGAATGCACATTACTTCTTGTTGCTCAGGTAAAAGAAAATCTGCATGTGGATTCACATGGAAATATAATATATGAAATAATGAGTAAAGAAATCAAAAGAAGGAATTTGTCAGGTATTTTTATTTTTGACATTTTACCAGGCGATGAGAAAAGACAACCTACATGTTTTGAAGATTGTACAGAAGAAAAACAAGATGAATGGTTAGAAAGTTTATCTCCTGAAGCAGTTAAGAGTCTTTCTAAGCAATTAGCAAAGACATTAAGAACTATTGGTGATCAGTTTGACATCATTGCAGGATATGAAGAAGAAGAATAGTTAATAAGAGAGCTGTAATGGCTCTCTTTTTATATCAAATTTATGAAGAAATATAGATTTAAAACAAAAGAAGAGTTTCAAGATGAAGATCGTTGGCAATCTGATTCATGGGCAGGTCCACTTCGTGGTTATCCAAGTGGTTGGGCTGATAGTGGTGAAATGAATAAATATCTAGGTCAAGAAGTTCCAGATCAATATCATAAATATATTGAACAACAAGTAAGTTTCAGAATGGACAGTTTGCATTTTGAACCAGATGATGCTATAGAAGAACCAGAAGTAAACATCGAAGAAACATTAGAACAAGTAAAACAATTAAACTCCTTAACAACAAAGAAAACAATGACAAAAACAGCAAAAACAACAGCAAAAAAGAATCCAGTAGCAGAGAAATTCGTATTCATGGACAAAACAGTTAATATTCTGAACGTAGGGTTTCAAACTCGTAAGAATGTTATTTTATATGGAGCTGGGGGCCACGGAAAATCAGAGATAACTCTTGACTTCTTAAAAGCAAAAGGTATTGAGCCTTTCATCCAAACTATGGGTACAGGTATGACTACAGACAGATTGTTTGGTGGTCTTGACATTCCTACATTCGAAACAACAGGTAAGATTGAATATCTTGTACACAATTCATTCATGAACCATGAATATGTTATCTTCGAAGAGTTGTTTGATGCTCCTGATTTCATCTTAGAGCAATTAAAAGACATTCTATCTAGTGGTGTATTCAGAAATGGTACACAGATATTTCCTATTAACACTAAATTCATCATCTGTTGTACTAACAGAACTCGTGATGAATTCTCTAAGAACATGTCATTAAAAGCATTGATGGAGCGTTTTCCTCTTGAGCTTAATGTTATATGGGACAACTACACAGAAATCAGCTACAACAAGTTGCTTGAAAGTAAGTTTGGTGAAGGAGAAGTGGATCCAGTGATTCCTTATTTATTACAAGAGTATGCTAAGAATGGTATTACTATTAGTCCTCGTGTTGCTGTAACAGCTTATCAAGTGTATGATGAATGTGGACCAGATTCTTTATCATTCATTGCAGAGTTTGCTAAAAAGCCTTCTTTAATTGCTGAAGCAATCAAGAAGTTTGAATCAACAATCAAGTTTAGAGACTTGTCTGCAGCTATTACATATAGCATCGAAACTCTAACTAGCCTACCATTGGTAAGTAGAGATGATGAAAAAATGCATAAAGATGCTATTGGTTCACTTAAGAAACAATTAGCTGATATCAAAGGCCTAACTGTAGGTGATGATGTTGCACACGTACATGCACAGCTTGTTAAAGCAGCTACATCTGCTGTTGAGAAATTTGAGAAAAACTTAACTATTGCTTCATTTGTATAATTATGGCAAAAAAATTATGGGATGATGATGACGACTATTATGGTAGTTATTATGCTCCAACTTACACTCCTAAAAAGAGTAAAGGTGGTTGGAAGAGTAAGTATGGAGGTGGTGGTTGGTCTAAATCAGGCTGGTCATCATTCTCGTATACATGGGACTATGGTGGTGATAACAACGATGATCTATTTGTTAAAGATCCAATCAACTATCTAACACCAACAGCTGCAGAGATCAGAAAGAAAGTGCATGCACCAAAGCAAACATCTATTGATACAATCAAAGAACTAGCACGTATATGCTATTTCAAGATGATTGATGATAGAGAATACATTGCTGAGAAGTATGCTGACTATGATTCTTTATCTGAATCTGAACAAGGTGAATACCAACAGAAGAAAGCTTTGTACGATAGTATATTTGAGCAATTCATTCCTGGATTCTCACCATTAGAACAAGCTATATCTATTTATTTGAAACTGAAAGGTCAATCAACTAGAGAAGAAAGAGATGAAGATGATCAGGAAGACAAAGAGATAGACATGACCAAAAGACTTGACTTTGATAGAGAATTGTATTTTGATCCAACAATCAATGAACAGCTAGAACTAAATGAGCTTAGTAAAGAGAGAAAGATGGAGATTATGAATCACCTATCTCTTGTAGGTCAGTTTGGTAGTGAGTTCAAGGTTGAGAAAGAAATATCTGAGAAGATTGTAGCCAATTCTGATCAGTATTCTACTATGATTATGAGAGACTACTCTCAGATTCATATGATGAACCTAATGCAGAAGGTGTATCCAAACTTTAGAAGTAAGTTCTTAACTAAAGACTTAACTGTTAGTGTGCCTGTAGATAGAAAAGAGCAGATTCAGAAGATCATTATTCTTCTAGATTACTCAGGAAGTATGCATGAAGATGAGAAACAGATATGGGTAAATGCTATATTAATCGACAGATTCAGATATGTAATGAAAGGAGAAGCAGAAGTGTTCTTCAGTTATTTTGTTGATGATTGTGATGATCTTCAGTTCCAACATATCAAGGATAGAGATGATGTTATACGCTTTTGGCAAACATTCTCTAATCATCCTAATGGTGGTGGTACAGATATTGGTGGCATAGTAGAATATGTTGCTGATCAAGTGATGAACAAACATAAGTTACATAACTTACATGTAGATCTATCAGAAGAGAAACCAGAAATCTTAATCATCAATGATGGTCAAGACTCTGTTGGTTCAGATGCATTTCCATACAAAGTGAATGCTGTATCATTAATGGAATTTAGTGAAGAGCTAAAAGACTTGTGTCTTGCTACAGAAGGTAAACAGATTCAGGTTACGTATGATCTTGAAACATTTGCTTATTCTAAAGAAGGAGGAAAGCAACAGTTAAGAGAATAATTTGTTTTATTAATCCCTGTGATGTATATTTGCAGGGATAAATAGCTAAGCTGTGTAAAGCGTCAGAACTGATAATCTGTTAGAAGCTAAGTCAGGTGGCGGAATTGGTATCGCACTCCACTTAACTGGAAAGTATTGTTTCGACACAATTAATCAGGTGAAAGGCACCATACAGGTTCAAATCCTGTCCTGACTACGAGAGTTAGACATGATTCTTTGGTAGTTCTTAGATAATGTACTATACGTGAGGTGGTTTTGTAACTTTCCACCAGTCCTGTCCAAAAATAAAAGTGCTGCAGGTTTAATAAAGGAGTGAAGGAAAGTCTAACTAACGAGTACTTCACAACCTACTGTAAAAATAATGGGGCTAACAGGTTTTGACAGGTTACCAGTAATTAATACAATCAGCCAGAGAGATAACTGTAAACTAAGATGAATATAATTAAATGGCAAAAACACAAACAGTGTAGTATCTCAAGGAGACAACGCACAAATCGTAGCTAACATGACTGTAGTACATAACATCTTAAATGGTGGTATTAAAGTTAAATCAAATGACATTATTGAATTTGAATTAGCAGCCTAAATTAAAGATTTCTCTGTTAGATTAAACAGAGTGGTGGTTTCTCGATTGTTTATCAGTCGATCCTAGTTGTATGATACTCCAACTTTAAAACCGTATCAAAAAAGCTGTATAAATTGTATTTTTGAAAATAATTTTGGACGAGGGTTTGGAAATTGGACCCATTACATAGGAATATGTAATTAAAAATTGCTTGAATTGCTGGAACGCTAAGTTACACCTGCGAGGGTAATATGCCAATCAGCAGCCAAGCTCACTGGAAGAAGTGAGAAGGTTCAGAGACTAGGGACACTACGGTGAGCCCACAGTAAGCAACATCTAGAACAGATGATGATATAGTCCGATCCCTACAGAAATGTAGGAAGAAAGAATAGTCTCTCGTAGGCTAACTTTCTTGTAACTTGTTTGTCTGTGTATTTACCATTACGAATGGTAACTGCATCATGGTATTTTAAGACTGTATTTATACGATGTAACTTTTTAGGATGATGAGAATCCAGAAGTCTACAAAGTTTCAAACATTCTTGATTACTATTACAAGATAAAGAATAACCAATATTATGGTTTTTTTTTCTAGAAGGTTTTTTTGACATATAAGTTTTAATACTATGTTCATCTAACAAATATTTTTGAATCTCTTCAAGAATTGTTATATAACAGTTAGTAAAATCTATTTTGATGCATTTATAAGTATCATTTTTAGAACTTTTACTCATAGTAATTGAACCATCAGCATCAAAAAAGCCTGAAATGTATTGTAGTGTCATAGTGATTATGTTTTAGATATGGTGTAAATCTACAACATGTCCTAGACATATGCAAGTAAAGTGACAACAAGTTATTAACAAAATGCAACTCCCTCTAGCTCCACTAGTCTCGCATTGTAAGACTATTTACCATTTTCCCTACACATGTCTCAAGTGTGTAGGGATTTTTTAATTTGTATTAATCCTTAATAATAAATAAAATGAACAAAACGATCGAACTACAACCAGTGGATTTTTACCACTTTAGACAATTAGCATTTGCAGTTAAACTTGCATTTGTATGTACAATAGCACAAGGTGTGTATATTGTAGAGGCCAGTATAGACCAACTTGAACAGTTGGGTTATTAAGGAGGGGAATAATTGGGCTCTGTAGTGGAGCCCTTATTCTTTAAATCAATAAAATTAGAAATTATGAGAGAAATATTTTTAACAGCAATGTGCATACTCTTTCTAGTGTGTTATTTTAAAGTGGGAATTGAAGTAGGTAAAATTAAACCTCTATACATACTATATGTAGCAGCAATGGTTTTTATGTTTGGTGTATTAGTGGTTACTAACTTGACATTAATAGACCAAAATAATGCTCTTGAAAAAAGAGCTAAAGGTAAGTGTCCTGAGTATGAGCAAATCAATAACGTTTATATAATAAAGAAATAATGAATAAATTTGAATGTAGTGAGTGTGGTACAAAATACAGCTCACCAGAAACAACACCACCTCCAGGAATCAAATGGAGTGATGGTCATGTATGTACACCTAAACCTGTAAACAATGGAAAATAATATACCAACAGCAAGACAATTTTATGATAATCATATTTCAGATGATTGTGTAGTTATGATGATTGAATTTGCAAAAATGCATGTACAAGAAGCTTTAAAAGAAGCAAGTGAAAAAGCTAAAATTAAATATGAATACTCTGGTAATACAGGTTCTGAATATTGTGACGAATATGTTGACCACAATTCAATCTTAAATGCTTATCCATTAACTAATATAAAGTAATTATGAAAAACATACACATATTACCAACACCAAAAGATTTTGAAGTTTGGAAAGATATTATTGGATATGAAGGATTATATCAAGTAAATGAGTATGGCAATGTAAAAAGCCTGTCAAGAACAATTACAAAAGGTAATATTACTTATGTAACTAAAGATAGGATTTTGAAGCAATCTGTAGATTCTGTAGGTTATCCTTATGTAAATTTATCAGACTATAAAAAACAAAAGACATTTAGAGTACATCAATTAGTTGCTGTAGCTTTTCTAAATCATACTCCTGATAAACATAAGGGATTAGTTATAGACCACATTGATGGGAATAAACTAAACAATATGACTACTAATCTTCAGTTGATTACTAACAAGAAAAACACAAGTAAAGATAGAAAAAACAAAACTTCTAAATACACAGGTGTATCTTTGCATAAACAAAGTAATAAATGGTTAGCTCAATTTAAAGAGAATGGTAGAGTTAAATACTTAGGTATTTTTAAAACTGAAGAAGAAGCAAGAGATGCTTATAATACTTCACAAGAACAAGACAAGAATAAGTATAGTGAGGAAGAAGTTTATGATATTGTACAAAAAGCAATAGAAGAAAATAGCAGTAAACAACTTCACTTCTTTGATGGAGGATATTCGAATCCTGTTTATAGTAATTTAAAAATATGGTTTGAAAAATTTAAAAAGAAATAAAACATGAAAAAATTATTATTATTAGCAATGTTGTTGTTTGGAACAATGACATTTGCACAAGAGACATTTGTTAGAAAATATACATCTATGATGGTTACAAGAAATGATGTAGAAGAAGCAGTGAAAGCTGCTGATTTAACTGTTGTGTTCAATCCCAATGGAAATAGAGGTATTAAATTATACTATGGATCAGGAGAAACTTCTGAATACTTACAAGTGTCTGATTTAACTGAAGGAACCACAACAGGTGGATATAAATATCAGTTAATTGAACTTCTTGATAAAAAAGATGGATATGAAATTTCATTACAGCTTTTTGATGATGATGGTGTATTAAGACTATTATTCTCTAAAGGAAACACAATTGAATTTTATCAGTAATAACACACATGAAAAGATATTTAATATACTACTGGACAGAAAGAAACGATGAATCAACAGATCTTGAAATCATTGTGAAAGCTAACAACATGGAAGAAGCAATTAAAGAGTTCAAAAAAGAAGTGAGAGTTTATAAATCAATAACCACCATAACAGAACTTTGTTATGCGTGATGTTACTAAAATCATAAAACAATGAAAATAATTAACGGTAAATGGGTTGATGAAGATAATGGCCCTATAAACAATTTTAATGTCTCAAAGCTTGTAGAAATAGGTGAGAAAGTGAAAGCAGTGTATGGAGAAGCTATCACTTATGACAGAATCAATCTTATTTCTTCTTTAAACAATCTTACATGTAAAGAAGAAAATGGTCTTGCTAACATTTTAGAACAAACTGGTACACTATCTAAACTTGCAGGTTATTAACTATGAAAGATGAAGAACTAATAGATAAAGAATTTGAATTCTTTAAATATGAAACTGTCAAGCATCTTACTTGGGAAGATAGTTTTGAAAAGTATATAGGAATTAGATGTAAAGTATTAATTGTAAATCCTTCATTTAAACATCTTGTTAGATGTCAAGTTTATCCATGGATAGGTAAAATGTTTATAAAACACTTTCCAAAAGAATTAGTTATAGAGCAAATTGAGAAAAAAGAAAGAGAGAATATGTCTATTGATGATATTCTCTCTGAAATGAAACAATTAACATCAAGAATAATATGAGTATAGAAAAAGAATTTATACCTTACGAACAAGCGTTAGCTTTAAAAGAATTAGATAAATAATTTGTAAAACTTTTAAAAATTACTTATCTTTACAGAAATAAAAACATTTATTATGGAAAATTGGAAAGAAATTAAAGGTTATGAAGGAAGATATGAAGTTTCTAACAAAGGAAAAATAAGAAGTTTAAATTACAGAAACCAAAAGGGTCTTATTAAAGAAATGACACCTTCTTTATCTAATGTAGGGTATTTGATGTTTCCCTTACCTTTTAATAAAAAACAGAAATCTGTATGTGTACACAGAATTGTTGCAGAAACTTTTTTAGAGTTGCCTATTGATTTTGATGTTGTTAGATATACTGTAAATCATATTGATGGAGATAAGTTAAACAATAATGTTTGTAACTTAGAATGGATGACTTATTCTGAAAATAACAAACACTCTTATCAAACTCTTGGAAAAACAAGTGGAATGAAAGGAAACAAATTTGAAAAATCAAAATTATCTAAAAAAGTTACAGCGTATAGTGATGATATGTCTTTTGTTAAAACCTATAATTCTACAACAGAAGCGTTTTCAAAAGATGGATATACTTCTTCAGGAATATCTCAAGCAGTAAAAAATAAAAATAAATATAAAAAACTAAATTGGAAATATGAATAGTATGAAAAGTAATTTTGTACCATATCAAATAGCTCTTGATATGAAGTCGATTGAATTTGATGAACCTTGTTTTGGTTATTATACTGGAGATAAAATGCATTTAGTAATTAGACCTGCAATGAGCAGAACAAATATTCCTGATAGTTATGTAGTTACTGCACCACTTTACCAACAAGCATTTAGATGGTTTAGAGAGAAGCATAAATCAAAATTTATATTATCTGAAGACTATTATTGGATAATAGGAATTGGTCAAATAAAAGTAAATTCTTACGAAGAAGCAGAACTTGAATGTTTGAAAAAACTAATAGAAATAGTAAAAGAGAAATAATGTGGTATCCAGCTGAAATATCATTATCAAGCTACCTACCTCCTGAATTGGAGATAGGTATGCTTTTTATCAACAGAATATCTGTTGGTGTTATAGAGCCTTATATTGAGTTATTTGAGCTAGAAGAACTGCCAGAAGATGCTGATGCATTTATGGCCAAACATGGTGCTCCTGTAGAAATAGCAATCATTGATGAAGATGATGACATACTTGCTTCACATGATGAAATAGGTTGGTGGGATGATGGAGATGATGTAGATGAATACAGAGAAATTACGTTAGATGATATCAATTATATATTAAGAGAACTTGATGGGTATGTTGATATAGAATATGATGAAGTAGAAGATGATTTTGTAGTAATTGATGACAAAGTGGTATTATCAATTGTACCAGAAGAAGAATTTGAAGAAGAATAAATAAATAACTAAATTTTAAAATTATGAAACATTACACACCCAAAGAAGTTAATCGAATTAAACAAGAGATTAGAACAGGTAAACCGTTACCTATTATTGCTGATGAATTATCAGAGGAGTTTGACAGACCACTATCTGGTATGTACACTAAGATAATCTTACTTGCTAAACAAACAAGAAAGATTAATAACACATGGACAGGTACTAATAACAAAAAAAGAGGTAGAAAACCTAAAGCTGTTCAAACTGTTAATCAAGAAATAATTGAATTTGAACCATTACCAGGTTCTTTGATGGATAACTTCGATAAAAGAGTTATAGAAATAATTGAAGACATTGAAGCAACTGAAGCAGCACAAGCTGTAAGAGAGATCTGTGAAGAGATTGTTGAAAAACCAATTGAAAGACAACCTGCAGAAATAGGTATTGAAGTGCCTGTTGGTGTAATGTCATTCACTGGTGTACCAAATAGAATAGTGGTGTATGCAGATCACGTTAGATATTACTTTGATAACTAAAATTATTATTTCTATATAATATTTTTAATTATCTTTGTAAGCTATGAAGTTTATAAATTACTTAGTTAGGTGGATATCAAATAATCTTGCCATTCCTTTTTGGATGGTAGGACATGTCCATCTCACTACTAATATCTACAAAGACATATATGAAATAATAGCTTCATTTGGAATGAACATTATTGTAGCAATAGGCTTTTGGCTAGATTGGAAAGACCATAAAAAACAACAAGACAATGAAAGAAAATAATATAATAGTGTACGATATTGAGACCATGCAAGAACTATTCTTAATAGTTTGTATGATTCCTGGTAAAGTGGGTAAAAGCTTTCAAGTATCTAAATGGAAAAACGAATTAGATAAGTTTGTTAGATATACAGAAGCACACCCTGATGCTTATTGGGTTGGTTATAATAATTTACGCTTTGACAGTCAAGTTGTTGAATGGATCTTAAGAAACTATGACAATTGGCATGAGCTAAGCAATTTAGAAATCACTGCACGCATAGCACAAAAAGCTGCTGATGTTATTCATGATGCTAACTATGATGTGTTTCCTGAATATAGAGAGCACGAACTATCCCTTAAGCAAATAGACTTATTCAAAATTTCACATTTCGATAATAAAAATCGGTTGGTTTCATTGAAGAGACTAGAGTTTGAGATGGATCTTGAGAACATTGAAGAAATGCCTATTCATCATACTAAAACAAATATGACTAAGGAAGAGATAGAACTCACCATAGACTATTGTTTTAATGATGTTGATGCAACTTATGAATTCTATAAAGTGACAACTGGTGATACTGAACACCCACTTTACAAAGGAAACAATCAAATAGAACTTCGAAGAGATATTGAAACTGAGTTTGGTATTCCATGTCTTAACTATTCAGATAGTAAGATAGGTGATGAAATAATCAAGAAGTACTATTGTCAAGAGAAAGGTATTGACTATAGAGAACTTCCTAGAAAAGGATATTTCAGAAAGAACATAGATCTTAAGAAGTGCATTGCTAAATATGTTGTCTTTGAGACACCAGAACTTAGTGATTTCTTAAAAAGAATAAAGAAGACCCAGTTAGGTCTTCAAGATGATTTCAAAGAAGAACTGCATTTCTATGGAAATGTGTATTCTTTTATGAAAGGAGGTCTTCATACAGAGAACAAACCTAAAATGTTTGAGGCTGATGAAGAGTGTGAGATAATCGATTGGGATGTTAGTTCCTACTATCCAGCCATCATCATCAATAATGGGCAATTTCCTGCTCATTTAGGAAAAGAATTCCTTAGGGGATACAAACAGATGTTTGATAAAAGATTGGAGCTTAAACCACTTGCAAAGAAAGACAAAAAGATTAAAGGAATCGTAGGAGCCCTTAAACTTGCAGTTAACTCTGTATATGGTAAATCATCTGATATGCAATCATGGATTTACGATAGGCAACTCACTATGTTCACCACAATAACTGGTGAGCTTAGTTTGATGATGCTTATTGAACAATATGAATTGAATGGCATACAGGTGATCTCTGCAAATACAGATGGTGTAACTATCAAGATTAAGAAAGAACTGATTCCATTAATGCATAAGCTTAATGAATGGTGGTGTAATCTAACTCAATATGAGTTAGAACGAACTGACTATTCCAAGATTATCTTTAGTACGGTGAATGATTACTTAGCAATTATGACTAATGGAGAAATTAAAAAGAAAGGTGATTTCCTTACTGACTTTGAGTTACATAAGAACAAATCAGCCAGAGTGGTTCCTATTGCTCTTGAGCAGTGGTTTGTACATAACATTCCTGTTGAGCATACGATACGCAATCATAAAAATCTTTATGATTTTTGTATAAGACAGAAAGCAACTAGAAGTTTCCATTATGAAGGAACTAATAGATCTACAGGAGAAGTTACAATGTACAATAAGTTAATCAGATATTATGTGTCTAACACTGGTGAGAAGATATTTAAGGTGAAAAATCCTGAATGTCAAACTAGAGCTGCTGCTATTAGTCAAGTGGAAGCTGGTGAATGGGTGTGTGAAGTGCGTAACTTCTTACCAAAGAATTCACCTATTGACAATGTTAATTATGATTATTATATTGAAAAAGCTAATAGGATGGTGAACAAGATTGCCACTGAAGGTAAAAGAATAAAAACAGTGTATATTCCTAATCAATTAAATCTATTTGAATGAAAGCAAAAGTGAATCGAACAAACATTTCTGAACATTTAGTTGAATATCAACTAAAAATAGTAGGAAAGACACTCCTAGATATAGAGAGTGATGAAGATTGGTATTATAATAATACTATGACAGAAGAACAACATGAGGAATTCAAGCGTTATGCTATTCCTCTACTAAAGAAGATTTTTAAATTTAACAAAGGAAAAGCTGAACAAACATTTCAATGGTTTGATTTGCAGTTCGGGTTGAGAATCAAAAATTAAAATTATGACAACATCTAACATTATTGTAGTAGGATTTATATTGGCATTATTGTCAATACTAAGTTTTATGTTACTAAAAAATTCCAGTAAGGAATATCCTGAAGAAGAACGAGGTCCTAAATTTGAACCCAGAAAGATTACTTTTCTACATTGTACAGACGCTGATCTAATTGAAAAGCCTAAAAGAAAGTACAAGAAGAAAAGAAAGAAACCTGTTACACAAGTTGAGAAAAAACCTGTTGGAAGACCTAAAAAATCTGAATAATGGATTGGATATTGGAAGATTGGGAATATCCTAACGACCATATCTACGCTATGGAAAGAGAACATGATGTTCAAGTGGCATGGCAACAATGGGAAGAGGAAGAGGAACGTAAGAAACGTTTACCTGCATTAATTAAAATTGTAACACCAATATTAACAGATGAAACTGAACGTAACAGCAGAACAATTCGAGGAGCTCATCAAAAAAGGTTATAATTTAGATGTAATATTCTTATTGAAGTTGATAGATGAACAATATGATGTTTCTTCACTATGTGAGGGAAGTATGAAGATTGCTTCTATCTATCAGTCTTTGATAAGAAAAGCATTGATAACCAAAGATGATGAAAAGCTTACATTAGTAGGTAAAGATCTTTTAGAATTCATGGATGTAAAAAGCACTGGGAAGATAATAAAGAGAAAACCTCCAACAACAGATTTTGAAGAGTGGTGGAAAACTTATCCAGGAACTGATTCATTTGAATACAAAGGAAAGAAATTCACAGGCACCAGATCTGTTAGAAAAGGTAAAGATGAATGTAGACTAAAGTTTGATAAAATTCTATTGGAAGGAGAATATACAGCTGCACAGCTTATAGATGCTTTAAACTATGAATTGCTACAAAAGAAAGAAACTTCTATAGCTACCAATAGCAATAGAATGACATTCATGCAAAACAGTGTAACTTATTTGAACCAGAGAGCTTTTGAGGCTTATATTGAATTAATCAACGATGGAGCTAATGTTGATGTAGCACCACAAAAACCAACAGGAGGTACTGATATCTAATGACACTAAAAGAAAAGTTTAAACAATGGTTAGATACTGAGCCAAGACTTCAAATAAGAGAAGTGCAACTTGAAGTTATTGCTGATGAATATGCTTTAAGTTTTATTGATTGGTATAACACTTCTGGAACTTGCGATATGTATTTAAGAAGACACTATCCAAAAAATATAACTATGGATGGTTCTCACTATAAAAAAGTTTTAGAGGTTAATAAAGAACTATTAGAAATCTTTAAAAAAGAAAAAGGATTATGACACCAAAAGAAAAAGCAAAAGAGTTAGTAGATAAATTTAGACCACATTCACATTTTTGGGTTCACGATTTGGGTAGACAAAAAGATTATGATATTGAACAACTTGAAAATGCCAAACAATGTGCATTAATAGCAGTTGATGAAATATTAAAAAGCAAAAAACAAAATATTATTCATTTCTATCGTTGTGGTGATGAATTTTGTGAATGTGGTGGGTATTGGCAAGAAGTTAAACAAGAAATTTTAAACCTATGAGTTTTGAACTATTAAATGCAGAAGTTGACAAAGGTCTTAATAGTCTAAATAGAGGAATTCCTATGGGATTTGATCGACTAACTAAATATGTAGGTATTCGTAAAGGACTCTATTATCTTATAGGTGGTAACACTGGTTCAGGTAAGACATCTTTTATTGATGATGCATTTGTTCTTAATCCTGTTGATTGGGCTCTTTCCAAAGAAGGACAGGCTTCAGGTATTAAGGTGAAGGTTTGGTATAGATCTATGGAAAGAAGTAGAACATACAAGATGGCCAAGTGGGTATCTCGTAAGATATTTCTAGACCAAGGAATAATTATTCCTGTAGGTAAGTTATTAGGTTGGACTGATAAGCTAACTAAAGACGAACATGATCTTTTTCTTTATTATAAAGACTACATAGATCAGCTTAGTGAGATTGTAACTATTATTGATGGACCAGAAAATCCTGTAGGTATAGCAAAAGAATTAAAAACTTATGCTTTACAAAATGGTAAGATTGAACAATTAGATGAATGGAACAAAATATATGTTCCAGATGATCCAAGTCAAATAACTATGGTTGTTATAGACCACATTGGTCTTCTTAAAACAACAAAAGATCAACCAACTAAAAAAGATGCTATTGATAAGATGTCTGATGAACTTAGGTTTGCTAGAGATTTTTATGGATATAGTCCTGTAGTGGTCTCTCAATTTAACAGATCTATTTCTAATCCAATGAGGATTAAGAATGGAGATGTTGAACCTCAACTAGAAGATTTTAGCGACAGTTCATCAACACAAAATGATGCTGATGTTGTTATGGCATTATTTGACCCTATGAGGTATAAAGTGGCTGATCCAAGTGGTTATGACCTAGATAAATTGAAAGATGGATATGGAGCTAAATACTTCAGAAGTTTGAGACTAATCAAAAATAGCTATGGTGCGGACGACGTGAGAATAGGTATGGCCTTTTTAGGAGAAATAGGAATGTTTCGTGAAATGCCTCGTAAAAAAGATATTACAGAATCAGACTATACAAATATTACAAATAAAAGTTTCTTTTTGCAATAAATAATAACAATAATATTTGGTAGTATCAAATCTTTCTTTTATATTTACAAAAAATTTATTATGAAAAAGATTGATATTACCGATTTTATTGGTACGAAACACAATAGACTTACAATACTAAAAGAAGTAGAACCTATTTTATATAAAAAAGGAGCAGCTAGAAGAGTATTATGTAAGTGTGATTGTGGTAAAGAGAAAGTTATAGATTTCAACTCTATAAGAACAAGTAAAAGTAAGTCTTGTGGATGCTTAAGTAAAGAAATATCTACTAAACTACATACTAAACATGGTCTAGCAATGTTATCTACAGGAATAAGACATCCTGACTATTGTATTTGGATGAAAATGAAATCAAGATGTTTAAATCCTAATGATAAATCTTACAAAAACTATGGTGGTAGAGGTATTAAAGTTTGTGAATCTTGGCAAAAATCTTTTACATCATTTATAGATGATATGGGATGGAGACCAAATAACAAATATTCAATAGAACGAATAGACTATAACGAAGACTATTGTCCTGATAACTGTAAATGGATTCTTAAATCAGAACAAACTAAAAACTGTAGAAGAGTAAAACTTATTGCTTATAATGGTAAAGAACATTGTCTAACTGATTTATGTAAACTGTTAAATTTACCTTATTCTACAATGAGACATAGAGTTTATGATCTTGGTATTCCATTTGAAGAGGCTGCAAAATATCCTCAACATTATAAATTTAAAAAATATGAGTAAAAGTATTAGAGACCTCAGACAGGAGGAATTTGCAAAAGTTTGGCTTAAAAGTAAGCATGGGATACTCTTGCTCGCTCCTAGGTTCGGGAAATGTAGAACTAGCATACATGCTTTAGCTAAGCTTAAACCTGAGAGCATATTAATTGCCTATCCAGATAACAAGATTAAAGAATCTTGGCAAGCTGATTTTGAGGAGCTAGGTTTTGATGACAGCATTGTCACATATACAACCCATCTATCTCTAAAGAAGTATGCTGATCAGAGCTTTGATGTTGTTATTATTGATGAGATACATCTATTGAGCGATGCTCAAATAGAAGTGTGTAAGGACCTGTTCGATGTAAATGGACAGATTCTTGGTCTAACTGGTACATTATCCAGTTGGACAGAACGAACCCTTGAAGAAGAATTAGATCTTCATGTAATAGCTACCTATCCAATTGAAAAAGCAATTGAGGAAGGAGTTATTGTAGATTATGAAATCCATGTTATCAGAGTGCCATTAGATAATGTTACAATGCAAGATTACAAAGGAAAGCAAAAGACTGAAAAGAAACAGTTTGATGCTCTAACTTGGGTGATTAATAAACTGCAGAATAGCGGATCTGATACAATGTTTATGCGTCTTGCTAGAATGAGACTAATACAATCATCATTGGCTAAAGTGAAAGCAACCAAAGCATTACTTGCCAAACATGCTGATGAGAGAGTGTTAGTGTTCTGTGGTGTTACCAAGATAGCTGACAACTTAGGAATTCCTTCCTATCATAGCAAATCAACTGAGAAACAACTCTTTGAGGATTTTGCTGAAGGTAAAGGTAATCACCTGGCTGTTGTGAAGATTGGTAATACAGGTGTTACGTTTTCAAAGTTAAATAGAGTTATAATAAATTCTTTTGATTCAAATCCTGAAAATCTTACACAAAGAATATTTAGATGTATGGCAATGGATTATGATAATTTAGAAAAAAAAGCGTATATTTGCATTGTTAGTACAACAGAACCTATTGAGTTAAAATGGTTATCTAACGCATTAAGTGCATTTGATTCATCAAAAATAAAATATGTATAAAATTTATTATTTAACGTCAGAAGAAGATTTTAATGTACCAATGTATGTTGGAATGACTAAACTTGACCTAAATAAAAGATTAAAACAACATTTAGTAAAAAGAAATAATCGTAATAAAAATAATATATGGAAAAATAAAAGAGACAACAAAATTACAATACATCTGATTGAAGATAATATTTCAGATTTTAAAACTTGTGTAAGATCAGAATTATTCTGGATAAACTTTTGGAAAAACATTAATCATGATTTAAACAACTCTGTAACATACATGTTAGCAGAACATCCTTATAAAAATTCTATTGAAAATATAAAAAGAAATATATCAGAAGGGGTAATTGCTAAAAGATGTAAAAATATAGTAGCATTAGATAAAAATCAAAAATTTTTAAAAGTTTACAGAACTATTAAATCTGCAAGTCTAGATTTAAAAATAAAAGAAGAATATATAATTAAAAACTTAAAAAATATAAGTAAGTGTAAAAAGTATGTATTTGTTTATGAAGAAGAGTTTGACAAAACAAAAGACTATTCATATAAATCATATGTTGCAAAAAATAGAAAGTCACCTATTAAAAAAGCAGAGATAAGTAAAAATTGTAGAAATGCTGTTAAAAAAGAAACCAAAATAAAAAATATTTTAACAAATGACATTTTAACATTTGATACAAAACAAAAAGCGTCTTCTTTCTTAGGTTTTAGTTCTTCATATTATGATAGACTTAGGTTAAAAAACAAACCATACAATAATTATATATTATTATAAATGTTACAAAATAAAATTAACTATAAAATAACAAATACATGAGTTCGAAATTAGTTGGCATAGTAGGTGCTACGGGAACTGGTAAGTCTACCGCTATCAAGCACTTAAATCCAGAAGAGACGTACATTATCAATGTTGCAAAGAAAGAGCTTCCTTTCAAAGGATCTGAAAAACTTTACAACACAGAAAACAAAAATTACAAAGAAATAGATGATGCTAATGAGATTTCTCGTTTGTTAAAAACTATCTCTGAAAAAGCTCCTCACATTAAACAAGTGATTCTTGAGGATAGTAATTATGTAATGGGCTTCACAATGCTTGATAAAGCAACTGAAAAAGGTTATGAAAAATTCAGTTTGATGGCAAAAGACACTGTTACAATGATTAAAACTGCTAGACAGTTAAGAGATGATTTGACTGTTTTCTATTTTTCTCATCCTGATACTATTGAAGATAGTGGAGAGATTATTGGATACAAAATGAAAACATCAGGAAAACTTATAGATTCTCAAATAAATCTTGAAGGACTATTTACAGTGGTGTTATACACTAATGTAGAAGAGAACAAAGATGGAACTGTGAATTATGAATTTGTAACAAATCGTTACAAAAAGATTCCAGCAAAAAGTCCAGATGGAATGTTTGCAGAAACAAAAATACCTAACAACTTACAGTTGGTAGTTGAAACATTAAATGAATATTATAACTAAAAACCAAAAATCATGAATGAAGTTGCACAAGCAAGGCCAGTAGAATTAAATGAATGCGTAAAACAACCAATAGATTATAGACCATCTAGAAATGAATGTCTTAGAGATTATTCAATTAATATTGAATTTTTATCAGTAGGATGTGTAATTAGAGTGGGATGTAAATCAGTTCCTTTCTCAACAGTGAAAGAAGGAATGAAAGCATTGAACGATTATGTAGCTAATCCATATGAAACTAGAAAGATCTGGGAAGAAAGATTTAACAAAGAAGAAGAATTATAAACTAAATTAAATTAAATTACAATGAGTAGTATCGGAGGAAAAAAGAGAGAAAACACAGGTGGTGGAGATTTCGGAAAAAAAGTGGGATTATTTGAGTGCAACGTAATTGCAATTAATCCAACATTAGAAGAGTTTAAAGATGTTCTTGGTATGGATCTTAAAGAAGACAGCAAAGCTGCTGAGTATTTAGGTGATACTAAAGATGGAAATAGCTATCTTCGTATTGATGTTTGGTTACAGAAGGTTAATTCTGATGACAAGTTTAAAACATCATTCTTCTTAGAAGATAAAGAAAGAGAAAACAAAGATGGTACTAAGAAACAATATATCAATTCTATTGGTATGTGTTCTTGGGCTGCAGATGAAAATGATCTTGCTGAATGGTTTACAAAAGGAAGAGATTATCGTGTAGCATATACAGGTGAAGAAGATTTCTACAATTTCATGCGTACATGGTTGAGTGAATTAGATTATCGTGATGCAGACACTGTTCTACAATTAGAATGGAAGAAGTTGATGAGAGGTAATGTAAAAGATCTTAGAGACCAAGTTGGTGGAGAATGGGCTAAATCTATTGTTGCTTTAGCTACAGTTATTGTTAAAGAGAGAGATGGAGAGTCTAAAGAATACCAAGGAATCTACAATAAAGCATTCATTGGTGGATATACATTAAAACAATTCAGACTTGTTGATTATTCAAGTAAAAAAGTACAAGAAGGTCTTAAGAACAAAAAACCTAAAGATTTAAAAGCTCACGAGAAGTTTGTTGTAAATGTTACAGGTGAATATGGTTGTAAAGATCACTACATATTAAAAGATCTTCAAGATTACAATCCTGATGATAACTTAGTTGCCTCTGATGCATATATTTCTGAAGATGGTGATGATTATTAATTAAATTAATTGTTAATAAATAGCCTCATCAGAAATGGTGAGGCTTTTTTATTTTAAAATTATGATAACAGGAAGAAAGAAAGTAAAATTAACACCTGATAGTATACTAGAAAAGATATCTGATTATGATATTTACAAGATGTATATGCCACATCAGAATTGGAAAATTAATGTAGTTACTTATTCTCCTTTTAGAAATGAAAAGAATCCATCATTCATTATAGGATATAGAGGAGGAGCATTAAACTTTATAGATTTTGGAGATTCCAGCAAGAAAGGTGGATGTTTCAATTTTGTAATGATGTTGTTTAATGTAGGTCTCAATGATGCCTTGTTAATGATTGATAGAGATTTTGACCTAGGGATTATCAGTGGATCCTCTACAAGAAATTACGAGAGGATTGTTTCTGATTATGCACAACCAACAGCTACATCTAAACGTGAGTATTTCATTCAAGTGAAGACAAGAAAGTTCACACACGAAGAACTAGCTTATTGGAATGGGTATTATCAAGACATAGATGATCTTAGAGCTAACAATGTGTATTCAATAGACGCAGTGTACCTCAACAAACAAAAGTTTCCTATAAAGGATACAGAGTTGAGATTTGGTTATCTATATGAAGGACATTGGAAAATCTACAGACCATTTGCTGACAAGAAGAATAAGTGGATGCCTAATAATGTGCCTATTACTATGATGGATGGATTAGATGATATTACAGATTGTGATGTTGCATTCATCAATAAGAGTAAGAAGGATTACATGGTGATGAAAAAAGTATTTCCTTGTTGCTGTGCTGTTCAAAATGAAGGAATGGGATGTTTCTCTGAAGAGAACGTAGAATATCTAAAAGAGAACTCAGACAGACAGATTCTTTCTTTTGACGCAGATGAGGTAGGTGTGAAGAATTCTCAATTGATAACTAAAAAGTTTGATTTTGAGTATTGTAATGTACCAAAGCTCTATTTAGGAGAAGGCATCAAGGACTGGAGTGACCTTGCTAAGGCACATGGATTAAAAGTTATAGAACAATATTTAACACAAAAAGAACTAATGTGAGAGCAACAGATGACGAGTTAGAAATACTCGAAGAGAATATATTAGAAATGTCTAACGAAGATACAACTCTTCCTAATATATGTTTAGAAGATTTAGAAGTAATATTAACCAAATTCTTTGGAAGAAAAATAACATTATGAAATGGGAAGCGTTCAAAGACAAGTTTCACCCTAGTTGGCATGCAAAGATGCGTCCATTCATAGAGAGTGAAGAATGTGATAAGATTTATGCATTTCTGAAAGCAGAAGCAAAGAGAGGAAAAAAGATTGCTCCTATATCTATGCATGTATGGAGATGCTTTAAAGAAACATCATTAGATGATCTCAAAGTGGTCTTGGTAGGTATGTGTCCATATCACACATTTAAGAATGATGCTCCTGTAGCTGATGGATTACTGATGGGTTGTTCTGTAACAGAACAGGTACAACCATCATTAGATCAATTCTATAGAGCTATGGAGAAAGAGTTCTACGATGGGTTAAACTTGAATATTATAGAGAATCCAGATGTGAGCTTTTTAGCTCATCAGGGAGTCTTAATGTTCAATGCGGCATTAACAACAGAGATGAACAAAGCAGGTAGTCATATGGAAATATGGGAACCTCTTGTAAAATATCTGTTTGAGGAAATTATAAACCACTTAGGTGTACCAATTGTCTTTCTTGGTAAGGACGCAGCTAGATACAAAAAATACACAGGTATATTTACACATGTGTTTGAGGTGTCTCATCCAGCTAGTGCTTCTTATAAAGGAATAGAATGGGACACAGAAGGTGTGTTTGTCAAAGTGAATAAATTATTAGAAGAAAACAATGGGTTTAGTGTCATGTGGGTAGATATTGACGCACCCTTTTAAAATTAGAGAAATGGAAAATAAATTAATTGAATTAGAAGATTTACAAGTAGGTGATGAGATAATGATATCTTGTCAGTCATACTTCAAATATTTAAAAGTGCTAACACCACCAACATTAAGTAAAACTAAGACACATTGGAAATCAAAAAAACCAATGCATGCAAACTTCAGATGCACTACAAGACGAGATGAAGTGATAACATATTCATACACTGATAGTTCAGGGAATGTTCATAATAGAATCAAGAAAAAATGGATACCTACAGCTGAAGATCACAACGTAAGAGTGTCACAAGATCTTAATGGAAGACAAATTTGGTTAGTTAAAAGAGAAACAATTTAAAACTAGAAAGATGATTTTAGAAAAACAGAAAGAAGCAAATGTCCTAATTGATGGACAATCACAAGAATCAATTGGAATGTCACTAGACTTAGATAGTGCACAGATTCTTATGCAAATGTTAAGTAAGAACTTATATTCAGATGATATAGGTTCTGCTATTAGAGAATGTGCATCTAATGCATTAGACAGTCATAGAAGAGCTGGTGTTGATGAACCAATTGTGGTGTCATTCAAGCCATCATCAGCTAACAACTATGAATTCTGTGTAGAGGATTTTGGTATTGGTTTAGATGCTGATGATGTAAAGAATATCATCAGTAAGTATGGTAAGTCTACCAAACGTGATTCTGCTACAGAATTAGGTATGATGGGTCAACAAAACTAGGCCCAGCGTAAAAGTAATTTTACGTTAAAAATATTGGATGAATTTTTGGAAATCTAAATTAAATTATTAACTTTGTAACCTAAACATAACACACCATGGGATACAAGTACAAAGTTAATCACAATTATTTCAATATAATTGACACAGAATACAAAGCTTATATTTTAGGTTTTATATATGCTGACGGTTGCATATCACAACCTTCAGGTAATAGAAAACTTAATCTCAGAATAGGAGTTCAAGAAGAGGATGGTTATATTCTTGATGAATTATCTAGAGAAGCTGCAGGAGGACAAAAAAATATTGTTAATACTCCTTCAAGTATTAAAAAAGGTTATAAACCTCAACATTGTGTCAATATAGTATCAAATCTAATAGGTAACAACCTAATTGATTTAGGATGCAACATCAATAAAAGTAAATTAGGAATGACTTTTCCTAAACTAGAAAAACATTTAATACCTCATTTCATTAGAGGATTTTTGGATGGTGATGGAAGTGTAATATTGAAAAAATTACAATATAAGTATATTAGAAAAACTAATCATAGTATTTTTAAACCACATAAACAACAGTATAAACTTAAATTAGCTTTTTGCTCAACCGATAAAGAATTTCTATTAGAAATAGCAAAATGTTTAAATATAAGTAAACCTTACATAACTGAAAAAGTTAGAAAACAGGTTAATTATATATTGTGGATAGAAAATAAACAAGAAGTTTTAGATAGTATAGATTATTTGTATAGTGATGCTACTTATTTTCTTAAAAGAAAATATGACAAAGTAGTAGAATTTAACATGACAATCAAAAGCGAAGCTGAAGATACATCTTCAGAACGTTTAGAGACTACCTGAGCAGTAAAGTCTGCTTAATAACAGGAAGTAGTATGGGTTAGTAACCATATGAAAAAGCGTCCAACCCCTATTTATAGGGTGATGATATAGTCCGACACTCTGGGAAACCAGAGATTAACAGAACCGCTAGGTTTTAAAGCACCTCTTGCATACTCTAGTAGTTTCTACTTTGTATGTAGAAAGAATGGTATGGAACGTAAGTACATGATGTATGAAGGAGAAGATGCTAACACCATCGATCTTTTACACGAAGCACCTACAACAGAGAGAAATGGTGTAAAAATTATAATTCCTGTTAAGTACAGTGACAAATGGCAATTCCACAATAAGATAAAGGAACAACTTTGTTATTTCGAGAGTGTGTATTTTGATGTACCAGAAGATCCATCTGTCAATAATGAATTCATTATTACAAGACATGAGCACTTTCAATTTTCTGAAATGTCTACAGATAACAATTTACACATATGTTTAGACAATGTGTATTATCCATTAGACTTTGAAAAATTAGGTATGGATAGAATTCAATTTCCTATTGCTCTTAGGTTCTCTTTGAGTGATGGAATCTATCCCACGCCTAACAGAGAATCATTACGCTACACCCAAGAGGCAAAACAAATCATTATGCAGAAGTTTATGGATGTGGCAAACTATTTTGTTGCTAAGTATAATGAAACTGTTGAAGAGGGTACTGATATCAAGTCTGTCATAAACTATCTTGAGAAGAATGGATATTATTTAACTATGGAGAATGAAGCTAAATATAGAATCGATCCATTTGTACCATTCTCTACAATTAAACCAGCTATTCCTCAATTAGATGGAGTTAAACTTTTGGATTTTCCAAGTCTTTACAAAAGAACAAAGCAATATTTATTGGCTAATGATTTTAAATGTAAATACTCTTTGAGATATAAGAGAATGCATGATATGGAAAAACATTATGTCTATGGATTTAACATTGAAAATGTTTGTAATGGTATCGCTAATGTGTATATTTACGAAGATAGAATTGCTGGTATCAAAAAAGATTATCTAAGAGCTACATGTAAAGAAAGTGATTACAATTTCTTTGTTAAACCAGCTAAACCTATGACACTTGGACATACTTCTAAATATGACATACGTACATATTATCATATGTTAGAACTTAAGAACTATCCAAAAGAACAATGGAGAGATGTTATTAAAGAATATCAACACGTTATGTCTTTGATTAGTGCAAACTTCATAGATTTAGATGCATTTGAGGTGCCACAATGGTTTATCGATAGCAAGAAAAAGATTAAACCTACAGTTGTTGGAACTGGTGGTGCTCCTGGTGTAAGAAAAGTTAAACTTAAAGGAGAAATTGTTGGTAAAGAAGCTGATGATCTTCAGAAATGGAGCTATGGTAGATGTTGTAAATTTGTTCCTATAACATATAAGTTAGAGAAATTAGAATCTGATAAGAATCTGAAAGTGTATGCACATCATGATGAATATATGAAGCTTGATGCTTTATTTGGTTGCATACAAAAACAAAAGATGAAAGTGGTTACATTCTCTCAAAGAGAATTAGCTATTGTAAAAAATTCTGAAATACACAACTTAATATCATTAGAACAATTTATGGAAGGAAAAAACAAACCATTCAAACGTATGGCTACAGCTTATCTAATCAAAAAGATGATGGAGAAATACAGATCTACGTTTGACAGATCACTTCAAGTGGGATTCACGTCTTCGCCTTTAAAAGATAGACTACATGTATTATCTAAGTATGCATCTGACAACTATTATCTACCTGGTTATTCAGGAGGAAGTGCTGGAGCTAGAGAATTCTTAGAATCTATGTTAGCAGTGGCTGAAGAACACAAGTTGTTTGATATGACAATCTATCCTGAAGTGATGGAAATGCAAGAGATATTTGATAAGCTTCCTTTCTTGAATCCTTTTATGACAGGAGTAGGATATTATGATGACAAAAATCCTCTTGTAAATGTACTATCTGATCTATTCAAATATTACAGATATAGAGTGGATCTTAAACACTACAACATTAAACTTAATGATGAAGTGTTAACTGAAGAAACAATAGAAGAATTAGTAGATTAAATAAAGAGGAGAGAAATCTCCTCTTATTAACAAGTAACAATTAATTAAATAAATAAAAATCATGAGCAACAAATTTTTAAGCCTTGAATGGTTCAAGAGCAAAGTGGAAATGTCAATTGACAGAGTTATTGAAAGTAAGATAGAAAGTCTTATTCAAGAAGAGAATAAATCAGAATCTCAACAAAAGTATGTAAAACCATATTTCTCAATGAAGATGGTTAATAATGTTCTTACAGTGGTGTTGAATGATGGTGCTATTATTAGTAAACCTAATTCATCTGAAGAAGATTTCCATGCTGTAGCAAATGCTAGAAGTATAGAAGAAATCTTAGCAATCACATCTTCTTCAGAAGTGATAGCTGATGTAGAACAAGCAAAAGCAGAAGCTGCTAGAATTAGAGCTTTTCAACAAGGAATACAAGCACTTGCTGACCTACCTGATTTCACTGTAGAAGGAAATACAGTTTATTTAGCTGGTACATCAAGAAGTCTTCCTCAATTACTTGTAGAGAAATTTATTGAAGTGGTTGATAGAGTGTATAATGAAGGAACATCTAAATACATTCATGAAAAATTACAAAGAGACGATGAGTATGTAGCATTAAAAAACTTCTTCATGTGGTGTTGTTTAAACCCAAGAGCTGAAGTGGCACATGAGTTATACAGATTCTTAACAGAGAATTCATTCAGAATCACTAGACAAGGATTTGTTGTAGCTCTTAGAAATGTTGTAACATTACACGGAAGTCCAGAGCTTGTACATTTTGTAAGTAATACATACAACAAGGTTAAAGCTGTATGGAAGAAGAATCCAAATGAGTACACAGTGTTCTTAGAGAATGGTGAATACAAACTTGTGCATGATGACAAGTTGACAGAAACTAAAACATATACATCTACAGAATGTCAACAATGTGATGGAGAAGGTTATAATGATTGGAACGATGATGATGAATGGGAAGATTGTGATTCATGCGATGGATCAGGAGAAACGGAAGAATATGAATATACAATAGAAGTTCCTGTAGACCATGGTCAAAAGATTGGTGGGTTAACTGAGTTATATCTAGATCTTCCTAATAGAGAAGAGAATAGATTTACAGATGACTGGACTAAAACATTTGACATTCGTGTAGGTCAAGTTACCAGTATGCCTATGGAAGAATGTAACTGGAGCACACAAGATTGTGCTGCTGCAGGATTACATTTCACAGCTGATCAGATTCACTATGTAGGATGTGGTGACCAATCTGTTCTTGTTCTTATCAACCCTATGAAAGTGGTTGGTATTGGTACACACAAGGGTAGATGTTATGAATATCTTCCAATTATGACTGTACCAAGAGAAGAAGCTACAAAGATTTTACATGATGGACAGTTTGATACATTACAATTAGATGAGCAGTATGCTATCCGTGAATTAGAATCTCTTACAGAGAAAGTTAAAGAAGGATTTGCTACTGAAGCTAAGAAGTATGAATTCAACATGCCACATATTTCTGCATCAGAAATTAACACTATTGTTTCTAATCTTGGTGAGATGAAAGCCATGATTAAAAATCGTGTTAATACAATTAAGTAATAATTAATATGGTTTTGTCCCAGATTTTCACTAAATTTGGGACGAAACTTAATTATAATTACATGGCAAAGAGAGTGTTAGTCCCAAAGACAAGATGTGATGGTACAATGAGTGAAGCAGCCTTTTGGAGTTTCATAAGAAGTGCTTTGAGACAAAAGAGTAGATGGTGGAAGCCCATATCAATATGTAAATTAAATGCACGAAGAGATTATACTGGACCTGGTAAACGTCAAAAGTATGAATATCAATGTAAGAAGTGTAAGAAGTGGCATCCAGAGAAACAAATCAACGTGGACCACATTATTCCTGCAGGGAGTTTAAACTGTGCACAAGACTTACCTTTATTTGTAGAACGTTTATTCTGTGAACAAGATAATTTACAAGTGCTTTGTGTAACGTGTCATGATAAGAAGACATTGAAAGAGAAACAATCTAAAAAGAAGACATTATGATAAAAAATCTTATAAGTAGATGGACTATGGTTAAAATTACAAAAAAACCATTATATGATCGATTAGAAAATAAAGTGATATACTATTGGCAAGATTGCTATTTTGAAACCTATATGGCTGCATCAAGATGGAGTTATAGAATTAAATTAAACTAATTATGAAGAACGCAATAACAATAAACAAAACTCCCTCATTCAATGAGGTGTGGCATGAAGGCCACATAGAACATGAAGGTAAATATCACTATTTCTGGTTAATACATCCACAAGGATTAGATGACAAAGGTGAAGCATATTCTTGCGAGGTACGCTGGTTTTTTCAAAAAGTTCCTAAACAAGTTAGAGATCTATATCCAATAATAATAGAAAGTTTTATGCAAACTTTACGATAAAAAATTTGGTAGATTAAAATACTTGTATTACATTTGTATAACAAAAACATATACAAATGAAAAATGAAGAAACTATCTTACTTCGTATAAATGGAGAAGTAAAAGAAAAATTAGTTAGAAAAGCTGAATCGCTAGGACTTAGTCTATCAGCATATATTAGATTGATTATTATTCAAGACTTAATGTAATGATAGGAATTTATAAAATAACAAGTCCTACTGGTAGAGTTTATATTGGACAAAGTTGGAACATCGAAAGAAGATTTAAACAATATAAGAAATCTTTAGGTGCTAAACAAATAAAACTATTTAACTCTATTAGTAAACATGGTATTGAATCTCATGTATTTGAAATTATACATGAGTTTTTAGAACAAATTGATCAAAAGACTTTAGATGATCATGAAATTTTATATTGGAATCAATATAAAAATTTAGGAATTGATGTTTTAAATACTAGAGAACCAGGAAAAGGAGGAAAACATTCTGATGAAACTAAAAAGTTGATGTCTGAATGGCAGATTGGAAAAGTTTTATCTTCTGAAACAAAAGATAAAATTTCAAAAGCTCATATAGGAAGAATTGCTTGGAACAAAGGATTAAAACATTCTCAAGAAACTAAAGATAAAATATCTCTAGCAAATAAAGGTAAAAAGCATTCACAAGAAGAAATTGATAAAATGTCAAAAGCTTTAAAAGGAAGAGTTTTTTCTGAAGAAACTAGAAGAAAAATATCTGAAGCTAAAAAAGGAACAAAATATAAAACAAAATTATGAAAGAACAATTAGAAGTGAGATGGTTTTTCTCAAGAGTACCAAGAGAGGTGAGAGCATTATATCCACAAATTATAGAAGCATTTAAACAAACATTATGAAAACACACATATGGGAAGATACAAGACTCTTTAATATAAACAAAGAGTTACAACAATTGATTGATGACAAAACAGTAAAAACAGTTGTATCAATGTCTTTAGTAGCTGTTGAAAGTCCAACAAGCTCAATATCATTATATAGTGCAATATTAATATATAAGTAGTATGATAAAAGGAACAGTAAAAACAGAAGCTCAATATAGAGCAGTGGTTATGGATTCATCCAGTAGCCTAAAAGATTTCTCTACAGATAGAAAGAAGTATTACAAAAAATATTTCCTTGGAGAGAAGGTAGAAGACAAAGATAGCTCAGCAGCTAATATGGGTAGAATAGTTGAAACCCTACTTATGGAACCTCATTTATTTGATGATAAGTTCTATATGTCATCTTGTGCTTCTACACCTACAGGACTTATGTTAGATTTTGTAGAAGCATTGTATAGACATACAAGAGATGCTACAGATGAATTTGGTGTAATTACTAGAGTGTTTACAGATATATTACAAGATGCATACAAAGATTCAGGATTTAAAATTAAATATGAAGCTGTAGTAACTAAGTTTATAGGAAGTG